AATTGCCCGTTCACATCCTTTCTATTAGATAATTTGTTGCAGGCTCTAATAGCCGCAATTTTTTAAATGTTACACCTTTGGAAATACGCGTGCCGTCTAGCTTTTTGAGGGTAAAACTTCCCGATGCACGACGACCGGAAACGAAGCACTCTTGTCCCTTGTAGAGAACCTTATCCCAAAGACGATACCCTTCGACAACATAAGGCATTTGGCTTCTTTTCCGAATGCCACCTTTTGAGAAGTTCGCTTTATGGGTTTGACGATTGTGGTGTCTTATCGCTTTTGTGCGATAGCAAACACTGCAAGGTTCAGCAAGTGGATGCTTGCTAATACAACGGGCATCGTTTACATGGCTTTTCTTGATGTCATTTTGCTCTCGCCGCATTTTGGTGATATAACCATAGGTCCCTTGGACAGGAATAGGCAGTTCCTCGCGCAATCGAGCCATTAAGGCTTTGCGCATAATGCCCATAAAGGCGGCATCTCGCAGCGGCTTGCCGCGTTCCTTACCATCAAGGGATACTTTCCCCTTGTGAAGCGCATCATGGCAAGTAGTACACAAAGTAATAAGATTACTTGGCGCATTACCGCCTACTTTACGGCTTTCGAGATGATGTACATGCAGCTTGACTGTTTTCTTCGTAGTGGTATGTGCTCCACAACACTGGCAAGTGTAGTGGTCACGCTTTAAGACATACTGACGGACATTGTATTCGTCGTACATCTCGCCCAGCTGATAGTCCGTCCCTACAGGCAGAGGCTTTCCTTCAAGCATTGCTTTCAGGCGCTGTGTGTCAAATTCTGCGGTTTCCACTCTTATAAGAGCGACAGGCAAAATCCGGCAGATACGCTTGATAACGGTAATATGCTCCTGAATCTTTACTTCTACTGAAGGAGCGAGCCATCCTTTATGCTTGCTGTGAACGCGGTTATCAAATCTCGGCGCACGGTAACGGGTCTTGCGGTTGCGTCTTGAACGACGGCTCTGTTTGCGCGTGGAAAGCAAATCTACCACATCATTGCGAGGAGTGAACTCTTCACAGTAGAATTCGCGCTTTTCTGTAGATGCAGACAAGCCGACATGCTTGTTGCCAGCATCAACACCAAGAGTGATGGGCTGTTTGTATCCTGTACTTCCGTACAGAAGTTTGATAGTGAACGGCGTACGTTTTACAACGTGTGCTTTTTGCTGTTTTAACAACAGACGAGCCTTTCCGGGTGAGCACGGCATCAAGGGCTCGCCATGCTTGTTAAGTACATACACATATTGCATGATGTCATGCTCCTTTCGAAAAATTGGCGGCTAATAAAAAGCTGCCCTCTCCTCCGAAGAGGGTAAAAATCCTTCCCCAAGGTTATAAACGGCTTGATACAGCCACACCTGTCGGCTTTGCCTCAGCTTTACGTGATGTGTTGCCTTAGAGCGCACGGCTAGGATTTACACCGTACGGTAACTGTCTATTCGCTTATAACGGGGCGCAACTTAATGCGCAAAGGGTAGTCAACATATCCTTGCGGACACTTCTAAAGCGTAGACTTACCGGAGCAAGCCCGCGACTTTAGTCGTGGGTTATTGACATTCGTGTTTGTCTGCCTTCTGGATAAGGTACTGAGACCAATCGAGGGGCGAATCAAATCCGTGGTATTTCATGTTGCTTGCCTCCTTATGCGGCCGCGTCGTAGGACACGACACCAGCGACGAGATACCGGTTTTTGTTTCCAGTAAGTTTCTGAGCTGCAGTTTCTGCAAAGTGCAGATATGCGGTCATCAAGGTGCTGTCAGACAGTCGATAAGCGTCAATGGAAACAACAGACAAAACGACCAGGTTGCCGCGTTCATCCAGAACGGATTTCCAGCCGTTTGCCTCACAGATGCTTTGCATTTCAGCAAGACACTTTGGCGCAGCCGGGATAATTGCCTTGACAAGGATTCGAGCCTTGCCGTTGTAGAGTGGAACGGAACGGCCAATGCCGCCTAACACCTTAAACATAAGAGCACCTCCAGCGTCCTGTTTTCTACAGCGCTGCATCCTGTTCAAATACAGCGTAAAAGTTGTGATAGTGTTCAAATTTGTCCTTGACCCACTCGCCTGCAATGTACAGAGGAAGGTCGTCAAACTCTTTGCAATCGTCGAGAGTGTACGGAACGGCGTCATCGTGGCACCCATTTTCCTTATCGACCGCAAGCATTTCATCAGCCGCTTTCTTGGCCGACTCAAAGCTCATATGTACCCCGCCGCAAATTGCAACGGAGTCAAACGTGCCGATATCTTCATTGGAATAATGGGACAGGATAGCATAGCACTTATGGCGTTCGGGTACGCCGCTCAAAGTGTTCAGTGCCATAGTTGCGCCGTCCACATAGCCGTAGCAGTAGGCAGCATTGTAGCAAGTTTGGTCTGTGTAGCTGTTGGCCTCCTGGTTCTTGGCTTTGATGAGTTTGCAGATAATTTCTTTGTTATTAGACATAATAAATACCTCCATAGTTGTAGTGTTAAAACGGGTTGGGACAATGTTGCCCTAGAGCAATCGTCCGTTCTGCATGGCTTCACCGAAATAGGAATCGACCACCTCTTTTGCGAAAGCAAAATAGGTTTCTCGGTTCTCTTCCGTGACCCGTTCAGCAAGAACAGGTGTGTTCAGCTTCACGCACAGACGATTGGCAAAGTTCACCCGTGCCATCAGCCCTTCGTGCAACGCACGGCGATGACGGTCGAGTTCCATGACGTACTGTCGAAACTCCTCACCGTCCATCGTGAAACGCGCGTGCTGTATCTGGACTTCCTGACTCGACACTATGTTGACGTAATCAACACAGGTTTTGAGCATCACGACAACGTCATCAACGCAGTCGTTCAGCAGTTCAGAGGCCATGAGGGCGGTGTACAGGTCGTTGACCTTGCAGCAGAGGGTGTTGTTGCGGCTATTCAGATTGATACTCATACGTCTCCCCTTAACGCGGGGTCATCGTGCGGCTCTTGGCTTTTGCCTCCACCGCAATGTGGACCCCGTAAAGGGCTTGGATTGATTTACTTGTTACAGATGCTTCCGGCTGAACCGGTCGTATAATAGGTGTTGAGAACCTCTTTGGCGAATGCAGTGTAGGCCGGGGAATTAGCAAGAGAATACATGTTACCGGAGTTCATTTCGGCTTCAATTGCGTCTGCCACATTTCCAGCAATCTGGTCTGTGTTGTATTTCTTGCACAGCCGGTTGAGTAAAGCGACATTGGCAGCCGCGTTTTCGAGCAAACTGGTACGGGCAGAATCGACGCTGTGATAAAAAATGCGGTAGCTTGCAGCATCCATCGTGATACGAGCTTGCTGAATTAAGATTTCTTGTTCAGCCAAAAAACTGGCATAATTTGCAAGACTATTGAGACTGTCAACGACCATAAAGGCGAGACCACTATCACCAGCCTTCTGCATTGCTTCGTATAGTGCTGCGACTTTCTTTGTGAGAAGAGTGTTCTGGTTATTAGGGTTAAAATTCATGAAATCGTTCCTTTCTTTTTCATGTAAACAAAAAAAGCAGGCCCATCCGAAGATGAGTCTGCTTTCTGCTACAGGTTGTGAATAACTATGGATTTGCTGGTATCCATCGTACAAGACTGATTTTATTCATTCCGCAAGCGCGGTCAAGCAAAATCAGCCTTTGTATTCTTTAGAAACCTTCTTTGCCAAATATACCTGTCCCTTAGGAGTAATCAGCGTCTTACGCGATGTATGGTAAGTGGTGCCGACATAGTACACCGTTTCCTTAACCTCGAAGATTTCCTGGTCGATGTAGCGCTGGTAAGCAACATTTGCAGAGTCAATATACTTTTCTTTGCGCAGCCACGCCATCAGACGGTTGCGGCCGATGCTGATACGGTCGTTGGCAAGACATTTTGCAAACTCGCCGAAATCGACGCTGTTCACGGATGCACTCACCGCGCGATGGAACTCAACACTCTCCTGCTGCACGCCGATAATGTTGTCCTGATTCTTGACAGCTTCCAGCGAAGTGACAAGCAAAGCCTTGGTTTTGGCGTCCGTGTTCGGGAGCCAATTATCGACAAAGACCACAGGGTCGTTTACATAGCCACCGGTCTGGCGAATCCGGGGCAAGAGTTCGTCAAAAACCCAGGTCTCAAACTTTTCCGCTTCGGGTTTGTTGGAGCGGCAAATGAGGCGATACACGTTGCCTTCTGAGATGAACTTGATGATGCGGGGAACGCCGTTCACATCCGTCCTGCCAGCCTTGATGCCATCATGGCGGCAATGTATGTTCAGCTCATGGCTTGGGTTTGAATAGCCCAAGGCCGAGCAAACATCTGCGGCGCAAAAATAGAATTTGTTGTCATCCTCCATGATGCGCAATTCGCCGAACATTTCGGACAAAAAGACTTCAGGTACACGATTTTTCATAGTATTTCCCTCCAAAAAAAGTACCCTAACAAATCGTTAGGTCATGCCTGTTTTTTAACGATGGTATGTACGAATGGTTTTGCAAAAGTAGTCGCGGAATCATTCGCTGTACACATACTTTGCTGGAACCTCAGCCCCGCATTTAGAGCACTCAAACAAGTCCTCAGTGTCGGGAGAATGAGTTACCTCATCGCAGTTGGTCTCGGCCTTGATGAACTCGCCGTCCTCATCAACAAGCCAGGTCTGAGTGGCGTGTGCTGTCGCATGGAACGTAGTGCTTCCACACTTAGGGCACGGACCGATTTTTAGGTTTGCAATCATTGTTGTTAATTCCTTTCTTGTGTTCGCGCAAATAAAAAAGGCAGACTCACCCGAAAGTGAATCTGCCTTCATTGTGCGAGATTATGAATTTTTCGTACGGCCCAAATGGCGCTATAGATGGTATCTATCGTACAGCTTTTATTATCAGCCTTTCGCAAGCAGTGTCAACAAAAAAGCCCCCTCATCCCAAAAGGGATGAAGGGGCAAATATTATTGTTTCGTTTCTTTCTCAGCCGCGCAGCGGGCCCAGAAATCGTCGTCCATCGGGATAAACATCAGGTGGTAGCTGGTGTCAGGTTCAGAATTATCAGTGATGATAAATCCGTCCGGTACGCTTTTGATGGAAACGGCCACATCCGTTTTGTTCAAAAAGTTGCGGTAGCAGTCCATTGGAGCCTCGGGACCAGGCTTCAGCAAATAAGTGCCGATATCGCTGGTTTCACCGTTGCGGGTACATGTGATTTTATAGAGTTCTTTTGTAAACATAACAGTTCTCCTTTCAAAAATTTCCGATAACATCGAAATCGATGTCGTAATCATCGAAAATATCAATGGTTTCAAAGTAATGGCTTTCATCAACCAGAATCAGTCGATGGCAGTCAAGTGAATACGGAATCGCTTCCTGAGCAAGTGCGGCGCATGCGGCAGCAAGGCCAAACGCCAAGAATCTTGTAATGAGAAATACCTCCTTTATTCCAGTTGAAAACTTACATCGTTGCGAAAGAAAGCCTCAACAGCGGTGCTGTAATCATCATTGTTCACCGATATACAGCATTCGCCGTGTACCCGGTAAGGGATATGCGCTTCTTTCAAAGCCGCAGCAGCTTCCTTCGTGCTATAAACGAAAAATCTGGCCATTATCGTTCCTCACAATTTACATTGCTTTTGCCAGCCGTCTCACCGTATCGCGTATCCCACTGAGCAATTTGGTCGTCTCCGGCGATAGCACGGAGACTCAGCAAACAACCGTTTTGCGGGTGGCACCAGAGGACGCTGGGTGCTTGATTTTCGAGAAAGGCACCGCAGAATGGGCATGGTTTTTGGGGACTGATTTTGTTGGGACGCAGCATAGTTCAGACCTCCTCAGCATCAATGTCATATTCGTCGAAGACACTGAGCGCATCCTGACGAAGTTCATCTTCAACCATAATGCGGTCGCCACCGTCCAATTCGAATTTAACACCGCAGGAGTCAAGAGCCTCACAAGCCTCATCAAAATCCTCTAAATTCTGAATATAAAATCTAATCATTTCTTTTGCTCCTTAAATCATTTGTACGGTTCATCGAATGAATCGTCTACTGTTTCTTTGTATCCGCACATATCACAGAGCAAGCAGCTGCAAGCCTTGCGAGTGCGTCCGGTCGGGATGCCGTGATTATCCAGCTCCTTTTCCAGAAACCAGACAGGCTTGAGCGTAAAGTCACAGGAAGGACAAGGAATTAAAGGGATTGTCATATCGCATCTCCCCTTACTCGTCCACTTCAACGGCATTAGTCACCTGATAGCCGCCATCGCGCAAAGCACACGACAGGTTTTCGCCAAGCTGCATGGCAGTCCCAGCATCGTTGGCGTCAAGTGCCTTCTGTACTTTCTTGATGGCATCCTCAGGGGTGTTGGCATCAACGCAGATGGTAGTGGAAACGGTCACAACAACATTAAAGCTTTTCATAGTAATTTCTCCTCTTTGTTATTCGATAGGTTTGTTGTACTCAGTCCAGAAGAAAAGGCGCTGAGCGGGTGTCAAGCGTTCCTTTTCATTGAACTTTTTGTTCAGTTCATCGGCGAAACGGTTGCAGTCAAAAGGATAAGGAACTTTGTATTCCTTCCCTTCCTTGACGGCCTTGACATAATGGCTGTCGCAAACCGGGAAACTGCTTCCGTCAGAGAAGGTTTCCTCGTGACCGGAGCAAAAGACGTACAGACGAGAATAGCATTTGCCAATGGTGTCTTTTTCAGAGACTTTGATATAAGCAGCTCGAAACAACTCGTGAGGATGTTCGCAATAAAAGTCAGCGACTTCATCGTCGGAAGCAAGCTCCATCACTTTGACATCGAAGTTCTCGAGGTCCTGAATCAGCAGCTGCTCCCCTGCATCACGAATGAAATTCATGATGGGGTAGTAGTCGCCAGCTTCACAGCTATAGTCTTCTCCGCACGCCGCATAGCAGCGATGTTTGCGGAATAGATGATTGTCAATCGACTTCTCATACTGTTTGAGAGCCTGATGTGTGAACGCCATGCCTATGGTTTCATACGAGGAAGAAGGAAGCAGAACCGTGATATCATCTGCTGTATCATACCCGCTTGCCGTGGAGTACATATCGACATAGTCGGCCATCGTGTCGAGACGGTGCAAATCACGAATATCGCGGATGTCTTCCCTGTCGGCATTCTTTTTGTCAACCAGTTCATCGTACGGAATAAACGGGTCAAACCGAGGATGCTCATTGTATTTCTGAATCGATTCTTCGTCGTCAAGGCACAGATTGTCCTTGACCAAATCTGTCACCGAGTCATAAGTCGCGCCCTCGAACAAGAACTGCGCACCATCGAGGTCATAGTCCGAATCGCAAGCTTCACGTAAGGATACGCTGTGCTCAGATTCTTCTTGTTGCTGCAAAAGATGAATGGGTGTCTTGGTCCCGAAATTGTCAACGGAGCCCGGGAACTGCAGAGCTGCATACTGCTTGAGGTAGTAGCTGCTGGTGTCATTGACCAGAACGGATTGGTTTGTTTTGTTAGACATAGATAATACACTCCTTAAAATTTAATATAAAGAGCGGGCTTCCTGAATAACAAGAAGTCCGCTCTTCAACGAAATTGTGAATAGTACATGCACAAGAGACCTTGTCAAAGACAAATGATATCTATCGTACAAATATTATTATCTCTGATTCGCACGTATCAGCAAGGCGTATTTGTGCCAAAGTTTTGACGTTCTGGACAGTACCAATGGCGTCAGTCCTCGATAGCGATGGGAGGCGTTTTGTCGAGCAGCGTGTCGATGTTCCAGCCGCAGAGGGTTAGGAGTACTTCGGACGCGGGACTCTGATTCCGGATATCGTTTGCCAGATGAAACCCGATGTGTGCATAGGCATCATCATCGCTTGCAATTTCGTTCTTGATAGTTTCGGCAAAATTTTCAGCCAGTTCCGCGTTATCGGCGATGACATTCATAGCTTCGTTCATGACGCGGTCCTTGACCACGAATGCGTCATCAGCAGAATAGTCACATTCCGGACAATGCGGTTTAGCCTTTACACCGCTGGATACGGAAATAAGCTTGCAGCCACAAGACGGGCAAGTGAAGAAATAGGGATGGTCAGTAGGTAAAGTAATCATGTGTTTACATACTCCTTTTGAAAATATTGGTAGTCTTATAAAATGAAAAAATCATGCACAGGCATCATTGGGGCCTGTGCAGGGTAATGATTTCCAGGGAACGATTGCTCCCTGCCGGTTAGATGTATTTGAGTTTTTGTCCGCAAACAGGGCATCGCTCATAATGTGGATTCTGGTAGTACCCATCGTTGCAGTCCCCGCCTAAGTCCGTATCGCAATGTGGGCAGAGGTTCGGAGACCAGCTTTTCGAGATGGGCTGCTTTGAAATTTGCAGCTCACAAGCCTCGATGGCTATACGCAAAGGTTTACTGCCTCGCTCCCCCATCAAGCCGCCATTCAGGAGCTTGGTGAGGTAGTTCACGGCATTTTGGTATTCAGTTTCGGTCGTCATTTGCTATCGCCATCCTTTTCGAACAGCTCAGAAATTTTGTCAAGAATCACTTGAGATTCTGCTGCTGCCTGTTCGTTGTAATGCTTCCACTTGTCACGAAAATCCTCTAAGTCCTTGACAACGTCACGGCGAGAAACTCCATCGAGCAAGCGCACAGCCATATCAGAAAGATTTTCAGCCTTGAGAGTGTCGATGTCCGGGTTGTAGCAGAGCATGATAGCGTCAATGGATTTTGCAAGGTTCAAGCATTCCGTATAAAGTTGCTTCATTTCGCTTTCACTCTTGTCGAATTCACCGTCAAAGACATTCCCAATCACATGAATGCAGCAGCAATCCTTGAGCATGACAACGTCCGTGGATTCGCAAACGCGAACCATAAAACGGGCCGACGATTCAGAATACTCGACTACACCCTTGCGGCGTATTCGGGTCGCATCATTCTTCAGCCAGAAAGTGATGATGTCATCTTCAAAGATGAAATTGCCGAGAGAATCGTTGATGCCAGTATACTGGCCAATAGTGTCCGCATGTACAACGTACTTCTCAACCTTCGGGTTCTGCTGGTAGATTATCGCGTAATCATATCCCTTGTTCTGAGGAAAGACGCCGCCCGCGACCCAGATGCCTGGCAGTGGGATACCGGATATGGAGGTCCGTTCACCCTTGCGCCGCGTTTGGCCACGGAATAAAATTGTTCTAGTTGCCATAATAATACTTCCCTTCTACGCAAAAAGGCAGACCTCCCGATTTTTCGGAAAGTCCGCCTCAGCGAAATTATGAATTTTTGTACGAACGCGAATAGTGCCTTAGTAGATGGTATCTATCGTACAAATACCATTCTATACGGTTCGCATATTTTGGCAAGCAAAAAATGCCGCCCATCCGAAGATGAGCGGCGACTTTTTATTTCTTCGCTCCCATGAGGACTTCGCCTTCTCCGGATACAACGAACCAGCCTGTATCTTTACGGTATTCAGCACTGAACAGGTTTGCGAAGTTGTACCCTCCGGAAAATTCGATGTGTTTCAGCGAAAATGTCAGCTGCAAATAAGCATCCGAAGAAGTGCCGTTGCAGTCGTTTTCCAAAGAAATATTCAAACGATAAAAGTCCGGACGAGCGAGGTACTTATCGACAATGTCCTTGTCGTAGGTGATGTCGTGGAAGCAGCAGGACGAGAATGTCTGCAGATATACTTCGCGGTACGTATGGCCGAAAAGACCACACTTATCGCGCAGATTCTCCGGCCAATTCACCTCGATGCGACCATTGGGTTTGAGGCATGTTGTAGGAGGCTGTTCCACGCCGATACCGAAATAGCGTCGGACGAACTCAAACAGCGGCTCCCAGTCGATGCCGTTGTAAAATTTGGTCAACTTCTCACCATCGCGAAGCTGGCGGGTTTCGGTTACCATATGCATTTGTCATTACTCCTTTTTTTGTTGGTATGTATTTTCGAGAGCTTTCTCGTCCAAAGCAAAATACTTATGCGTAAACCAAAAATCTGTTGGTGAGAGCTCTGTATCCGGGAACAGAGAGTTGCCAACTACGACAACTCCAGGAACGCCAATGCAGCACATTTGGATGTAGCACATCTTGCAGACCAGAGGGTCAATGTCTTGTGCCACAAACAGAACATACTTGTCCCAGTCCGGGTCAGTGGATTCCAACTGCTCGCGCATCACATTGTACCCCGCCAGAAGCAGGCATCCGGCACCACAGCACGGGTCGTTCACCCGCAGGATACGGGACTTGTCCAGAACAAGAGAATCCGGCATGTTTATGCGTGCCATCATCTGTCCGACATTGTACGGCGTGAAAAACTGCCCTGCTTGGCTTTTGCTTAATCCGAGATTATGGTAAACGGTGCCAAGAAAATCCTGCTCAGGGTTTTCCAAGAGCGCGGTCATTGTGATGGCGGTAAGCACCGCAAACTGCTGTACGGTCTTCTCGTCGTATTTCTGGACGATGGCATTGTACTGTTCCTCTCTTGCATCCCTGCACCGTAAATCACAGGTGTTCGCAAGTGCAATGGCATGCATGTCGATGTAGTCATACCAGAGTTCGCTGTGACCGTATCGGGCGCTCATCTCATGGAAAACCTTGATAAACTCTTCGACCGTAGAAACTGGTCTTTTTGGGTTGCTCATAAAAACTCCTTTCATAGTAAAACAAATAGCGGACCTCCCAAATTCGGGAAGTCTGCCTGTTTGCAGATTGTGAATTGTACGAACACGAATTGTGCTTTAGATAGTATCTATCGTACAGTTACTGTTTTATGCGGTTCGCACACTGGGGCAAGTACCAGCTATTGGATTTCGGCTTTCAGCCATTGCAGATACCGGTATCGCTCGGCTTCGTTCTGAATTCCCTGCAAAGCAAAAGTTACGAACGGCACATCCGTGCAATGATTGTCCAGCCACGATTCGAGGGCGAGTGCCTCAAAAATATCATTGTAGCAAGTATTGCGCCGATAATATTCGAGGTCTTCATCTTCGATTTCGTAGTCGAACTTTGCGCGGATTTCTTCCGCCGTATAGTTTTCGGCTTTTGCGGCGGCGTTCGCAAAGAACGGGATATTGCCTTCCTTCCATTCAAAAAACGAATAATCCTGGTCGCAGGAGTTCTGAAAATATACACTCAGCGGCCATTTCTCGCTTGCGCTTTCTGGCGGCATCATGATGATACCGAGCAGCTTGTGCTCTTCCCAATACAGAAAACGGAAGGTAAACAATGCCTCAAACCAATACCGGTCAGCGGTATCCGCAAGTACATCGGCTCTGCAGTTTTTGCTCTCCTTATCCGCAATGTATCCGGTACGAACCGAGGGAATATAATACCGATTATTCCTGATGGCTTGCCTGATATTTTTTTCGGTCATTTGCGATTGCGTGTATTCCAGCGCAATCGCCATGGCTTCCTGCAAACTGTTCGCCTGCGCAAAGCCCATGTCAAAACCATAGCTCATGATGTTTGGTTCCTTTCTTTTACAAACAAAAAGCAGGCTCATCCGAAGATGAGTCTGCCTGAATGTTTGCAGATTATGAATTGTACGAACGCAGGATTGCGCCTTAGTAGATGATATCTATCGTACAATAACTATTCTATGCCGTTCGCATAGTTTGGCAAGAAAAAATGCCGCCCATCCGAAGATGAACGGCAAAAATGTTATTGGGCTTGATTCAGAAGTTGACTGAGCCAAGTTGGTCGATATGTTCCAATAGGAAGAAGCTGCCCGTTGCGATATTCTGCAACAAGTACAAATCCATTGTCATTATCGAAAAACTTAGCTTCATCGCAGTATGGCAAAATTTTGAGGACATCCTCAAAACGATGAGAAAAGCGGGCGTTAACATCCTTAGTGGGAATATCATGCCCCCCACGCTCTACACGGTTTCGAATTCGTCGAATACTTTCTTCGGCGGTATCAAGACCGACATAGTACAGACGAATATAATATCCAGCTTCTTTTGCACGTTTGCAAAGCCGCTTGGGATATCCACCGGAAAGCGTCGTCTCTTGTGTGAAATTCACACCGTCCATTAAGGCACGCTCGATACGCTCAACAGCGAGTTTGCCGCCTTCGTATTCGTCACCGCCACACTGAATGGTTAGTTTGTCGGGGTCAACCACAATGCCGAAATCGTTACGCTCAGAACGCAAAGAGCCGGTTAAGCTGGATTTTCCTGCGCCATTCACGCCGCCAATCAGAGTGTAAATTTTCATGGTATCACCTCTTCATTATTATACCACATTTTGCGACATGCGGCAATTGTTTTGCTTTTCAGGCAATAAGCCGTTAAAAGCATATTCTACAATTCCTTGCTTATAGTAATTTTCGTATTTTTTATAAAGGGTAAAACCGTTTTTCTTTAGCAGAAACTCGAATTCGTTGATATGAATTGACGAAACGGTAATGAGTGGATTTGTACATTGTAATGCCTGATGTGCGATTTTTAGCAATTTTGTAGCAATCCCTTGGCATCGGTAATGTTCAGCTACTCTTAATGTACAAATTTTCTTTTCATCAGAATCTTTTAGTATTAGAACGGCAACTATTTTTCCATCGTCCAGAACAGTATAAATCATCCGATTTTCACTTGCCAATTCGGGAACGACTGTACTATAGTACCATTTACTAAAATTGCTATACTCATTATCCAAGTCGTGCAGAAATTCATATATAGCAGTGATGGTTTGGCTATCATCAGCTTTAACGCGTACTTGTTTCATCGAGCAGTCTTCACATCCAGCAAATGACCATCATCAGGCTTATTGAGCCAGTCACACCAGCTCATGTTGTTGGAAGGAAAGTCTTTTGCACCGCTGTGAACATCGTTCAGAAAGACGGCAAGATGAAACTTATCGAGTTTCCGAATCGCATCAAGGCGGGTTTCGGTCGCAGAATTCTCATCTGAAACGTCAGCCCCAACCTTTTTCCAAATTGCCCTTTCGGCTCCTTCAAAAGTTGAAAAGCGTTCGCGCTCCATCGAGAGTTCTTCGGTCTCAAACTGCGCTTCAGCAATCAATGCCCAGCGTTCGCTTTCACAGTTGGCAGAGTCCAGCAAACCGGAATATGCCTCCAGCAGCTGGTCGTAGTCATCCGGGTCAAGCTCGGTCGGGTCTACTTCACCGTGTACGACAAAATAGGTGCCATTTGGAGCTTCGAAAATGTCGTATAGCTCGTATCGGGTTCCGCCAACCTGACGTCGCCACTGGCATGTATCAGGGTCGGTGCAAACCCAAGTCTTGGCTTCCAGCTCTGCCTGTTTCAGGTCGTTCGCCAAATCAGAGAGAGCTGCGGAGACCTTTTTGTTTTTCTCCAGGGTCTCAGTAAGACTGATGGTGTTCCCTGCTGCCGCTGCAGCATTGTACTTGAATATGGCAAAACGGTCGCTGCTGTACTTTTCAGCCATAGCCGATACTTCCTCAGGAAGATGATTTTGAAAAAGACGAAGGGTATCTTTCGGGACAGAATCGGCTGGGTACTCGAGGGTTACGCCGTCACCACGGGCATCGTGTTTCAGCTCAAAATTGTGCTTTTTGCAGATTTCGTCATACTGAATGCAATACATAATTATTTCTCCTTTTTATTTTGTGATTTGAGATTTGTTAAGCTCGGTAGATAGCGAAGATAAAAAATCGATGAAACTTTTGCCCGCAGCCATGCACTCCTCAAACGAATACTCTTCGTGAAAGATTTCATGTACGCTTTTGGCATAAGTGCTCAGATTGCGGGACAAGAAGGCTTTTGCTTTGGTTACGTCCTCAACAAAGTTTTTGTGGCTTGCCGGAAAACTGTAAGTAAAACCCTGCCTGTTTTGCTTGCAAAGGATAATAGGGTCTGAACCATTGTCGGATACAGTCCAGCCTTGTTCGTCACAAATTTCTTTGAATCGTTTACAAAGCATCTGGATTCACCTCGCTTCAATCAACTTGGCTGCAGTTGCTTCATCACAGAATTCCAGAAGCTCACGACCCGGTAAGTATCCATCTGTGCCATCGCTGTAGCTATAATCGATAAAACCGTGAGCATTGCGCTTCACGAGTTTGTCAAATGCTTCTTTGATGGTCAGTTTGCCATCGTTCACAGCGCCTGTCACAATGTCGTTGAGCTTGCCGCTCATGACGATGCCGACCGGGTCAGGATACATCATGCAATGCGCATAGCTGCGAAAATCCGCAGCGCTGACAAAATAATTTTCGTCCACTTCACAGAGGACTGGTTTTTTGAGCTTTACCATTTTCATTACTCCTTTTATTGTTTGAAAACAAAAAGCAGGCCCACCGAGATGGTGAGTCTGCTGATTGTCTTGCAGAATTGTAAATTGTACGCATTTCGGCCATAGGGCTGTTATCTATCGTACAATTTCAATTTTAGTGGAATCGCACGTTTGAGCAAGTCTGTTTGTCAGACTTTCTCAACCTCATCCGAACCATAAACAATGTTCAAATGTGAACCATTGTCCCAGTGCATCAGGAGGCTGCCGGTATCATCGACACCAACAACCGTACCTTCTGTACCAAGAGGTGGTGCCTGGATGTCATCCATTTTGACAAGCCGAATCCGCGTTCCAGCGGGGTATTCTTTGCGGATGGCTTCGACAATTTTGATATTTGGAAACATAGTATTTCTCCTTCAGTTTATTGCATTTGTTTTTTGATGATACTCCAAATACGGTCTGCGATGTTTTCGGCGGCATCGAATCGAGTGACAGATTCACCTTTCCAGGTCCCACCGTTGCCGTTGATGCCGTTGCGGAGCTTAATGCAGCTGCCACGATTGGCTTTCCACTCATGCAGGTTCACCGAGTAATCGTCCAGCAACACAAAAGAGCTGTCGATGCACGGCGTTTTCAGGCGGTTTGCTGCGGCTCTGGCTTTGCTGCTGCCGCACGCAACGAAGATGCGGTGTTCGGAATCAATTTCCGGAAGATAAGCGTCGAGCCAGGCGTTCTTTTCATGAACTGCATATGGGTTTTCCGGCATATAGGCGGAAAGTGCATACACATCAAGTTCTGGTTTTGTGTTGCAAAGAATCTTCACGGCGTCCAAAACCGTCTGATAGGGCGGCAAATCTCTGAAATACCCCGGCTGAAGCAGGTCCTCAAAGCAGGCCGCCTGCTTCCAGACGGCGAGAGTGCCATCCATATCGACGAATAAACGTGCCTTCATATCATTTGTAGGACTCATAATTTTCCTCCTTTTTAGATGTGCAAACAAAAAAAGACAGGCCCACCAAGACGGTGAGTCTGCCATTTATTTGCAGAATTGTGAATTGTACGACCAAGTAGGCATAGGCTGTTATCTATCGTACAAATACTATTTTATGCAGCTCGCACGTTCCTACAAGCGAGATATACAAGAAAAAGCCGCCTACCCGAAGGCAGGCGGCTTAATGTGATTAAGATTAGTTGTAGTCAGACTCTGTCATGACATGGGCACGATAAGTAGTGCCAGTGGTTTCATCTTCCAGTTCCCAGCAACCAGTGAAAGCGTCACAGGGTTCGGTAAGAGCCACCTCTTTGCCCTCGCAGTCGTAGAGAATGGCTTCGGCGAAAGAATCGTCCTCCGTACCACAGCAGCGAATATCCAGGCTGAAACCGTCCGGAAACGTAGCCGTCTCACTCAACGATGCGCCCATCCCCTGCAGCTCTTTGCCGCGAAGATACTTTTCAATGGTTCTGGCATGTTTCTCGCTGATGTAAACGGTTTTTTCCAGAACGTGGGGTTCAGGAAGGACATTAACAATCACATGATATTCTGCACCCTTGTACGGCAGAACATAGTGATTGCAGAATTTGTACATGCGGCCGGAATAAGCCAGGACTTCTTCAGAGGAATTCTTGTGAAGGACAGCCTCATTGTATACTTTGCCGTCATCATCACACTTCCAAGTGATAGTCATGTCGATGTCATCCGGGAAAAAGCCACTGACAGAAATGAAGCTGTTTTTGTCGAAGTTTGCACCATAGCGAAACCCGGCAATGATTCCGTCATATTCCTCCTTGTCAAGAGTCGAGCGCTGAACATACACTCGCTCAAAGCCCTTGCTCAGCTCATATGCGCGAGCCACATACAGGATAGTGTCCGCCAAGCTTTCGATGCTTCCAGCGGTCATAGCATCTTGCGTCCGGCGAGCCCAGAGGTCTACGCCGTTTTCAATGATGCTGCACTCATAGACGTAATGGAGTTTTGGGAAGGTTGTGCCGATAAGCTGCATACGCAACACTGGCTTATCACCTTTAGGATAGATGTCGTCAATCGGAAAGTTCAGGGGTTCGAAACCTACATCGTCAGGAGCATCACCAGAACCGGTCCAACGGCAAGGATTCCGTTCTGCGATGAACTCGTGAGCCATCCGGTTGGCAACGGGTTCCGGCAAGCCTTCCCATTCCTTGACATTGAGCCTCTTTTCCAGCGCCTCGATGCCCTTTGCGATGGATGTGAGGAAGTTATCGCCGAAATTTTCCTGGCTGTGATTCGATTCCTCGACAAGTTGGTCGAGCAGCCCGGCGTCGTACAGATACTTCTTGGCGAGCTCTGTAGAAATCTCCGCCGAGCCCAGAATGTTAATAGCGGTTTTGAGGTATTCCTTGACTGCCGTTTTGTCCTGCTCATGCTGGTAGAATGCGGCCAGCTGCTCCATCTCGTCAAGCGTTATGACAAGGTTATCGTGGGGTTGGTTGGTGGTTCCGCCGAAAATGATAGAACCGTCTTTGTAGCCAATAAACATTTTTTTACACTCCTTTTTATAGTTGCGCAAACAAAAAAGGCAGGCCCACCAAGACGGTGAGTCTGCTCTTTGCTTGCAGAATTATGAATTGTACGAACGCAAAAAAACGCGCCAAGTAGATGGTATCTATCGTACAACTTTTATTTTAGGCGAATCGCATATTTTGGCAATAAAAAAAGAGTCCCGCATTTCTGCAGGACTCTGGTGAAGCAAATCAAGTGTCGGCACAATTTGTTCTGACGACTACAATTATTTTCCGTCTCCCTCAAAGTAAGGATTCTCCCAAAGGACCTTGCGGCCGCTTTCAACGCGAGAGACAGTCTTCATGGGAATATCAGACCAGTATTTACTGTAGTCAGCGCAGTTTTCCGCAAGAAATTCTTTCACCTCATGGCTGAGCTTGCGCGGTGCAATAGCCCATGCAGAAATGACCTTATTCTTAATCATTTCAAAAGTAATCAGGTTGGAAACAGGGTATTGCACCTGCATTTCTTTTCCATTGGCTTCAATAACGAGCCGAATGTTTTTTGCTTTTGCAGTCGCAGCAAACAAACTACGGCACTCACTTTCCCAACAATGTGGCTTGGACTGGAACTCCAGCCTCCTTGATTGGGTAAGACGTTGGACGGCAACGAATTTTTTCCCGATGCTTTCGCTGAAAGGTGTGCCATCGCGAGAAGCGAGATTCTTATCGAGGACATTGACTACCCTTTCCGCCCATCCGGTAGGATTAGCGAAGAACTCGATGGTCGCGGTGTCATCAATGTGCTCAAGAAATTTACGAAGGCTTTCTTCAAATGCGGTGTCTTTCTTTTGCAGGACATACTGTTTGACAGCGTTTTCATAAGCCTCGTTCTGCAATTCGGGCGTGTTCAGATAGTCAGGGTCGAGAATTGTTTTCTGCTCCAGATAACTCCACAGCGTTTTCGTCATCTCACCCATTGCGGAATGGGGACCAGTGTAAGCAGAGGTGACATCAAACAATCGCAGGAACTCATAGCTTTCAGCATAGGTCTTTTCGTGGTCCACAACATAAGCCATAAACTCAAGGTTATGCTGTTCAGAAAAATGGTTTTTGCTCATGCTGGTGGGATAGTTACTGCACATTTGCCCAAACAATGCCTCGACACTATGCTCGCCATCGGAAAGAGGAACGCGGACAAAACGGTAGAAATCCGAGTTGTGGTGCTTATCCAGAACGTTACCGTCCAAAACGGAAATGTCGGGATTAGAAAGAAAAGAACGAAATGCTTTTTCATTGATAGTTTCGAGATACATAGTTTTACTCTCCTTTTTGTTATTTATTTTGTTTGGCAAGATGCTTTTTGATATTTACTCAGAAGTCACGTTCATCGAGCTGCTTTTCGGTGGCAGCGCCTTGGCGTTTCAGATAGTTATTGGTTAGAGGTTCAACGTGAGTCAACGACTCATCCACCCAAAGCATGCGCTTTGAGTCATCGTCGTCGTTGCGAACGCCATCAGCGATAACAGCTAGAGGTTGGTCCGTCTCTGTTTCATCATCGCCAGCGTACAGATAGCCTTTTACCATGTCGTTGGTTTCGTTCGGCAGCTCCAAACAGAACCAGAAACCTGCACGACCGGTATTGCTGTTTTTGCTGGTGAGCCAGATACCGGGATAAGAATCCTTTGTTTCCTGGCCGAGCATAAAGTTAGCACTGATGCCGTCTGTGTCAAGCTCAGTGGAAACAGAGAGAGTAGACGGTTTGGTGGCGTAAGGCCAGAAAGCTTCGATAACTTTTTCAATCGGAATGGTTATCGGCACGGATTTACCATCAATTTGGCCCGTGATTGTCATTTTCATAAAAATACACTCCTTTTGTCGTTATAACGCAAAAGGAGCGGACCTCCCGATATGGGAAGTCCGCTCTTCATGCGAAATTGTGAATTGTACGAAAGGCAAAACGCCCTTTCGATTGCTGGTATCTATCGTACAATTTCTATGATATGCTGTTCGCAAGACGCGTCAAGTTTTATTCGTCATCAATACCCATATAAAGATGGTAGGTGGCGTTTGCCGTCTGGCAAACCCAATGGTTGTAGAACGAGTTGCTCGGCTCAGACGTGACGATATCCTCATCCTCACGATAAATAGCCGCTTCGCACCAGGAAGGTCCATTGTGGCGTGGAATGCAGCGAACATCCATGTGCATACCATCGGCGAAGATAACGGATTCGAACTCAATCTCATCCTGCTCTTTGCCGTCATCGGTATACTGCTTGATTTCGTTCATTCGTTTCTGGCTGATGGTAAGGCACTTGACGAAAACCTTGCGGAAATTTGTGAGATTTTCGTATATCATGCACACTCGCATGATGGCGCTTGTCAAGGCATCGACAGAACCAGGGTCGTTGCAAATCGCAGTCTTGTCGAAACAGCCAATGCCGTGCCCTGTCCAGAATCCGCCTTCATACAGGTGAACAGAAGCCGCATAGCAAAGACAACCATCAGGTTTGCAAAGCTGAATTTCGAGTGTGCAGCCATCGTATGTTTCATCGATTTTGCGCTTATACACATCGAAGCTGATGTTATCAGGCACTTCCCCGCTGCCGTCCCAATGATAGGGATTGCAGCGAATAAGAAAGAGTTCTGCGATTCCTTTTGCATAAATTTTCGTCATACCGACCTTTTGTTTGAACATAGGAATCATAATCCTTTTCCCTTCTCTTCGTTTAGCAATTCGCGTGCATGGTCGAGGACTTCCTTTGCGACAGGCTTACCGCCTTCATTCATGGCAAGGAAAATTTCCAAGACTTCTGCGCGAGTTACGCTCTGGTCAATCTCAGCAACGCCAATGGAGGCATCCATAAACCAGTTCTTGTCCTGTGCGGAAAGGTCGTTGTAAAATACGCCTTTGTACGGGAATCGGTTCTCGTAAAAAGCAAGCAGGGTCAACATACGCTGCTTGCCATCAACGATTTCATAGTAGTTGCCATCGTTGCTTGTGCTAGTGAATGGCAGCTGCTTAAAGACGAAACGACCAATCTCGCGACCCATAAAGATGCTGTCCAACAGCTTTTCCCTGTCCTCATCATCCCAAACAGAACCACGCTGATAATCAGGGTTGAAATCAACGCCGAACAGGTATTGGAAGCTGAGTAAAGAATACATACTGCGGTTTGAGTAGTGCAGGCGGGATAGCGCAGAATTGCGCTTGGCGAAATGCGTATCTTTGTCATCATCCAGCGGGCGAACGTTTGTCCAAGCCCAGCAGGAATAGTTATCGCTGTTTGCACCACTGCGGATAAGATACATGTACCCGCCTTCCAGAGCCTCGTCAACAACGCAGTTTAGAAGGTGACCAACCTGTACTTTGTCGCCGACCGTGAAGCGATAAGAGGGTTTCCCTGCACGCTTGGCAGTTTCACAGGCTCTCTCGTAGGAAAGACCTTCGAGCGCAGCTTGTTTCAGGTTGATTTTTGTGATTTCTTTTCTTGCACTTTTCTTTAGCCATTGCGATTCTCCTTAACCAATCCGATGGACTCCGAACAAAACAGCAGGAAGAAGCTGTTCATACGGGGTGTATTGGGCAAAATCGTAGATTTGAGCCTCATCGCTGATGATGTATCCGCCAGGGCAGGATTCGCCATCGTCATTGGAACTACCGTTGTCCTCAAGACCTCGGCTTTTGAGCTCGTTGAGGTAATCCTCACGCATAGCATCGTATGCTTCTCCGGGAGTGGAATACTGCTTTGGATTTACCTTTGTGAAAAGATGGCCCTCGTCATCGGTAAAAGTTTTTGTGATGATAAACATAATTTACACTCCTTTTTTTGTAAGTACGCAAAAAGGCGGACCTCCAGATATTGGAAGTCCGCCTTCAAGCGAAATGTGAATTGTACGAAAGGCAAAGCACCTTTTCGATTGCTGGTATCTATCGTACAATTCTAATTGTATGAGTCTCGCACGAATGTGCAATGGTCTTTAGCCAAGCATCGTCACATCACCATCAACGTACCAGATGTACTGCTTCCAGTTAGAAGCGGTCGCACCAGGGATGAGTTTCAGCGCAGAAGCTGGAGGCACGCGACTCGGCTCAAATGACATCTCGTAATGCTTTTCCAGGCCGTATTTCCGCAGAACGATACTCGGCATTACTCTGCCAAGCTCGTACCACTTGCGAGGCGGGATACGGCTGCAATGTTCGCGGTGAATTTCAGTGTATTCCTGCTGGAATTTGTGAATGGCCCGAAGCAGCTGACGCATCGGGCAGGTATTAAGGATGCCAGGGTCCTTGTAGCGGTATACTACAAGACGATATTTATCGTGTTCCTTGGTGGTCAGAGCGACACCAAAATAGTTTTTTGCCATGATATCCTCCTCGTTTTAGTAGTTAGTACCATACTCCAGGGCGTAATCCGGACGCTGATATTCGACGACCGGCTTTTCCCAAGAGCAGATGGGTTCGGTATTGGCGCTCGGAAAATGAGAGCTGATTCCGTTGGTGGCAAGCAAAGCTGCCGTGCAATCCGCAATCTGTGCAAGAAGCTCAGGATTCCATCCAAAGGTGTCATCTCCGGTCAGCTGCTTGCACAGGACTTGTGCCGCTCGAAGAATTTCAGTGTCTTTGGATTCCTGCTGAATAGTTTTCGGTGCAGCAATTGTGACATTTCGTGCAATGACGTTTTTGGGCAATGGCTCATCGACCCATTTCCCCTCGTAAATCTCACGGGCATAGAAACCGTCTTTGTCGAATTCGTCAAGGCGAACCCAATGGTCGGCTTCCCAGGTTCTTTGAGCGATTCCGTCTGGGCTGATAGTAACCATCACACGTTCATCGTGTGCGTTGTTTCCCCAATGGGTTTCAGAGTCATTGCCAAACTCCTGAACGAGAAGTTTCCTTGCGAGTTCTCCATCGGTCAGTGCAGCCAATTCTTTGATTCGTTTTGTGTTCATATTTTTTCTCCTTTTTCTGTAAACAAAAAAGGCAGGCCCATCGTGGTGATGAGTCTGCCTAGTTGTATCAGTTTGTGAATTGTACGAGCGCTGAAATGCGCAGATGCTATCTATCGTACATTCACAATTTTACCGGCATCGCAAGCAGCGTCAAGCTGTAGCAGCGGCGTCAGCAGTTGCTTTTTTGGCTTCCGTGTATGCTTCGTAAGCCGCGTAATATTCACTCAGCTTAATCTGCGTAACGGTGTCTGGAACCTTGGTGCTGCGAGTTGCATATTCGCAGGAATAATATCCGTAGATATTTCCCTGCTCATCATCCCACAGCTCCGTAGTGATGCGGCCAGAACCGTTGAAGTCGGCCCACCAGAACTGGTTGGCAAGGAATTTCTTGCCGTTCACGTTCTTACAGACCTCATCTTCCCACAGGCAGTTCATGGGCGAACGCTGTTTGAAGATGACAAAACCGTGAGGGTCACGGCGTTTCATGACCTGAGATTCGTATTTGGCGAGCAGCTCCGGCTTCAAATCAACAGTCAGTCGGTCATTTAAAACATACGAGAGCTTCTCATCAGGGAAATATTTGTCGAAGAACTGCTTTGCAATTTCAATGAAATGCGCTTTTTCCTCCTTTGTCGCGAAATAATTCTTGTAGAAAGTGGTGCCGGGATTTACCTTAAATGCCATTTCAACCATTGCCATTACTCCTTTTCCATTTGGATAGTCCAGCCGTTCACATCGGAATAAACCGCATAGAGCAGCGTTGCGAAATTGTAGCCTCCGTCATACAGCGTATAGCGAAGGGAGATGTTCAGCGCAAGAGTCCGTTCCTTGACGACGCCATCGCAATCGAGATAGCTGAACGTCTTTGTTGGATTGGTAAACCATGCTTCACGTTCTTCATTGAACTTATCTTCATCGTATTCCACGATTTCCTTGAAATACGAATCGAACGTGACGAGCTTGACTGACGAGAAGACATCAGCCATCATTCCGCACTTTTCAATCAGTTCATCAGGCCATTCGACCTTGATGATTGCTGCGCCGTTGTCTTTCAGCTCTTTGTGAGGGCTGAGCGAAACGTTATAGCGCTCACTGAGAAAGCTGAACAGCCAGGACCAATCGATAGTTTTCAGGAAACTGGCAGCTTCCTTGGCGTCCATGAAAATTTTGATTTCTTTACGTGCCATGATATATCTCCTCACTATATTATTCGGTGCCGAATTTAGCCCACGCTTCTTCGACACTCATGTAATAAACCGCCTTAAACTGTTCTTTGAAATACGCATTGAACAATTCCCGGTGGTGAGGGCTCATGATGACTTCAAGAGTAAAGTCGGGGTCGTCAGTAGAACTGTTGCAGTAAGATACATAGGCATGAATGGTATCGTCCGGATGCCAGTCAATGTACATGTTAATCCAATCTGCATTTTCTTCTGAGTTCAAATCAAGGCCAAATGCTTTGTCTGCATCGAACCAGATAGGAACATAGACGTTAATCCAACCGTCGTAAATAACTTCCGCTTTGCCGTCGAGCACAAACCGCATCAGCTCTGCAAAGTTCTGCACCACAATCGAATCTTGAGTGCAGAGGTCATGAACCAACTCATTGTGAGTCATTATGAAATGCCTCCTTGTTATTTGTTTTTTTGGTTTTATTATTTTTTGAAACTGTCGAAGAACCGAATCATCTCGCGGTTTACACCGACTGCGGATTCGGATTCAGGATACAGTGCTGCAAAAGCATGAACGGTTTCCTTCTTGGAAACAAACCCGTAATCGTGGTGAACGCGCTCATTTTCGAGGCACTTCTTAAATCCGAAAGTCTGTTTCTTGAGAAAGTCCTTTTTCCCGGTGCAGATATAGCACGGGGGGACGAGTTTGGAATAGGTCTCAGGCTTGATGAACTCAGCATAACTGTGATTCTTCCAGCCCTTAGACATATAGTAGTTCTGAAGCAAACCTACCTGGCCCTTGTAGATGTAATACATACCGCTCTGCAGGCCCATCGCGTTGATGACGAGCTTCTTGGCTGCCTCGGGTACGTTCTCTTCCAGCTCGTCCTCTACCGGCTGCATCTTGACAGGATAGCGGAGAATAGAGCTTGCCATGCAGGCAAGGAATGCGCCAGCGCTGTCGGCAACTACAAAGACCTGATTCAAGTCACCAACGAAATCTTCAGCACGTTCAGCTACAGTAGCAAACGCATTGATGACATCAGTGATTTGGCCAAAGATGTTGGTTTCAGGGACCAGACGGTAATCCGGCACAAAGGTGAGATAGCCTTCCTTAGCGAGCCAGGTTGCCAGGTTCTGATTCTGTTCTTTCCGGCCAGCAATCAAGCCGCCGCCATGGATATCGATGATAATCGGATGCTTTTCGGCATCGTTATCCGGGCGATAAACGTCCATGAAAAGATTCTGCTTGCCGCAAATACCAATCTCAGTGGCAGTTATGCCTTCATGAGGCATAACAGGCTGAGACTTGATAATTTCTTCTACATGGGTGCGTTCTTTCTTGGTGGCGGCATTGATGAAATTCATGTTAAAAACTTCCTTTCAAAAAAATGATAAAAATAAAAGCGGCCGCCAATCTATAAAAAATGAGATTAGTGGCCGCTTGGGTGTTACTGAAATTCAAATGTGTATTGGGTTCCTCTTTCGGTTTTGACAAAAATTCTGCTTCCTGCAAAGCCAATAGCTTTTACTGTGCTGGTACGCAGGACGTCTTGTTGTTTTGGTGTTGTTGTTTTGAATACGAGTGGCTGCCCACTTGACAGCTCAAGAGTTCCGACCCGTCCAATGAGCGGAAGAACTCTTGCGTTGAGACTCGTGGTGCTTTGAAGCACACAACTGCTGTTAATCCGCATCATTGTCCTCCTGATATGAACTGGTCAGATATCCACATCCGGGTACTGATTCAACACATGATTGAACCTATCATCCAGGTGCTTGTCGTTTTCATCCCGTTCGGGATAATTAAACTTTCCTTCCTCTTCTGCTGCATCCCCCAAGCGTTCCATGAGTGCAATGACGCTTTCGAGCCAGGCGGAAGCCTTGCCGAACGTGTCATCCTCTTTTCTCTTGGCATAGAGCATGTCAGAGACTTCTTCGAGAGCCATTTTCTGCTGGTACAAAGTATTCCAGTTGATGTGCTCTACAGCGGAACGTAGGGGAGTTAAGTGTTCTGTTTCTGTTACAGTGTTTGTTACGGTCATTTTTCTTTCTCCTTGTAGTGTTTAGTTACGATAAACGTCAGCAAAGCACCGCAAAATTCCAACAAAAAAAGCAGACCTCCAAACGGATAGTCTGCTTCTCAGAATTGTGAAATTATAGCGTATGTGTGCTGTTATCTATCATACAATTTTTATTGTATGCGTTTCGCACGAATACGCAATAACTATTTTTTAGAATTAAGAATCGGAATTTTCCGAACTGTTGCTGTTATCATCGGAACTGGACTCAGCGTTTTCGTCCGCCGTGGAATTGTCACCAGATTCAGCGTCGGTGTTTTCTTCCGCGCTTGTATCCTGTTCGACAGTCGAATCACTGTTGACTGATGCGTATGTACCAGTCAAGATGACGGGAACTTCACCATAACCCAGATAACCGCTAATCAGGCTGCCGGAATTTTCGACTAGGTACTTGGTTTCTGTCATGTTCGGGAACAAGTAGATATCCTGAATCGTAGTGCCCTTCACGTTAGCGCTGTCAAAGGTATCGTTGCACGCCGCAACAACACTATACCCGTCATAGTTCCAAACCAGATAGAAGTTCTTGCCGCCAATTTCAACATCATAATCTGCATCTCGGAAATCTTCAAAGGTACGATACTGCTTGCTGGAATTGAAAGCGACAGAATCGTTGTTTGTCCAGTAGAGACCGGACGGATTGCCAAACAAACCATACAGGAAGTTGAACTGTTCCTCCGGCTCTCCGTCGGTCGGATAGCCGTCGAATTTGTCCGGAGTGACAGACGAATAATAGAGACCGTCAAGGAACGCATCGCCGATATTGATGCCATCATCATTGGCTGCACGACCGTCCAGCATCAAGGTCAGTGAACCGCCGTTATATCCAATCGGATAATAGTCACAGCCGTCATCCTTGCTGGCAGTGTGAATGGAAAAATCACTGATTTCCTTTTCTACGCCTTCGCCTGTGGATTCTGCATTGATTTCACCAATGACTGTATCACCGTTTTCAAGTTCGTTCAATTTCAGATATCCCTTTACAGGCAAATCCCGTACATCCTGTAATGCAACGTCCGTGATATCCAGTGTCTTGCCGGTATCAACGCTGCGCAGCGAATAGAACTTGCTGCCGTCATCGTAAGACAAAGGACTCTGCCCCATCGGAATACCGTCCGGCCAGGTAGTGTCAGGATTGTCCAGCGTGCCGGGCGTGAAATCCGGGAGATTCGACAACAAAGACCAGGCATTGATGGGTTCCGGGGTCGGTTCTGCTGTCGGTTCCGGTGTTGCTGTTGCGGCAGCCTGTGCTGCTTCTGCGCTTGCTACTGCGGCTGCCTGGTCTTTCCGTTCCTGAACCACAGCTGTGGCGCAGCCGGAAAGTGTCACGGCGAGTGCCATGGCAGCTGCGGTGATATTGATAATCTTTTTACTCATGCGCGTTTTGCCTCCTTATGTTTGCGGTTTTGCCTAATGCCGAGGAGTGAGAGACCCACCACGCCGATAAGCAAAGCGAGGAGTCCAAGTCCAAAAGCAAAGGCAATATATTGAATTACGTCGATGAGTTTAAGCCATTTTGCGACTGCAGCGCCTAAAATAATCAACAGGCCAAAGCAGCCGGTCAGATAAATGAGCAAGCCAAACTGTGCAGTTCTACTGAAAATCGATTCGAGTGTTTTCATGAGAAACTCCTTTCTACAAATTTCATGGTATGCAATTCGCAAGAACCTGCAATAGGAAAACAAAAAAAGCTGCCCAGCCGAAGCTGGACAGCTTGTGTGTTGTAGTATTTTAGCGTCTGTTGTCTCTCTCTTGTCTCCTGCGTTCGCGCTCCTCATACTCTTTTTTCTGATACTTGAGTCGTTCATTCAGCAGGAAGGAGTTTTCATCGCGAGTCATTTGCAGTTTTACCTCGTACCAGCAGCCGTAAAGAAAGGCTGCCAGAATGCAGAAGCCAACGATTTTGACTAAGAGGTTGAAAAGAACGTTCACAATAACCGGGAAAATATAGCCGATGGCTTTGGCGATAAGCAGGATGAGCCCACCGAAGACAACGATTTTTGCGATTGTCTGAACAACGGGCGGGAAATCGCCCAGGACTTTGGAAATGGTATCGTTAATTTTGGTGATGATATTAGTGTTTTTGCCACCGTTGTTATTATTTTCTGCCATGTCGGTTCCTCCTTTTTGTGCCAATTATAGCATATATCTGTACAAAACGCTATATCCCACATGAGGAATCTCGATGTTTAAGCAATGGCTCAACAAAAAAATGCCGCCACCCTTTCGGATGACGGCAAGTGCCTTTATTTCTTGACGGGAATATTCTGGTCAAGAATAACATCGAAGTTGTAGTGCGGCATCTTAGATGCATCACCACCAGCAGCTTCGAGGGTCATGTAGAAGTCCTCGTCATTCATAGCCTGCACGAGAGTGTTCATCTCGTCGCAGGTATGTTTGAGCATAGGACCGCGCTTATTGCAGAACATCACAGCCGAAACAGGCTGAATGCCCTGTGCAACCATGCCATCCCAATGAGTCCGCAGCTCGGTTACAGACTTCAAAGTAGCAACACCGCTCATGAAGTCATAAATCTTGCAGTGGGCCTCATCGATGTGTTCCAGAACGTCGATACGAGTCCGGTTTGCGTACAGAGGAAACTGGAGTTCAACTTCATTCCCGGTGTCTGCAACCAGCCGATTTGCAAAATCCTGCGCATATTTCTCAAGAGTGAGAGGCTCGCTTTCGAGAGGCTTCACGTTTTCGGCAATAGCGTCGAAAATTTTACGCCATCCCTTGTCGCTCAGGTCGATATCCGACTTGTTGGCAAGGGTATTCAAGAACCCACGCGGCAGACCGGAAATATCAACAGCAACAACGCCGGTGAAAGCGTTGAAGGCCGGGTGACGAGCCTTGTCCCAGATGGTATCAAACTGAGCGGTGGCGATAACACGCTCGCCGAGCTGGATATCCAAGCCTTGCGTAAGCATGTTGTTCTGGTAGAAATGCTTCAAGTCATAGCCACCAGTAACAACACCTTTGGTTGCATCCGTATCCAGCTGACCACACTCAACCTTGACAGGAATCTCGTACCCATCATAGTCAACAGTGAAGTTTTTTTCCTTCTGCTTCTCCTTATACGGCTGGAAAATGGGCTTGACGAGCACATCGCACGTCTTGCCATTCGCCATATGGAAATCAGGAATCAGGATACGGGCGGGAGCAACGCCGGTAGCGTCAGGTGCCAAGTAATTGCGGTACTTGACACCAAAGTGCTCAGCCAGGCAGGTACGCAGCACGTTCAGGCTGGTGACCCGGCTCTCAGCGCAGCTGCCGTTCTTGGTCAGCATGGTGCTGGCGGTAGCCTTGTCCATCTCCACATAGATGATGGTAGAAGGAGCGCCAAGAGCCTTAAACTGCTCACGCATAACGACATCTGCCATAGGAATTTCTTCCTGCTCGGACATCGTCATGGTCGTGGCGAACGGGCCGTCAACGCGGTGATAGCTGTCCTCTCCAGGCTGCTTGGAAGCGATGAACCAGGGATACTTGTTGCGGGTGGCAACCAAAATGAAATTATTCAGGCCAACGCCATGGATGCACAGCGGGCCCTCATTGCTGTGGCCGTTGCCAAACTGTAGGTTTTCCGGCAGCTTTTCCTTAGACATACCATTGCCCCAGTCGGCAATAACCACACCGATTAGGTTTTTGGCATGGCCTTTCACAATCGCGACCAAGATGTTAATGGCATCTTTGCAATTAGAGATGGCATTATCAACCGGTTCACAAGCGGCATCGCTCATGGGTAACTTCTGGCGCGAAATAGCGTCAAAGTAATGGTTGGTGATGCCGACGTTGAAAGTGACGTTGTTATTCTTCTTAGCCATAATATAACCCCGTAACGTGGGGCTGCCGTGCTGCTCTCGAATTTATCTCCACAGCAATGTGAGCCCCATATATCGGGGATGTTATTATTCTTTTTTGTTGTTTGTTTTGCAGGAGCCGCTGGCGATATCAGAAATCGCTTCTTTGACAGCTCCGAAAACGTCAGCTGATTTCAGAAAGTCTTCGGCCAATCCTTTGATGTGGCTGTAGTTTTTGAAGACTTTCTTCACAATAAATGCGCCAACGATTGATACTACTGCCAAAAGCAGCAGAGCTTTCGCGGCCTCGGTCAGTTTCACTTGCTCCAGCAGGAGCGCGAGTATCACACCATCTTTGCTCAGCTAGGTCTTAATTAGACTGTGAACGAATGAACCATAGCTAACTGCAAATTGCTTAGCTTTGGTTTCGTGGTTGCTGATAATGGTGTCTACTCGCTAAATTATGTTTCGAATCATGGTAATGTCCTCCTTAAAGGTTTGTAATTGTTATACGGTATATATAAATACGCTCTTAACGCGGCGTTCGCGTGCAGGAACATTTATATAAACACATTGACGCAGTGTATACGTGCCATGCTGATTAGCATGACAATTCTATGTAATCAGCCTTTCCTTCGGCTGTCAGAAGTCCACATTCCGTGGGATAAATCTATATAAAACGCAGAAAATCTGCGGGAATCCTCAAAAAGAAAAAGGACAGAAACCCAATATGGGCATCTGTCCTTCTTCCAGGAGGTATATGAACTATGGCAAATCAATGATATCTCTGTTACATTATCTATTTTATGGGTGTCGCACACGCCGTCAAGAAGCTGTATAAACTTTTTTGAAAAAAGTTTGCACGCGTGTTAGTGGCTTTTTAGAATGTTACAACATCGTGCAAAGCCGTGCAACATTGTGTTTAGTTCTCCGATACAGAGCAAACAAAAGATACTGTACCACTCCAATCACCTGGAGTCAGATTTGCTTTCACCGTATAGTTCGAGGTGATACTGGCTAAGGCGTCGTCACGTTTCCACGTTGTTTTGGGTGTTTCCACTATTATCGGGAAATCGCAAAAAATGTCAAAAAGAAAAAGCCGTCCACCAAACGGTGAACGGCTTTCGTGACAATTTATACTGCGGCGAGAACTTCTTTCAAAGTCATTTTGTCAATGCCTGCAAATTCTACAGCGGCAGTAGCCCAAAAGAAATCGCTGGCGCGGCATTCGTCGTATATCGGGTCAAATTCGTTACATTCGGTTTTGATGTCGAAAAATTCTTCACGGGAGAATCGTTCACACGGAATCCCTGCATTCCTCTGTACGAAATCTTTAATTCCATCGGTCATAATGGAGCAGCCAATCTCAAGGGTGTCGTCCGAGAGGCTATCCCCATATGTGTTATATGATAGACCATAGTGAGATACATAGGTTGCGCGGCTTGCACCAGTATATTCGCTCTCGAGAAATTCACTAACAGTCTGCTCCAAAGATACCTTTCCATCTTCGTACAATTCACCAGAATAATCATACGGGCAATCATTGCTGCGCCATTCATAATGAGTGGGAATGGGGTTCAGCATTGCTGCCAAACTCTCCAAAAGCTGCTCTCTAATTACATCCTTCTGAGCAAGAAAAAGCGAATTCACATATTCTGCGATTTCATCTTCATTCTGCTTGATATAGTCGATACATTGTTGCATGCTTTCGGTAACAGGAGCTTCATGTGATTTCATTATTGATACCTTCTTTCTATTATTTTAGTGTACGCGATTCGCACATATTAGCAAAAGCCGCCCACCCGGTAAAGGGCAAGCGGCAAGAGGTTAAGATTTGATGTAAAGCGACGTACCCTTGAACGGATTCAAGAGACCGGGCTTGTACTTGGTGCGGACGTATTCTGCGATTTCAGCGTCCGGCATGGCGCTCAAGACATCAAGCCAACATTCAGCATTGATTGCCATGAGGCCACCCATGCCAAGAGCATTTTCACAGCGTTTGATGTCAGAGGCAAATGCGTCGTGAAAGTCACAGGACTCCGCAGCTTTTACGATGCGGTCGAAGTCATACATACCACAAGACCTCCTTACTGGCACATGGCCTTGAGGTCGTCCTCACTCAGAACGGGCACGCCCAGCGAATTTGCCTTATCCAGCTTGGAACCGGCAGCTTCACCGGCAACGAGATAGCTCGTCTTCTTGGAGACACTTCCGGAGACTTTGCCGCCATGCGCTTCGATATAAGTCTTGGCTTCATCGCGGCTCATGGAAGGCAGTGTACCGGTAATAACGAATGTCTTGCCAGCGAGCGGCGCAGACTCATCATTGGCACCTGCCGGAGCATGGTAGTCAAGATTGACACCGGCATCATGCAAGGTATTGACTTCCTGCTTGAACTCAGCGCTGGAAAGCATCGCATCGAGCGCAGCATAGATAGCGTCAGAGAAACCGGGAATGTTGCACTCCTTGATGGTATCTACATTGAGCGTGGACAGTGTCAAAAGGTTGCCGTTCGTAGCCTTGCATTGAGTAAACAGCGCACGAGCAACATGACCGCCGATGAGACGGTAGCCAAGGCCCTTGAGGACGCGGTCGGCATTCTGCTCCTTGGACTTTTCGATGGCAGCAAGAACCTTCTTGGCAATCTTCGCGCCATACATGTTGGTCAGTTCACCTTCCTCCTCATAGAGCCAGTACAGGTCAACGGGGTTCTCAATGAACCGGCTGTCAACCAAGTCCTGAATCATCTGAGGGCCAAGCCCCTTGATGTCCATGCAGGGCTTCGAGGCAAAGTGGATAACGCGATTCACAGTCTTTGCCGGGCAAGCGTCATTGGTGCAGTAGAGGTCCACAGAACCGTTGACCGGTGCGATAGGCGCACCGCAAACGGGGCAGACCTGTTTTGCCATGTCATAAGGCACAGCGTCTGCAGGACGCTTTTCCAACTCCACCATTGTGATTTTCGGGATGATGTCGCCAGACTTATGCAGGACAATCGTGTCACCGATACGGATATCCAAAGTCTTGATGAAGTTGGCGTTGTTGAGCGTTGCACGCTCCACACGAGTACCAGCAAGCTGGATAGGGTCAAAGACAGCAACAGGAGTGACGCGGCCGGTACGACCCGTCTGCAGCTGGATGTTGCGCAAGACAGTTCCCTTTTCCTCTGCGGGATACTTGTATGCAATAGCCCATTTCGGGGTTTTGGTGCGCTCGCCCATCTTCTGGCGAATGCTCAGTTCATCGACTTTGATGACTGCGCCGTCAATCGGGTAATCGATATCATAGCGTTTTTCCTCAATGTCGTGAATGGCTGCCAAGATGCTATCAATGTCATTGCAATGAGCGTAATAGGTGGTCTTAAAACCGCAGATGTCACGCAGATAGTTCAGCTGGTCACAATGATACGGGCTGAACTGTGCTGCATCACCATTGTTGACGCTCTGAACATTGAAAACGAACACCTGCAGATTGCGTTTCCGTGCAATAGACGGGTCAGCCTGACGCAGAGAGCCAGCAGCGCAGTTGCGGGGATTCGCAAAGAGCTTCTTCCCTGCTTCCGCCTGCTTTGCATTGGCTGCTTCAAAGTCCTTTTCCGACATATAGCACTCGCCACGGAGTTCGATTTTGCCGATACCCTTGGGCAGCTCGATGCTGCGAGGCAGGCAAGTGAGGGCTGCGACATTGGCGGTCACATCCTCACCGACATGGCCGTCACCGCGCGTCGAAGCCTGGGTCAGATAGGCAAGACCATCGTCAGAACGTTCGTAGACAAGAGACAAGCTCAGACCGTCGATTTTGCGCTCCACAGAGAAGGTCACATCGGAGTATTCAGCTTTCACCGAATCCACAAAGCTGCGGACCTCATCATCGGAAAACACATCAAGCAGAGAAAGCATCGGTACACGGTGTTCAACCGGAATACCGAGAACACGCTTGCCGCCAACAACCTGTGTAGGGCTGTCAGCGGTCACGAACTCAGGATGTGCCGCTTCGATATCACGAATCTCGTGCATCACGGAATCGTATTCCTCATCCGTTACAACCGGAGCATCCTGCTCATAGTAGGCGGCACTCCATTCTTTGGCTTTGGTGCAGAGATTATTATAATATTCCTTGATGGAAGAAATAGACATGTTGTTAGACATAACATTTTACCTCACATATGTATTGTTTTGTTTTTTTGTGAACCTCCCCACCTAAGCCTTACGGCTATAGACGGGGCGTGCGCTCTTAATAGTTCATCAAAGGGTAATGGTTTGAGATTCCGTTGTGGCCTGGCTGACATCTTCAATACCATCCACGAAAACTGTTGTTCTGATAAGGATACGGAAAGGGACGCCCTTTTGCCAGGTGGTGTTTGCACGGAGTTCATCCACCAGGCCAATCAGTGCCTGCATCTTGAGCATTTCGATGGTATAGCGAGTCGGAATCATGGTTCGGGTCGTCTCGAGATAAAAATGCCGATTTTTCTCATTGTATCCGAGAGAATCGTTCGTAACATCCATTTTTGCAACAACGGTGTAGTCGCTCTGCGGGACATCGTTGAACGGCGTGAGAGAATCATTGAGAATCTGCATGCGAGCGTCGAACTCTTTGATGATGCGAGCCTTCTCTTTCTCATAAATCTCGTTTGCCTGTCGAACCTGCTCCCGATAGCACTTCACGCACTTTTCTTTCGTGTAGAAGATGTTGACGGAAGTGCCGGAGCAGCAGCGATACCCGGTGTTGTCCAATGGGGCAATGACGGTTGAAGAAATCTTACCCCGATTTACCGGCCGAAAATAGACCGGAGAATAATAGATGGTTTTGCTCGTTTCTTTTGCGTCCGTTACAACAACCGGGGTAGGCTTGATGTTACGAATCGGCTTTTTGGTCGGGTCTGCATTTGCGCGATAATCGCAAATCCAAGCCATTTTGCCGATGACGTTTTCAAGACCTACGGCGTAATCGTACATACCGAGGTCGTTTGTCTGGCGTGGAGGATAATTTTCTCCGGAGCCTTTAATCATCAGCTTGACGCCGTTTTCTGTGAGATATTCGTTTAATTTCATATTTTTTCCTTTCTGTGATTTGTGGTTGAGTTCAGCGGGCGTTTGTGAGTACGGCAACAACCAGCTCCTCGTAGTCCTCGATGGCACAGTAGATGTCAGCGAAACCATAGGCGTGGCCACGGTCGTAGGCTTTTTGCCAGAGGATGGTTGCAGCCTTTTTGGAAATGCTGCGTTTCGTTTTGGCTTTGATGTCTTCCTGAATTTGAAGTTCGATAGCTTCCGAGATGTGTTCGATTTCTGCATTCTGCGCCTTCTTCAGCCGAGAGCATTCCGCATCCCAGGCTTTCTGTCGGCGAACGACCTCTTCCCTGTTCCAGCGCACCGATTTCTCTTCGTCGATGATTTCACCGTCTTTCGGGCGTTTAGAGTTGGGCTTAGTAGGTCTCTTCCAAGCGGTTTCAAGTCGGTTGCCAAGAGCCGTCCATATACTACCCATTATAACACTCCTTTTTTGTACGCAAAAAGGCGAACCTCCCGGTGTGGGAAGTCCGCCTTAAAGCGAAGTGTGAATTGTACGAGCACACAGTGTGCTTAGTAGATGGTATCTATCGTACAAGCTAAATTATACGGGTCTCGCACGAAAGCGCAAGATTATTCATCCATTGCTACAGTCACCAAACAGCAAATTATATGCTTTTTCGATTTCAGAATCAGACATGGCCTTCCCTTTTTCTTCAATGCTGCGCAGAATTAGAGTCTTGTCGCTCTCCTCATCCGGCACGAAGCCAAGAATCACATCCAGCTTGTTGCGATTCTCGTCCTGTGCAAGATACTCTTTGATTTCGGACCACTGCGCATCACGCTGGTTCAGAGCGTCAACGTTCTGGACACAGAACGGGTACTCACTTTGCGGCATAGCACCGGAAAGGTATTTGGTATCGTCGCAATACATCTTGATAAGCCGGACAATGTAGTTCCTTTCCGCTTTGGTTCTTGAAGTCAGAATATTGTTTGTACTCTGGTATTTGTAGTTATTTCCAACAGCTTCCAACGACTCTGCAATCTGTCGAAAACTCAGCATTTCGTTTGTGGCCTTGTCATGCTGCGACACGGTGGAAGCATAGTATCCTTGTTCCGTTTCGTTTGCTTCTACCACGGCAGCGAGATTCGAGTCAATATGGATGAGCCGTTCACTGTTATCCCCTTGCGCACGAATTGTGTTGTTCACTTTCGCAATCCAACTGTCAGTTTCCGTAGCATCATCGCCCGCATAGAGGTAGGTTACAATATCCGGGTTAGTAGGGTTCGGAAGCTCCGCACAAGCCAAGGTCAGATTCCGTCCGTATTCTTTTGCCTGGAGATACATGTTCGGATAATCGTCTTGTATTGTCTGAGCGATTGCCTCAACCTCGGCCTCGTCTTTTTCAATGACAAGGCCGACAGTGGCTACCTGCTCTTCAATGTTGAGCTGCTTCAAAATATCCTCGAGGTCGAATACAATAGCTTCTTTGTTGTTTGTATAGAATCGGATTTTCATAGATTTTCCTCCTGGCAACAATAAAAAAGGCAGGCCCTCGGTTGGAAGGTCTGCCAAAAAACAGTTTGAGAATTGCAAAAAGGTCATTATGCGGCTTTGATTGCTACGTTAATCACCGTATACGCAATATCCAGAAGCCGAAACGCAAGGACTTCAAAAGATAATGCTACCAGCAAAAAGCAAAACACAAATTTTTGTTTGTTCTCACCCTGGAAATAGTACATTCCAAAGCAGGACGCGATGAGAACGCAGAGAAACACAACGACCCAGATAATATCAGCCATTGTCCTGATTTTGATTCTGCTGAGTCGGCAGGGTCTTGACTTCAGCAGGAGCATTCGGAGTCTGATACTGAACATTCTGGCTCGGCTCTTTGGGAGTTTCGGGGGCCTGGTACTGAACAGTACTGGGGTTGTTCTGCTGTTCGGCTTTCTTTTCCTCATATTTGGTCTTGAGCTGAGAATAGGAATAGCCATCCTGCGGGATACCGTGGTACTGATAATGACCGAAAGCCAAAATCATGTTGAACACCGGATTCAGAAGGCAAAGACCAATCGTGAAACCAATACCTTCACCGAACGCAACAGCTTTCTTGTAGTTGGTGATAGCACCGATGATGAGAGCAACGACCAGGAACAGATTGCCGAGCAGCGGGATACCGGACAAAAGGCTCAGCACGACCGGAATCAGAAACAGCCAGCCGTTGCCCCAGTAGAGATTGAACCCAATGTAATTGCTGTAGAACGGGACGATGGATGCCCAGCCAGGCTGCCCGGCTTTCTCGAAAATCTTCCAGTTTGCAACAATTTTGAGTACAAAATACGCCACTACCAAAAGAATCACCGTGTAGAGCATTCCGCCCAATAGATTAAGAGCGCTGTAAGAATTATACATTTTATATCCTCCTCTTTCGGCATATGAAGCCGGATTATTCCTTCACTAAGTTCTTTGCCTGTCGCTGCCGCTCTGCAAGTTCTTTGCCGCGTCTGACCAGTTCCGCATATTGCTCTTCGGTCAGCTTGCGAGGCGGCTTGATTTTGACCCATTTCTTGGGCATATCTGCCTCCATACACCAGTCCTCATCCCGCGTGATTTTAACAGCATCAGGGTATTCTTTGGCAAGCTCTTTTAGCTGTTCCATACGAGCTTTGTTGCAGGTGTAGTAGGATGCTTTCTTCTCTGCATCATTGAATGTGATGATGGTTTCGCGTTCCCAGGGTCCATCAGATGCCTGCGTGGCCACTTTTTTATCGGGCATGATTTTTCTCACCTCAATCGAATAAAATTGCCGACATAGCAGGCCCTTCGCAGATATACCCGCTCGCCTCGGCCCATTTCGGCGTCATGAGCTTGCCATTTGTTTTCACAAGCACCATCTTCCGAGCAGAGGTATTCAGGAATTCCGCCGGAGCCCAGTTATTTCGCACAACGACGATAGCATTGTCGTCCGCGTTCTCAAGCATATGCTTCAGCTCTTTTACCGTCACCGTGTCACCTCCCGTTCAACACATCATCCAGTGCCTGCAAGAAAACTCTGGATTCCTCATTGATTCCGCCGCGACACAGAACTTTCGCAATATCATCAAATCCTACCAGGTACATGTTTTCTTCGCCCATGTACCCCTGCGGCCAGGGAACCGCGTAGTAGTTGTGTGGAACAGCACTGGTATCGTAACCCACTACAATATATTTCTGGTCTGCAACATTTTTCACCGTCAGGATAGTGCCAAGTGGCAAAGCATCCTTCATAGAATGAGTAGTTGCAGGCATGATTCTCTGAATTTTCAAAACAGCACCTCCCTAATTTTCATTTTATGAGACTCGCACATTTGTGCAACAAAACTAAAAAACAAAAAAAGCGGCCGCTCCAAAAGGAACGACCGCAAAGATACGAGTCAGATATTATTCATGGGAATCAGCTTTCCTGAAATCAGAAAGTTGATTCTCAGTGGAACACTGCACGAAAGGAATTCCCTTGCGCGGATTCACAAAAACGTCTGTGGTAGCAAACGCATTGCCAAAACTCATGTCACAGAAGACGACGTGAGAACTTTCGTCACCAGATGCACGGGGTGCAAAGCTGGTACATGCAAACCAATCCAATTCATCCTGCCCCTGTTCATCATAAAGATAAATGACGGGAGCCGGAATGTTGGGCGTCGGCATAGCCAGTGAGCCAACCTGCATTTCATTGACACAGAGGTCAATGGGCGGGTTCCCGTTCTGATAATCCCATTTGGGGTATGACTGAGCCCTGATGGTGGTGTCGCCATCATCTACCTCGACGCCAAGAGCAGCGATATCGAATGGAATACCGAGCTTTTCCTTGATTTCTTCCGGGGTGAAAGTTAGGGGCTTACCGTGTTCGCCTTGGATGTAGAGTCTCATGGCTTACTTTTCCTCCTTTTTCTTGTCGGCGTTCAGAATCTTTTCCAGAACGTCGTTATAAAAATCGTCAAGGAACAGACCGGTTTCTTCATCCGCTTCCGGAGCAGTGAAAACACCGTCTCCTTCAGCTGAATCCTGTACAGCGTCGAAGACACCGATTGTGCCCCAAAGCTCATCGGCCAGATGGTCATAGCCGAGGTCCTTTACTTTTGCCGAGAGGTCAATCAGCAGCATTTTCTGCCGAAAGAACTTGTTCATATCCAGGCCAATGTAGGGTTTTGCTGCGGTATTGCTTTTCTGAGACTTTACTTTGAAAATACCCCAGTCAAAATTGCTGTCTGCGCCGTACATATACCCGGATGCGAGGCAGAAGCCTTCAGCAGCACTGTCCTCAACGTTGATACCGACTTCATAATCGCTTCCGGAATCTTCATCCAGGTTAATCGCAGAGCCTGTTGCCTTTTCGTACTCTGCCTCAACGTCAGTTTTCATGGCTGCCAGTAGAGCGTTGAAATCGGTATTCTGGGAAAGCAAGTTCATGCTTTCGCCTTCCTGGTTTTTAATGAGAATGTACATAGTATTTACCTCCTAACAATCAAATCATGCTATCAGACAATTTGTCGATAGCTGCCGTGATGGCTTCGTTTTCCATCTGAGTAATACGCTCAAACAGATGAGACCAGTCGATGGCATCATAGACACGCTTGACAAACGCATCATAGGTGCCACCGGCCTTCATCATTTCAATTTCAGACTCATAGCAGCCGGGCTCCTCAAGTATGAACTTGATATCGTCGGTTGGGTTGATTTGTATTGCTGCTTCGTACTCATTCATTTTGATTATTTCCTTTCTTTTATACGCAAAAAGGCGAACCACCCAAATGGGAAGTTCGCCTAAAGCGCATTGTTAAGTGTGCGAAGGGCAGGGTGCCTTTTCGATAACTGTTATCTATCGTACATTTTTGATTATAGGCCGTTCGCATAAATCTGCAACAAAAAACCGCCACCCAAATGGGCAGCGGTAATGAAAAATTAAATTTCAGCGCAGAACATCGCGAGTTTCTGCCACAGCAAATAGGTGCTGTATCTCATGCGTACCTTTTCAGGAACACCAGTAACCAAACACCATTTGTGAGCAGTGGCTTTGATGCGGGGAATCTGCCTCTGTTCGGCTTCGGTAAACGTCTTGCTGTATAGTCTGCGACGGCGTCCGGAATTCCAAAAGGCTCCTTCCATCGTTTCGCAAATCAGAGCGTACGCCAAATAGCTTTGGGCTTCTTCGTGAGTCAATGTAACCATCGTTTTCATGGCTGTCACCCTGCCTTTCTCTCATTGCGAGCCATGTGCAGCGCATAATCAAGCGCGTCAGGGTCATCGGCCAAGAATTTCGTTTTCTGAAGTGTACCAAGCTTGGGATGCTTCAGAATCGTATAGTTGCCATTGTTCTGGACAAGGGAACCTTTATCATAGACAAGCTCGACCTTTTCGGCAGGTACTGCGTAACGGCGAATGCGGTCACATTCATCCGCATAGTTGATGGGAGTGATATAGCCAACTGGCTTTTGTCCTTCCATCCCTGTCACAGTGACCAGAAAAGCCTTAATGGTCCGGGCTTCTTCCTCTTCCTGCTCATCATAGTATTTGAACGTGATGAACATGGGAGTATCTTTCTTGTACGCATCTTCCTCAGGGCAGAGATACGTTCCACAAGAGCGGCAGAACCAGAGCATCGATACGGGCTTTCCAGTTTCCTGCGCTTCTTTTGCATAGCGCTTAAAAATCTTTATGTCCAGCTTGAAATCCTCGGTGTAATGCTCAACCGTGCTTTTCACGATGAGTTTCAGAAAATTACAGATGGAAATAGCGGTCATAGTCATATTGGAAGTCATAATAAAATCTCCTTTTTAGTCAACCATAACTTTAGAAATATTCATGTCATAGCGGTTGAATTTAGAAATATAGTCAAAAATGATATTTACTTGAGCTTTTGTTGCGGTTTTGGTCTCATCCATATCGAGGAATGTATTGCCCATCGAAGGATTACGAATGGCAATCCAACCGCGTTTATATAGGAAATCGAGACCCTTGCCGCTCCAGTCATACGCCATATTGAGAACTTCATGGTCAGAAAGACCAAACGTTTCTCGATTGCGCATGATGATGCGGCCAGCCAGGGCAGCGTGCTCGCCAAACTCGCAGGCATACCAGGTGCCATCGGGAGCAATCAGACCATATTCGGTCAGCTGATGCTGAATGGGTCTATCACTGATATAGCTGTTGTACAGTCGCTGACGGCGTTCAACGGATGTGCCTTTCATGTTTGCTTCAATCCAAGAGGCAAGCTTGGTCCAAAAATCGGTTTTGTAGAATTCCGGGTTGGATTCCTGCTCAGGAAGCGGTTCGCCATTGAATTCTGCAACAAGGTCTGGGTGGGTAAAAAGCCATGCACCGTTGTTGAATGCATCAGAATAACCCGTTTTCCCATAGAGGAAGCACTTGATACCGTCATAGCTGCAATCGATATAATGATGTTTTGCATTGGTGCAGAGCGTTTCATAGCTATCAGTCATAGCAAAGCGGTCAACATAATTGAGCGGGTGTGCAATCATATCCTCACGAATTTGATTGACCAGCATCCTGTGTTGAAGCTCCTCAACCTTCTGCCCGAGGGAACGAACATGAGCATTGTCATCGACAAGTTCAAACTCATTGACACCAACAAGTTTTTTCCGGCCTTCGATAATGTCCTGGCAAACATGCCTTTTTTCTTCCTCGTTGCCACCCATCATGCAGGAGAGCAGCAGCTCCTCACACTTTTTATACGGTTTGTCCATATTCCAGAACCAGTCACGTGCAATGGCGGTGAGGAACTCACCATCCATACTGAAATGTAGTTGTTCACCCATGTTGGGTAACCTCCCCAATTGTTATGTGTTGTTCTCGACAAAGTCTTCGCATTCCTCGCTGGTCAAAACCACGCCGAAATAGGCAACACGCTTGACGGTGGTTTCCCACACGCGAACGGTGCGTGCCATTGGCTGAACGACCCAGGAATGACAGCGCCAGAGCCCGTCTTCGGAAAGAGCATAGCCCGTTGCAATAAAGCACCGGTCTTTGTTTTTATACCAAAGCCGTGCAGAATTGTAATGGCACTGGCAATCCTGGCCTTTCCTCATATAGCTGCTGCCATAAAAGAACCGGCCGCGTTTGAGGATTTTTGGGGCGTCTTCGTCAAATTCCGTCATGCAGACTTCATCCCCGCCAAATGTGAGGATTTTGTCATGCAGCTTCTTCATAGCATCGAGCGTTTGAGTATCGAAACCAGAAGAGGTGTTGTAAATCTGGCTTTTGGTAAGCCGCATTTTCCAATCCTCGTTCATTGGGTTCCAATGAATCGGCGCAGGCATCTGGTTTGCGGTGAGAATGGGGTGCTTAGAACTATTCCAGCCTTTCATTACAATTTCTCCCTGATAGAACGCAGACAGCTCAGGATTTTTGCATACAAACGGTAACGATTTTCGCCGCTCGGTACAAAGTCACCAAGCTTTTTGGAAATGAGAAGTTTATCAAATACCTCCATAATATCAAAGACGGTGAACAGCTTGTATTGTGCATTTATATGATTCACACGGAACTCGACATCTTCGACAAGATGCCAATATTCCATGCCATACAACATCGCGCCGCTTTCGTTTGCTTTTCGGTCTTGCTCCTCGTCTGCATCGTCACACACAATATAGACACCGTTTTCGTCGAGATAGTTTTCGAAGACGTCGCAGATATCGGAGGCAATAGAACGGATATCGGAATTTGCCTTCACCTCAGGTTCATGCTGGACGGCTTCAACTTTGTACTCGATACTGTCGTGACGAAGTGACTCTTCGATACCATCAAAAACGATGTCCGCGTAGTCTTTATCATCCCGACACGCTTCGAAAATGTTTTTGACGGATTCGATTGCCTCTTTGGAATCGGAGCTTCCCTCAACAGAGAACTCCAAAGGAACCAAGGCAACAACTTTGTATTTATTTTTCATGGTTTTTTCTCCTTAATTTAACAGGATGCCGCAGCATTTGTTCAAGGCAAGTACGCTTGCAGCGAGAACAGCAACCTTCTCAAAGGTAATGCTCTCCGCAATTGCACAGACGCTCATAACAATGAGCAGAACAGCTGCCACAGCAGATACTATTACTATCTGACTCTTGATGCCGGTTTTCATGAGCTTTTTCTCTTTCTGTTTATGCCCTTATCGGAGCATATCAATGATTTTTCCAACCAACTCATCATTGGTCACGAACTGATTACGTCCTTTTGCACCGAGCGATACAGAGGAGTAATCTTTCATACTGGCGGCATAGCGAACCAGGTTCTTGTCAGACAAGGGCTGATAGCAACTCTTTTCAGTGCTGACGTAAACGCACTTATTGTTGAGAACGTTCTGAATGTGGCCAGAGCAGCCAACACGCTTACCGTTGATGATGATGTTGTGTAGGTTATGGGTTAGCATAAGGTCTTTGCTTTCGGTTTCTTTTACCTTTAACTGGTTCAAGAGTTTTCGGGGCAGATAAACGGTTGTTTTCATTGTGATTTTCTCCTAATTCAAATGAAGTATTTGTAAGCGGCAGTTAAGCGTTTGCGGTACAGGTCTAACGTGGTCAGCCCTCCTGCATAGACTTTGCGGGAAGAGATTATCACGTTGGTTCCTGCTTCCATATGGGAGAAGAACATCGAAAGGCAATCTTCCAGGCTGTCGCTTGTAGTGAGAGTTTCGTACACCGGATATGAGTATTTGGCGGCCTTGCTGTATGTGCTATTGAGCTCATACACGAAGAACATCACCTGTCCCGTAACGGTGTTGGGGTCATAGCCATTGCCATAACACCAGTTGAAAAGGTCTGTCTTTCGGCTATAAGTCCATTGCAGGAGTCCATAGCCGCCATCCGAAGGGTTTTCGGCCGAGGCTTTAAGGCCGCTTTCCATCGACATGCAGCCCATCACTGCGGCAGTACCGGCCTTGGAAAGACCCACATCCCGCAATGCTGTGTAGATGGCGTACTCATTGTCAGAAAGGTTCTGAGGAATCGTGTTCGTCACAGGTTCTTCTGCAGGTTCCACCGCAGTCTCTGCCGTCTCTACAGAGGGCTCAGATTCAGGCTCCGTCTCAGTCGTTTCCGGTTCAGGTACAGGCAGTACCGGCGCGAAAGGCGGCTGAGCGTTGAGCTCCCGAAGATGGACCTCCAACGGCGTGACATACTCGATATCGGAATCGTTAGCTGTCTTTACCGGCGTAGCATACGCAGGCGTCGAGAAAAAGCAGGCTATGCAGCCGATAATGGTGATAACGCTGAGCATGAAAGCGATGGTTCCGGCATAGAATTTCAATTTGTCGTTCATTGTGATTACTCCTTTAAATAAAGTTCCCGCCGACAATAACTGTCTGGCGGGATGTGATAGATGTTCGGTTGTTGGAAAAACTTCATGCTTCACGAACTACGATGGCGGTAAATCCGCTGTTGGCAAGATACCGATACGCTGCATCATAGGCGTCGCTGAGCGTTGGGGCTTTAACATACCCGATAAAATCGAAGCAGATAACCATGCCGGAAAAACCTGGGTTACCGGCATAGATGGCGAAGCGGGTGTTTTTTGGAGTAAAATGTTTGGAAATAGACATAGCGGACCTCCTTATCAGTCGCTGTTAAAATGGGTGGATGACGGCTTCCTGAAAACAAAAAAGGCAGGCCCATCATGAAGATGAGTCTGCCTTGAATGAGAACAGAATTATGAATTGTACGAGCACGCGGTGTGCAAAGTAGATGTTATCTGTCGTACAACTTTAATACTATGGAATTCGCAAGGATGTGCAAGAGTTTTTGAGGTTCTTCTTTTTAGGCTTCATTGAGCCATTTCTGAGTGATATCCTTGATTTGGTTCTGGAATTTCGGGTCCGGCAATGCTTTTCTTTCTGTCCAAATTGAATTTCGGACGATTGGGTAATCGTACACGACGCCGTCAACGATATAGGGCCAAAGAACAACTTCACCACCCACAAGCCAAAGTTTCTGGATTTTGACGGGTTTCTCGTATCTTGTGAGCCAGCATTCACTGGTCACGACAGAATCCGCCACATATTTCTGTGTTTCTTCCTCGGTCAAGAGATTCGGGTCTTCGTCCTTGATGTTGTACATTCGGACAATGAACGGTAACGGCATGTCCTTGGAGTATTTTTTGTTCCGACGCAGCTCAGCGAGCAGGAATTTTGAGACAAAATGCGCAATGCCGATGCTGGTCAGGCAGTCGTCAAGGGTATGCCCAAGACAAATTCTTGGGATTTCCTGGTCCTCCCCTTTCATCCGATTCGTTGGTATCTGCGGAACGACATCGTCCGGCAGGCATCCGGTGTCTGCCATGATATGATAAAGAATCATTGATGTTTCCTCCTGAAATAGAAAAAATAGCAGGCCCTCAAGAATCGAGAGTCTGCTTTGTTTGCACGATTTATTCTATCGTGCAGTAGATGTTTTGCTTGGTCCGCACACGCAGACAGCCCAACAGGCATCGTTCAGAACGTCTTGTCGTCAGGAACTAGCAGATACATCCAGGACTGTGGTGCTCGCTTAACGCCGAGCTCTCGCAGCGACATATCCATAGATTGGACATCAGAAACGTTCCAGCAATAAAGAGTGCCGGACTTATTGCCGTATGCAATCAGCTCATTTGCGGTAAGGCAGCTGTCCTTCACGAATTGAGCGGTCTTTGCGGTCACTTCCGTACCAATAGCATATGCCGGAAGCTCACGCAGGCAATCGAGTGTATTGATGTCACGGCAAACAAATGCGGCAGTCACTTTTCCAGCACCACCGTTAGCTTTGGTTTCGTAGCAAAATACTACAAAAGGATAGCTAATTTCCCACGGCATAGTTTTTCGGACCTCAATAGTCTTTTCTCCGCTCAGAATTTTTTCAAGCCATTGCTTCTTGATGCTGAGAAGAACGGCTTTATTCGAGTTAATTTCAAGGGCTTTATTCATATGTCAACAACCTCCACCTGAAGGAGGGGCTTAAAATCCCGCAGGATTCCAATAATTCTCACTCAATGGATTTTTACAGCACGGTTCCGTCCGTGCGACCAAGTATCTATGAGCTTTCACCGCTGTTGCGGGCGGCATAGCGGGAGTGAGGAAATTGGATTTATGCGGGATATAATCCCAACAATCCAACATTACGTATGTTTATAGCGGCATTGTGGTCGCGGTTATGTGTTGTACCGCAGCCACTGCATGTCCAACTTCTGTCTGCCAGTGTAAGGTCATCTTTTATAAGACCACCATTTCTTAAACTATGTATGCATCACAATGCTGCTTTTTCCAGTACAGGTCATCGATGATATCCGAAAGGTACTGGTTTTGCTTTAAGACGAAAAACGATACCGGATTATGCTTTACGATGAAACCAAGTCCCGTTCGTTCATCGTAAATATCTTTCATGTGGTTCAGCCACTTTGAAAAATTTTTGATATGGGAATTATCTCGAAGTATAAACCTGCCGAACCATTGCTGCTTAATGATTTGTCTTTCCTTTGCTCGCTCTTTGGATTCTTGTTCATTCCATACGATATTGTCAGGTTCGACAATTACATAGGGAATCTTCTGCCTATCCATTTCGTCTATGACGGATTCCGTTTGGCAAACGAAGATAAAATCATATTTTCCTGATTTTGCCTCTTTCATGAAGCTATTTATGTATTCTTTTTCCCATCCGGCAGTTTTTTCATAAGTAGAACTATCACTATCCCGCATTGAATAGCCATATTTGTTTTGGTGATTCGCGAGCCATGTTTTTCCGCAGCCCGCAAATACGCTTACGACCATTGTTCGTCTCATCAATCAGGGCAATTCCTTTCTTTGAAAATAAAATATATTTTGTATGGCAACAAAGACCATAGCGACTATGAAAGCACCACTACGAATAGAGGCGCTCTGGCAGCTAAAAAGAAGCTGCTCACTCCTCCGAAGAGGGTAAAAATCCTTCCCCAAGGTCATAAACGGTTTAATACAGCCACACCTGTCGGCTTTGCCTCAGCTTTACGTGATGTGTTGTCTTAGAGCGTGCAGTTAGGATTAACGCCACACGGTAACTATCTATTCGCTTATAACGGAGTGCTCGAAGCACTTATGGTAGTCAACATATCCTTACGGACACTTCTAAAGTGCAGACTTGCCGAAGCAAGCCTGCGACTTTAGTCGTGGGTTATTGACTTGTTTTTGGAGCGTCACCATTTATGGAACGGGTTCAGAAGTCCGGGACGGTATTCGTTATCGACATACATCTTGATGTCGTTATCGTCCAGGGCATCCAAAATGTTCATCCAGCATTCCGCTTCGACGTGCATCTCGCCGTCCATTTTCAAGGCCCTGTCGCACTGAACTAAGTCTGCGCGAAAAGAATTCACATAGAAGCAATCTTTTGCGGCAGCCGCGAACCTGGTAAAACTGTTCTTGGTATTTGTGGTCATAGTATTCATCCTTTCTGAAATATTTTTGTTTCTAATCAATACATACAAAAAAAGAAGCAGGCCCTCAAAAGAGAGTCTGCTTACTTGTGCATGACAGATTGTTAATTTAATGTTCAATTAGGAGGTAAGTGATGGTATCTGTTATGCAATTATTATTTTAGGCGGTTCGCACATTTGTGCAAGTGGCTTTTTTAGCTTCGTTTGTTTTTTGGCATCGCGTTGGTCCAGCCCTTAGATTTGTGTTTTTCAGGGGCATCATCAATCATGGCAAGGATACCCGCGACTTCAGTCGTGGGAGGATTTGCCCATTCACTTCCTTTCGATTAAATAGTTTGTTGCAGGCTCTAATAGTCGCAGTTTTTTAAATGAAATGCTATTCGTAATGGTTGTACCATCGAATTTTCTTAAAGCGAAATATCCCGATGACCTGCGTCCTGAAATAAAACATTCCTGCTCGTTATAGAGCACCTTGTCCCAGAGGCGAAATCCTTTAACGATATAGGGCGCTTGATTTGCTTTTCGAATTCCACCTTTCAAGATTTTCGCTTTATGGATTTGCCGATTGTGGTGTCGAATTGCCTTCGTGCGGTAACAAACACTGCAAGGTTTAGCTAGTGGATGCTTGCTAATACAACGGGCATCGTTAACATGGCTTTTCTTGATGTCGTTTTGTTCACGTAACAACTTGGTTATATAGCCATATGTGTTTTGTACTGGAATATTAAGTTCGTTGCGTAGGCGTGTCAGTAGTGTGTTACGCATGATACCCATAAAAGCCGCATCGCGAAGCGTTTTACCACGTTTTTTGCCGTCAAGTGTTATCTTCCCTTTATGGAGGTTGTTGTGGCAAGTGGTACACAAAGTGATAAGGTTGCTTGGTGCATTACCGCCCACCTTACGGCTTTCAAAGTGATGTACATGCAGCTTGACGGTTTTCTTTGCGGTGGTATGAGCACCACAGCATTGGCATGTATAGTTATCACGCTTCAAAACATACTGGCGAACATTGTATTCGTCGTACATCTCACCGAGTTGGTAGTCGGTTCCTACCGGCAGAGGCTTTCCGGCAAGCATTGCTTTTAAGCGTTGCGTGTCAAACTCTGCAGTTTCTACTCTTACAAGAGTGATAGGCAAAATTCGACAGATGCGCTTGATAACAGTAATGTGCTCTTGGATTTTTACTTCTACCGAAGGTGCAAGCCAACCCTTATGTTTGCTGTGTACACGGTTATTGAATCTTGGCGCACGGTAACGAGTTTTGCGATTTCGCCTTGAACGGCGGTTCTGTCTGCGCGTAGATAGCAATTCTACTACATCGTTGCGAGGAGTGAACTCCTCACTGTAGAGTTCGCGCTTCTCTGTAGATGCAGACAAGCCAACATGCTTGCTGCCCGCATCTACACCAAGAGTGATAGGCTGTTTGTATCCCGCACTTCCATGCAGGAGTTTGATGGTGAACGGCGTGCGTTTTACAACGCAAGCTTTTTGCTGTTTCAACAAGATGCGAGCCTTTCCGGGTGAGCAAGGCATCAAGGGCTCGCCGCGCTTGTTAAGTACATACGCATATTGCATGATGCTATGCTCCTTTCGATAAAATTGCAGCTAAAAGGAAGCTGCTCACTCCTCCGAAGAGGGTAAAAATCCTTCCCCAAGGTCATAAGCGGTTTGATACAACCACACCTGTCGGCTTTGCCTCAGCTTTACGTGATGTGTTGTCTTAGAGCGTGCAGTTAGGATTAACGCCGCACGGTAACTATCTATTCGCTTATAACGGAGTGCTCGAAGCACTTAGGGTAGTCAACATATCCTTTCGGACACTTCTAAAGCGTAGACTCGCTGATGCAAGCCCGCGACTTTAGTCGTGGGTTATTGACGACAAAATCCCTATATGGCAGCCGCATCATAATATCGGAATAAATCGGTGCGTCCTCAGTCTCTGCCAATGTTCTGAGAAATTCCGAAGCGAAATTGTACACGGTTTTTGCTGCACGCCAATAGTTTGCGACGTATGCCATCGAAAATTGTGCGGCAAGTTCCCCATCTATCGCATCGGCGGCAATCTGACCGTTTTGGATAAGGCGGTGCCCAAGCGGAATAAATTCTTTCACATAATAGTCATAGCCCTTATCCAGCAGCTTGTTGGCCCCAGAATTCAAAAGAAACTGACTGCTCTGCTCGGCATACCAAAGAGCGCTGTTCACAATTATATTGTCCACAATGATACCTCACTGCCAATACAGTTTTATTGTTCCGTCAGCAAAAAGAATCTGGCTGTACTCCTCGCCGTCAAGGACAATGCAGCGGTCCTCTCCGTGCTTGTGAGCGCCGGTACAATACACAGTTTTATTATCGATAGCCGGAATGGACGGTGCTTTTGCCAAAACCGACTGACCGTGCATGGCGCAGATGTCTAAGAAAGAAATGATGTGGTCGCCCACCCTGGAAGCCTCCAATCTAATTACAGTGCTCTAATTTGGAAAGAACCTTCAGCACGCGGCAATGGCTCGTCTGTGACTTTCAGAACGGAGCTATCTCGTTTCTCTGTCGCATATCGAATGGTTTTAAGAATCTCGTATGCCAGCTTGCTGTTGTAGGCAAGTCCTGAATTTGAAATACCAAAGTTCCCATTCCAACCAAGCCTTATCTTTTTGAGCTGTGGAATCAGAAGGTCACGGGCTTCGAGGACCCCCACCCCATTCCAGCGTGCATCATGGTACGCTTGAAGGTGCTGCTCATCGTTACCAGAAATATCAAGTGCTTCATAGATGACGCCAAATTGACCCATCAAAACACGAGAGTATGTATCCAGCGCATCGGCAACGGCTTTCCAGGAAGAGACATCTAAGCTAACACTGTATTTATATGGAGCGTCCTTTCCCGGCAGTTCCCGTGCATGATGCAGTATATCTTCCAGAATGTCGCTGCACTTGTTAGATAAACTTTTGACAGGTGCCGTTACGTTTACAGCTGTCAGAGCAGCGCAAGCACTTGCAATGTCTGCTTCGCTTGCTCCATAAGCCTCTCCAACCTCTTTGCAGATAGAGGAAAAATCGTTGCTATAAAACGTTATCATGATGGCAAGAGCGTGCAGGATGAAAGAGTACTGCTTGCTCGTGAAATCAATGTACATACGGCAAAAATCCTTTCATTTTCTACACTTTAATTATACCGCGATTCGCAATTTCTCACAACGGAAAGCGTTAAATGGTAACAGTTTATACACATTCTTTTGCAATTGACATTCTCCCCCGCCTAAGCCCAACGGCTATAGACGGGGTACTCTGCCTTCAAATTTCATAGATGAATCAGTGGCAAATGAAGGCACTTTTGCTTTCTGGACAATTTTGTTGCTTTGCTGTATGATTAAAGTACAACAATTAGGGCAATACAAAAATCGATAACGACGAGGTACTGATAAGATGGACGCGACAATGCAGACGGTTCTCCGGCTCCATGAGCAAGGTATACCTAGAAGAACCATTGCCAAACGTGCAGGCATCTCATTGCAGAAAGTGCGCAAAATACTGATTACAGCCGGGGCATGGTCAGATGAAACATCAGAAAAAATCGGGAAGCTGCGTGCGAACGGTATGTCAGTTCCTGAAATCGCAGAAGAATTGGGTGTAAAAACCAATACTGTTTGGAGCTATTTGCCATACAGCAAAGGCATGTATAATCAAGAATATCCGACCATTAACGCCATTCGAGTCCGAAATTCGAAGCGAAAAGCAAAAGAAAAAGCCCTCACCTGCACGGATACCGCACAGAATGAGGGCAGTGGCGCTTGCTGAAGGATTCGAACCTTCGGACAGTCTCCCATCGTCGGTTTTCTGGACCGATTTCATCAACCACTCGAACAAGCAAGCAGATGGCGCAGAGGGTGAGATTCGAACTCACATGCCGCGATTTCCGCGACGGCAGCTTAGCAAGCTGCTGCCCTACCGTTAGGCGACCTCTGCATAATGCACCTTTTTGACATAGGTGCTTGTATGACCCCTGGCAGACTCGAACTGCCGACTCCACATTGAGAGTGTGGTGACTTAGGCCAACTTGTCGAAGGGGCCTTATGGTGTGCCGGGCTGGATTCGAACCAGCGAACCGAAACGGAGCGGTTTTACAGACCGCCTGCTTTAACCTCTTGCATACCGACACATATGGTGCTCCCGGCTGGAATCGAACCAGCGACACGCGGTTCTTCAGACCGCTGCTCTACCAACTGAGCTACAGAAGCATGGTGACCCGTGTGGGTTTCGAACCCACAATAACCTCCGCCTTGAAAGGGCGGCAACTCTACCAATTCGTCCAACGGGCCATATATAGCCGCAATCCTGCGGCGAGGGTTTATGCGATGACAAGGATGTCATCTATCTTGGTATCCAGCATTGCTGCTAATATCACAAGGTTATCGATGGTGGGAAGCGCTGTTCCGGCTTGCCATTTAGCAACCGCCTGCGGAGACACACCGAGCATGTCTGCCACATCCTTCACCTTGATGCCTGCTGCCTTTCGCAGGGCCTTGATATTGGCACCTGTCTGCTGGATATCAATAGTAGGAACGTTCATTTTTCTTGCTGCCTTTCTGTATTGCAGGCAACAAAAAAGCTGCCTGCCGAAATCTCGACAAGCAGCTATGACATGCAGTTATCGCTTAGAAGACGCACCGCATCTGTACATGGTCTGTTTTTGCCTGTCGAGGAGTATGAGAAATAAAACTGCGTTCAAAGGACATGAACTCAGAATATTCGTAACTATACTCATACGGCATGACATTAACAGTGTTGCACAGCATTTTGGGGTATCTCCTTTCGTTTCGTTCTGATATTATTATACCATGTTTTCGCAAGTTCGCAATCAACTTGTGGTTTAGTTTTTTGGTCTGTATACTCTCCAAAACAAAAAGCCGCCTCTTATGTGAGGACGGCTTTTCTTATTGTGGCAGGGGTAACACGACTCGAACATGCAACAAGCGGTTTTGGAGACCGCTGCTCTACCACTTGAGCTACACCCCTATATAGATACTCCAGCTGGGAGTCGAACCCAGAGTAAAACGGGACTTAAAGCCGCCGCGTTTGCCAGTTTCGCCACTGGAGCATATGGCGGGTTGTACAGGGTTTGAACCTGCGGCCCACGGATTAACGGTCCGTTGCTCTACCAGCTGAGCTAACAACCCATAAATGGCAGTTGTTGTACTGCCGGACATGGTACTCCCCGAGGGATTCGAACCCTCAAAACGGTGCGGTTTGAGCGCACTGTGTCTGCCAATTTCACCAGAGGAGCTTATGGCGGGCGTAGCAGGATTTGAACCTGCGACAAACGGATTAACGGTCCGCCGCTCTGCCTACTGAGCTATACACCCACAAAAGTGGCAGATAATGCTCTGCCGGGCATGGTGCGCTCGCGGGAAATCGAATCCCGAACACCCCGATTAAAAGTCGGGTACTCTACCGATTGAGTTACGAGCACTTGTCGCGCATCTTCCGTGCCTTGCTTATGGGAACACAGCTTCGAAGAATCTCACTTCCGATGCGCATGAAAGTGAGCGTTGGCCGAGAATGGTCGAGTCGAACAACCGTTGTCAGGGTCAAAGCCTGATGCCTTACCGTTTGGCGAATCCTCGAATATACATTATGTATAATAGCATACACTTTAATAAGCCTGGCTGGAATTCACTCCAGCGGCATTAGAGTGACCTGATTCTGATTTTCTGCATCAAAAAAGCACCCATCAGGCGTTGTGCGTCTGACAGGTGCTCATATCGTGCAGAGTATGGAAAACAACCGATACTTGGATGATTTTATTCAACCATCACTGCACTATGATTTGCACAAACAGACAACACAAAACAGCCGAAGAGATTCCAATTGCTCCACAGCTTTTGCAATTTATTCTGTTTGTTCATCATAGCAGCAAACATCGTGCAATTTTCCTTTCATCAAATTCAGTGTCTATATTATACAATGTGTAAAATACAAAGTCAAGGCTTTTCATAAAAATAATAGCAGGCCCACGCTTATTGTTTGTCTGGCTTCCAAGCCACAATCCGCACTATCACATTCGAGAGCAGTACGTCCTCATACGAGCACAGTACGCCTAAAGCGTTAGCCATTCTGGACTCGTAGTCAGCCAAAGCCAGGTCGATGGGCGCGTTAATTTCAGCAGAACCATCCGTTGTTCCCAGAACGGGAGGCCTCGTGCTTTTCCTTTTGACGCTCCAGTTGTTTGCCAGCAAGTAGTCGTACAGTGCATACGGATTAACTGCGCTTATACCTTCTCTCGATGACAGTATCGTATATGCCCGCTTGTATTTTCTGGTTCTTTCCAAGTCTCTTTTAGTTGGAGTGTGAGGGAGCCTGGTTAAGTCCATGTTGCTGCGCAGGTCCGAGAGCTTCACTTTGACAGCAATCGAATTTTGCTGAATATACCAAAGATATTCAGCATACGATATACCCTTGCTATGGGTCAACGCACTCACAGCGTCAGCAACCTCTTTTGGAAACCCCGTTCTGATGTCTTCTATTGTGACGGACGTATCTTCGACCGTATCATGCAGAAATGCCACAGCCTCGGCTATTGGGTCACCTTTTACGCCTTCTGCTACAACCGTAACGTGCGCTTTGAAGTAGTCCTGCCCAGCCTTGTCTTTTTGCCCGGCATGAGCCTTAACAGCCCAAGCTCTGGCTTTGGCAACCATCTCAATGTCAGACTGCTTCCACTCTAAAGGAATCGTAATGTTCACTTGTACGCTTGATTTTTTTGCCAACTATATCACCTCATACATATATTATGTATGTATTCTGTGCCGTCAGTCAAACTGCTCAACGAATATTTTACAAAAAATCAAAAAGAGCCATTCATCCCACAGGCAAGCCTGCAGGTTTTCTGGCTCTCAATTATAACCCTATTCGATATAGCAATCTGTTGCCTTGTATTGCTCACAAAAACAAAAAAGCCGGGAAGTCCCGGCAAACATGGCGGCCAGAGTGGGATTCGAACCCACGGACGTTTGCGGCGTCGCTGGTTTTCAAGACCAGTTCCTTAAACCACTCGGACATCTGACCACAAAAGGATGGGGCGGGACCGAAATCCCGCCCCACAGCAAGGAGAAAAAACTATCGATTACCGTTAGTTAGAGGATGGCAAATTAGTGGATGCCCAGGGAAGCGGCATAAGCAGCTTCACGAGCGGCAACCTGTGCCTGCAGAGCAGCGATGGAAGCGGCATAAGCGGCTTCACGCTTTTCAGCAGCAGCCTGAGCTTCAGAGGTAGAAGCGTACTGGGGTTCATTGCCGGCCAGAGTGCCAGCATAACCCTTGACGCCATCAGCGCCCTTGACAGTCAGGACTTCGTGACCACAATGGTCACAGACGTAAACGTTACCTTTGCGGGTCCAGTTGTGATAGCCACAGCTGGTGCAGACGGTGTACTCATTGCCCCAGGTGCCATTGGCAATAGCGGCGGCAATTTCACCGTGCTCAGAGACTTCAACGTTCTTGTGAGGAGCGGTCGGAGTAGTGGTGGTAGTACCGTTGCCCTTGTTGGAGCCGGTAGAAGTGTTGTCCTTACCGGTGTTGTCCTTATCGGGGGCCACTACGTCGCCCTTGTCATCGGGAGTGGTGGTGCCGCTGTCGCCGGTATTGTCGCCCTTGTTGTCGCCCTTATCGTCGGGGTTGGTGACATCGCCCTTGTCATCGCCCTTGTTGTCATCCTTGCCGTCATCGGGAGTGGATGCAGAAGTGGCTTTCAGGGTCAGGACGTTGTCGTGGATGTCGTCGCCCAGGTAGTAGAACAGGCGGTCATGGTTCAGGCTCTTGCTGGATGCGGTGTAAGTATCACCGGAATCCGTGGTCCAGGCTTCAACGCTCTGACCATCAACGCTGCCGGGGAAAGTGGCAGTGTCAGTTTCGGTCAGCACAGTGTTGCCGTCAATCTGATAGTTGATGGTGATGGAACGCGGATTACCTTCGGCCGCATAGCAGGAAGTGATGCCGTCAGCGGTGAACCACTGGTCAACTGCATCGTACGGCAGAGTGTCGCCGGGATAGTAGTTGTAGGTGTAGCCGCCGTGGCCCTGCAGGGTAATCCAGTAACCGTAGTCATACTGGCTTGCCGGGAACGTCATAGAGCCGCCCGGAGCCAGGTCCTGGGAAGAACCGTTGCTGAAAGAGAAATGATAGGTGTCGCCGGTGGCTGCGAATGCTGCGACAGGCAGACAAGTTGCCATCATACCGGCTGCTGCAATCCCTGCGATTGCTTTGATGATTTTCTGATTACTCATGCTGTGTACTCCTTTGCTTTTTTGATTTTTTCGTCTATTTATCTGCATTTATTCAGATACCGGTTTGAAAGAAATCAGCCGCAGCTTTGCTGCGTTGCCCACCATCTGCCACGTGGAGGCTTTCTCATGGATGGTTGACGAAGCAGATATGTGCTTCGCCAGTGTCGCAACCGTCTTCGCCACTCGACACAATTTCGGTTTGAATTTATCCCCGTAAAATCGCATGTCCATGCTGCGCGGAGAGGATAAAATTCTTCGTGGTATGGTTTCGGAGTTCCGCGCCTGATTGGCCGTACTACACGCAATGCAGTACAATACCCCAGATACCTTTGGCGAAAGGAAGCGAAAGGGTGTCTGGATGGAGAAGGGAGATGGCCTCGAACCATCGATACCCTGCTTTGCGGCAGGTGCTTTATCCAGCTAAGCTATCCCTCCATGATGGCGGGTCAAGCCCGCCAAATAGCGTTACGCAAACTGGAAGTCGCCGTACTGAGTCACGGCGCGTTCCAGGCGCAGAGGAATGGTTTTTGTGCTCTTCTGAGTGATGTCTTCGCGTGCTACCTGAGCTTCACTCACGCCAGCCGCCTGCAGGACTTCATACAGATTGGAAGGACCAGTACCAGCATAACCGCAAGTCAAGCCATTAACCTGAAGTGTAAAGCCGTGCAGATGCGGTGCCAAGCCGGGCACGAAATCAAGTTCGACAATGACCTCATCGCTCTTATCGTTCACACGATTGACCGAGATGGCGCGGACGTTCTGATTGCCAAGCATCCCAATCAGCTTTTTGGCTGCTGCAGCGGTTTCAATGGTAGTTGTACCTTCGACATTGATAATTGCCTGTTCCATAAGTTTCATCTCCTTTCTATTATCGCTTCATTGGGTAATGGGGCTTGATGGCAGGTTCGAACTGCCGACCTGCGCGTTACGAATGCGCTGCTCTACCAACTGAGCTAATCGAGCACGATAGGGTGTTTTATGCTGGTCACCCCTTGAGCGAGAAGCCAACTCGCATCCAGCACCATTCGATAGCTGCATCGATGGATTCTGCTTTATACCCTTTCCGCTGTTTTCCGGTCTTATTCGCGACTAACACCGGGACTTTCGAATACTTTCAGGCACAGCACCTGTTTGTCTATTATTTTTGAGGCTGTCTCATCGACATTTGGACAGCGGACCACAAGTGGACCATGCTCACCAAGTTTAACGTCGTGGCGTACGGTGACTGCGACGTGTGGAGCAAGTAGCGGGGGTCGAACCCGCGTCTCCGCCTTGGAGGGGCGGAGTATTAGCCGTTATACGATACCTGCATAAAATTGCGGGTGAACCCTCACTTAGCCCCGCCATGACATCCGTTTAGTAGGTCGTCATCCCCGGATGTCATCTTCACACCACCTGACAATCTTGCGAACCTCATCGTTGACGATACGCGAGAATCCAAGAAAGCGCTTGGGTGTTGGTCAACTTCAAATTTTGAGCCCTGTCGTTGATTCCCTGTCAAATCGGGTTAACGGTTGTCGTTGGGCTGTGTGTGAGACTGCGGCGAAACTTACCAGTTGCCGTGCAGCAATCTCGCCTTTACGGCTGTGTCGCGTCTGGATGCGCCCCGACTTGACGGGGATGCTCGTACGTTTGCATGCTTCTAAGACATTCGTCAGCAGCCGCAAGAGCCGCTGTCCGCCACCCGCCACGAGGAGGCCGCCTTAATGGGTGGCATGCTGTCCGCCAGATGTTGTGTATAGCATCGTATCATGTGATTTCGATACATCCAACGGATAGCGTCTGGAGCTGGAAATCGGACTTGAACCGATGACCGACTGATTACAAATCAGTTGCTCTACCAGCTGAGCTAAACCAGCAAATACAAACATTAGCCAGATGCCCGGAACACGGAAACATCTGTTGCCCACCGTCCGCCGCGTGGAGGCTGTTTGCTTGGACGGCTGGCGCGGAGTTACCCGCGCCAAAGAAAGGAAGGATATTACTATGAAACGGATGATTTTCACGCTTCACCTGTGTCAGCTCAAATGAAGCCATGCGACCAAGATTGGGGAAAGGAAAACCTTGATGTCTCAGGAGCCGTTCCTCTTCCTGAGAACAATTGTATTATACCATATATGTGGTATCCGGTCAATGAAAAGACACAATATATAGTGTCTAAATTGTAAACAAACATTAAGATACCACTATATCTTGTGGTTGGGGCAAGCGCATCAAAAATGCCTTGTGGTTCCGGCAGATTGCAGGAAAGTCAGCAAATTTTTAGCCGAACCTACCATGGAAACCACAGCGCCACTTTTCGCGTATAGGTCGGCAATGGAATCTTCCTGCCCCTATGGTTAGTCCTTCCCAAGAAAACGCACCCACTGTGTACGCTTGATTGGCTTGCTGTCGAAAGCACAGTGCTCGTCATGATAATCCGGCATCAGTTTCCGCTGGAAACACCTCGTACACGCTGACATACAGCATCCCCGGCTTGTAGTCAGCGTACTCAACCGAGCGTTTTTGGTCGTATACTTTCACGTCTGAGTCATCGTCCGCCGTGAGCCAAAGATACTTGACGTGCTCAGCATAGCGCGGGTCTTCGATACGATAGCTCTGCCCCTCTTTGATTTTCAAATGACGTGCATTTGCTTGGGCACGCGAAAACTCAACGAATGCGCCGTAGTCGCCAATCACGATTCGGTTATACCCGCTGGCAATGACCGTGCCGCTTCTGGTTTCGAGTTTGGTCGTATCGCCGGACATATTGCACCATTCCGGCAAAGTTTCTTCAAATTCTGCCCGCACATCCTTGAAAAAGGTACGTGGGATGGGCTTGTACTTGTATTCGTAGGCAAGCTGCTCTTGAAATTTGAGCATTCGAATGCCGGTCTCTGAGATTTCATGCTTCATCATTAACTCATCCACCTTTTTTCCCACTGGTCGTACTCAGCGACTTCTCGTTTTACGGTTTTGCCGTCTTTCTTATATACAGTGATACGTTGTGCATAGTTCACCGTGTGCTTTTGTAGCTGTTGCAGGGCTTCTTTCTCAGAGTTCACCTGCTTCATCCAGAACAACTTTCCCCTGCTCACCGTAGTCACCCGTATAGCTGCTTCGGATGATTCGTGCGGCACGGTCATTCTCCTGCTCTTCGTAGGCTTTGACAATAAAATCGACATATGCTTTGAACTTCTGCTCGTCACCGTCTCGATGTGCTTCAATGAGTTTTCCAATCGTCACAACGTTGATTTGGTTCATGATTTTTTGTCCTCTCTTTCCATACTTTAATTATACTCTTCCGTCAGACTGAAGTGTGATTTTCTAACGATTGTTAGCGAAAAATTCATAATTTGAAAGGGCAAAAGCTGAACGTTGGAACGTCTGAATCAGGGTTTTCAACCTGGTATTTGATGACTCTTTTTTGCGCCCCTAAAGCCTTGTATGTCTGCTCAGCATTCACGCATAAGCCGTTGGCAAAGAAGAGAGTGGAACCATTGCGTTCACTGATATTTTCGGCAGAATACATTTTTGGCTTTCTGATTCCGGGGTCAAGATGGATTCCACCACGCATCAGCTTTTCAGCATAGAACCAGACATCAACGCGGGAGAAAATGTAAAGCAGCTGCGTGGTTCTGAAATAATAGAGAATCTGGTCCGCACCACTCCTGTATACCCAGCCCGGGGTGTGCCATAAAGGGTCGATGCCATCCCGATACCGCCGCGCCACCCGTTGTTCGTTCAGAGCGTCAGGCACCATGGAGAAGTAGTCCACCGAGGTTTCCAGGTAGAAATTTCCGGTATTGTGACTGTCCACTTTCGCTTCCAGGCCAAAGGTCTTACCATTCTTCTTCCAGACAATGAAATCGGTATCTTTGTCTTGATATGATTTATCCTGAGTCACGTCATCGTAATGGCTAATACCATGATTCACTTTGATAATCGGGTCGTTAAGGAATTTAAGGAATTTGCGAGCCAAGTCTTCTCCGAATTTTCCCTCATCGAGTTGCTTTGACATCTTAAACTGACGAGGGCTTTCTTCCCAGGCTATCATACTTTTACACGGCATCTGCCGAATTTTCAGGCAGCTGCGATACGATATGTGCAACGATACGTTCTGTACAGGCATTGACAACGGCGCTGGCAGTCCGCTGTTCACGCAGCGAATGGCAGAGTTCGTCGAGTTCGGATTCCGTGAAGGGATAGTCTGCCGAAGCAAGGAACTTCTTGCACAGTTCTTTCATGTCATCGTCGCCTAAAGGCTTGACGCGGTGTTTGAAAGTGAATCGGCGAATGAGGGCTTCGTCAAGGTTATCGACGCGGTTTGTGGTGCCGATGAGAATGACATCGTTTGGGAGCCGGTCCAATTCCTGCATCAAAGCAATGGTGACGCGGCTCATTTCAGCGACATCATCGCGGCTGCCACGGCACATTCCGATAGCATCAATTTCGTCAACGCAGAGAACGCAGGGCGTGCGCTTTGCGTAATCGAACACTCTGCCGATGTTCTGCTGTGTCCGGCCAAGAGCAGAATTGACAAGGCCAGAAAATTTCAGGAAAACAAACGGTAAATTCGCCTTGTGTGCAATGTAGCGGGCCAATTCAGTCTTACCAACACCAGGAAGGCCCGTCAAAAGCAAAGAGCAAGTATAGTGGATGCCAAGCTCCTTGATGGCTAAAGCTGCTTTTCTGGTGGCCAAGAGCTTGTTGATGACTGTTTCTTCCTCCTCGCGGAGCAGGAACCGGCTCTCAGGGAAATTTGTAGCGTCCTCCGCAATCAAGAGACTTTCCAGGTTGGCAGGCAGCTGAATGAGTTCCGGTTTCAAAAGATTCAGCTTTTTGAGTTCAGCCTCCTTAAACCGGGCATCTTTTTCAGGGACATTCTTTTCAAGCATGATTCGGCACTGAGTCTGTGCGTTTCGAATATCGCCATCCACCACAAATCGAATTAAATTACGTACGTCGTCTGTCATTTCATTTCCTCCTAAAAAAGAAATAGGCCGCCAAATGGCAGCCTGTTAATATGAGGTTATATTCTGATTTTTGTTTCTACTGCAAATAGTGTTTACCGTCGAAACAGAGAGATTATATTCAGTGGCAAGCGCCTGCACCTTCTCGCCTTCCCTGTGGCGTTTAGCAATCAGTGCATTACGTTCCGTGTTTTTTCGCGGACGGCCGCGTTTCTGTAAAATTCCAGCTCTGACATTTTCCTGATGAAACGTTTCATAAATCGCCGTTTTAGAGATTCCGTATTCCTTGGCAATAGTGCTGACCGAGACCCCTCTTTCGATTTTGCTTCGAATATCGGAATTCCTTTGATTGGTCTTGTCTTTCAGCGCCTTGTGATAGTATTCCTGACAGGTTTTTCCAATTTGGCGCATGTCCTTGTAAAGAGTGGATTTTGAAATACCGTATTTCTCACAGATGTCTTTTGAGGACGTTCCTGCCTCATAATCCGCAAGAATCGCCTTGCGCCTTTCATCCAACTTTTTGGAATTTGTATGTAAATGCCCTGCAAGGACGGTACGGACACTGCTTCGAGACAAAAAGTATTTTTTGGCGATTTCCTTATCAGTCATTCCGGCTTTCGCATCTTCCAACATAGCCGCATTGCGAACTTTCGTGGCAGCAGACTGCTTTTTCTTGTTCTTCTTAATCGTAGCTTGAGCGTATTCAGAAACAGTATAGTAGCACTGCTGATAAGTCACGCCATGCTTCTTTGCGATTTCAGCAACCGTCATCCCGGCTTTCGCATCTTGAATCATAGCTTCGTTGAGAGGTGCTCTTTTTGCTTTCTTTGCAAGATTCTTTTCTTTTGCTAGGTCTCTCACCATGGCATAACAATAAGAGCTTGAAAAATACGTTTCCTTGGCGATTTCCTTGACAGTTTTGCCAGAAAGATACATTTCCCGAACCTTTTCGCGGTCTTCTTTGACCTGCTGCTTCGCAACATCTTTCTTTGATGCAGCCATGCAATTATTCCTCACTTTGACAACTTTTACTTTTCCCTGGGCCTGGACTATACCGCTTCATGGCGCGATATACGCTTCCCTTTTTGAGCCCGTATTCTTCCGCAAGCTCTTTGACAGAAACGCCGTTTTTGTATTTCCTGACCATCTCGGCGTTTCTTTTCTTGCCAGTCTCGATACGGTTTTGGCTGTGGATTTGTCGGCCATTCTTTCCGTGCGTATGAAGAATCCGATAAAAGAGCGTTCCACTGATGCCGTATTTTTCCTGGAGCTCCGGAGATTTTGCGCCCATCTCATATTCATGAATCATCTGGGTTTGCCAGGCTTTCTTCTTTGCTTTCCTCTGCCGGGCCTGTTCTTTGTAAAAGTCCTTCAGACTATATCGGACAGTAGAAACACAAATTTGATACTTTTTGGCCAGCTGTTCCTGGGACATACCGTTCTTGGCATCCTCCAGCATCTTTTCATTTCGTGCCCTGACTTTGTCATGAGTTAGACACACGTGGGTAATCTTGTTAATCGGCATTTTCGCTATTCTCCTTAGCTCTGGCTTTTACGTTATACTGGTAAATCCCATTTTGATGAAGGATAAGGTAACCTAGTGAAGGGCTGATATTTACCTCCCTGCTCAACTCGATAATCGATTTTCGAGGATTTTTCTTGTAAGCATCAAGAAAAGTTTGGTTCCGCATCTTTTTCTCTTTTTTGAGAGCCGTTTCAATATGATTGTATTTTTGGCTTTCGTACTCTCCGCTCGAATGCAAGATTGCATAAATACGCTGCATGGAAATGCCGTACATCTTGCCCAATTCTCTGGCCGTCATACCGCCTTTATACTGTTTAACAATTTGCTCATTTCGAGTGGTAAGTCTCTTCCTCTTTTTTTCAAAATAACGAGGCGGCTCCTGCGTATCTTTTAGAATCTTGTAGCACATCGTTTCTGAAAGATTATATTCCCTCGCGATTTCTAAAATCGGCTTTCCATTTTTGTAATCTTCGATGATGCTTTTATTGCGGTTCATGCGTTCTTCTTTGTTTGACATAAAGCCTCCGATAAAAAGAAAGAGCAGGTTCAAAACTGAGCCTGCCCTAGCCTTTCGGTCGGATTTTGCCCGACCAACGATGTTTTTTGATGCCTTTCGTTCTATATTTTGTATTATATGCAATTCGCACAGATACACAATGTTTTTCTTTCTGGTAATTTATGGTATGTGATGTGCAAAAAAAATTAGACCACCACCCTTTTTGGGGTAGTGGTCTTGATTGCTATTGCTTTCGCACAATCAATTTGTATGATTTTGATTCCAACGCTTTCTGCTGAAAGAATCCGAATCAAAGTTTCGTTCTAGGAGTATCAGCTGTTCGATTCACCCGGCAGCCACTGCTGCGGATAAGCACGAAGGCGGTTACTCGGCACGCAGTCATTCAGAGCAGAGTTCTCAGCAAGCGCCATATCAATGATGTAGTAATCATTGCCGTTGCGCATTACATCGACGCTCCACTGCCCTGTCAACTCAATGCGAGGAATAACCTTCTTCAGCTCAGCCAGAACAGTTTGAACGCTTTCGTGGTAACGCTGGTTCAGAATGTCTTCATGCATCTTGTAGACAACATAATCATGGCGTTCCTGTGGGCTGCTGACTTTTTTGAATTCGTTCTTCATAACATCGCTGCGCCAATAAGGACTTGCGCCAAGGATTTCCTTTGTATCAAAATCCACAAACACGCGATATTCAGTGTGCAGCGGCAAACCGTTGTAGATGGTGGGGTTATTTTCTTTGTCCTTGATGTATTCTCTGACGACCCACTCGTTCGTGGTGTTCGCGCCGTAGAAGCAGCGATTGTTCAGAGGGGATGCCATCGAGCATGTCAGATGATTCAAAAACAAGAAATACTCGCCCATCTCATTGATTTCCTTCGGGTTATGGATATGAGCGTTGCGGAATTCGTATTTGGAAGAATACGTGCCCGTTTTGATAAAATAGTCTTCGTATCCATCAAGATGGAAGACTTTCTGGCAATAACGGTTCACGATTTCCTTTGTAACGGGATTCAACGTCTCGAAACCAAGGCGGGTAAGCTGCAGCATGGTGATAGGTACGCGAAGAATTTTTGTGTCCGGAACCTTGAAAAATGCGCTGCCGTACAATCCCTCTACCAGAGGAGGAAACCAGAAGCCCATAGAGTTGGGGTTCATCTCAAGCATCTGATAAGTGAAGTCATCAAGGTCGAGGATGTCAAGACCTTGACGGAACATGTTGTAGTAGAACATCTTTGTGCTGTCGTTCTTTGCATTCTTGTAGCCTGCGTAGTTTTGAAGCAGTTCCTTGTACGACGGCTCAGAAATGTCAATCTTCATCAACTTTCCGGTGAGCTGCGGACGGAGTTCTTCGGGGTAGCGTTTCAACTCCTCGTTTGTAACCTCTGTCATAAAGTCGCGGTTGGCAGAGTATGTCACATAATAGCCACTGCGTTCCGCGTTGTAGATGTACAGACGCGTTTCAAGCACCAGTTCTGTGACGATGCGGTCAATGAGCGAATTGAGTTCCGGTGGGAAGTAGACCTTTTTGTCGAGAATTGCTTTGACTGTAGCTGTATCCCACTGGAGCATATTTTCATGCAGCTCTCCGCTTTCAAGAACCTGTGTCTTATAGACCTCATCAAAGGTTTTGAGGGCATCAGGGTCAGTTTTGAGCATTGCTGCAAGCTCCTCATAGGAAAACGGCTTATCTTTCTTATCGGTTAAGATGGCGCTGATTTGTTCAAACATGTCTTTTGTTTCAGTCATTTGTGGTCTCCTTTTCTAAAAAAGCCACCGTTTCTGTAGGAAAACAGTGGCAATGTATAAGTGATATGGTTTAGCTTGCAATGTACAACTCACTGTTGGAAATGTTCTCCAGCCAGTTTTTGTTCATTACATTACCAAAACGATATTTCTTCTGCGACTTGTAGGACCAATCGCAGCCGGAAACGACATCACCGATGGCGTTCAAGTACAGCTCGCCGCTGTAAAAGTCGATATCGCCGGTTTTGTTGAATTCGTATTCGAGCTTGTCTACATGAGGTTCACGCTTCTTATAGATATTCGAATCGAGATTCTTAGCACGCCCTTCGTTTAGTAAATAAGCCAGATGGAAGTCCGTTACCTTATCGTTACGGTTATATTTCAAGCCACTAAGGATACTTTCACTTTCATATGGGATTGCTTCGTGGAAGTTATCACTGCTGATGCAAAGACCGCACATATAGTCATCTTTTTCATCGCAGTAGGCCCACCACTCCAGACTCGCCATAGCAAGGTCAGCCATCTTATCGACAGCTTTTCCGTTAGTGACCATGTAAAAGCTTCCAACGGCGATACCGCGCTCTTTGACAGCTTTCAAGGTGTATCGAATTGCCGGTATATTCAGAGAGATTTCCCCACCGGTAAAGGTAAGAGAGCTGATATAAGCTCCCTTCTCAAAGTTGTCGAGAAAAGCATCGATGTACTTCTCCTGAATATCGATGCTTTCGGCATCTCCGCGCAGGCAGTGCGCACAGCACATATTGCATCGGCGCGTAACTTCTATGAATACGTTGTTTGCGCTATAAATACGCATTTTTTCATGCCCTTTCTGTTATTCTTCCTCGCAATCCTCGTAGTCGTCCATGAAGTTCTCGTTGCGGTCGATGACAACATTCACATCCGGCGGAGCGATTTTAGTCAGACCATAGTTCAAGAAGAACGAGCCGGGAATGTCATCGACATCGCCCCAGTTCCAGCAACCACAGTTGATTTCCAGCTGTCGTTTGCCTTCATCCGTCTTGAGATAGTCCATGACAGCACTGCGCAGGACCGTTTCGGGGTCATGGATTTGCTCCGGATTGTAGCTGAATTGCATCAGTGTGCATTCCGTTGCGGATAAGCCAATGACCTCATTGGCGACGATAGTGAAAGTCTTTAGCATTGGTATTCCTCCTTCCTAAACGTTGACGATGCCGCCGTGCTTGGCCAGAACCGCGTCTACGGTTTCTACGGGCACATACCCGTAGACCGTAGCCAGCGGTGCCTCGTCGTCTTCAGCAAACGGCAAAAACTCTTCGACCTCCTCAGACAAGTAGCTGAGTTCGACCTTAGAGTAATTGCCGTCCGACAGGTCTTCGTTCGGTATGCAGTAGTGCATGCCGCTTGCCTGAATCGACAGGGTGAAGCCGTCTGCACAAACTGCTTCCGGACGAAGTGCAGCAGTACCAAAGATGGTCTTGCTGAAGGTTTTGCGGAGAAATTCGTTGGTATTGAAAATAGCCATAGTAATATGCTCCCTTTCTGTGTGTGAGATGTTTCTTAGATGTACTTTTCCCAGAAGCGCTCGAACTCTTCGTCCGGCATCTGGGCTTCGGTTTCATCCATCACGCGGTCGTAAGTATCGCTGGAAATGTCGGTCCCGACAAAATCAGCAACAGCCTCATGTCCGCGCTTCTGGATGGCATCCTTCAGGATAGCCCAACGACATTCGTGAATGGCATCATCCAGCGTTTTGTTGCCATCAGGCTGCCAATACTCGCCTGTCTGCTGAATTCTATAAAACTCATCCAGCGCATCATCAACATTGTTTTCGAGAAGAATATCGTCAATAAAATTGATAGGATAATCCTTGCCGTTGATTTTCACTTCTGCATAACTGAACGAGTCATCATCATCGGGGCTTGCGCAGCATTCGACAGCAAAAACTTCATGGGTTTTGCGGTTGGCTTTGCATGGCAGATTGAACATTGCACCGGAATCAAAGCAGGACTCAATGCAGGCATTGACCACATCGCTTACGGGAGACTCTGCAGCCTCCTGATATTCCGGCATGTGCCAGATGTCGATGCTTGCCTTGTTGGTATCCTCAATGTTGCGGACCTTCAAGACACGGACACCCTTCTTCTCCATGTGAATGACGGCACGGCACAGGTCCACACGGATTTCGTGTGAATCCATAATGGTGCCGCGGTCATCCTTAGGTAGGAAGATTTCGATAACTTTGTTGATATCGGGGGTTTCGGCGACGAAATAGACTTTGTCATCGTGAATTTTGAACATTGCATTACGCTCCTTCTTGTTCATACAAAAAGGGCGGGCTCCCTAAAAACAGGAAGTCCGCCCTTTAAGCGAAATTGTGAATGTACGAAAGGCATAAAACCCTTTCGATATGGAATGTTATCTATCGTACAATTTTTATTGTAGTCGGTTCGCACAGCTTGTCGAGTAAATCAGGTGCAATTTTTATGGTTTGCAAATCCCACACGCCGAATACCCTTCCTGGATGAGCTCATCGCGGGGCCCCATATAGTCGATTCGATTCTTTTGACTCATCGATTCGACTGCAGAGCAATCGGGTTTGTGAAACTTCATAGTGCTCGTGTTCAGAACGTATGTCTCGTCTATGACAAGTGAAGCTTTGTCCTGTTCATCCTTGGAATCTGCAGCACTACCGGCTTCAATCCGATTTTCATCATGATATTCACCGGAAGTGAAACTTACCTCTTTGCCATCCGAGGTGCAGTAAATATCACCCAGCAGGTCTGTGCGATAAACCTCGACACCTTTGTTTTGCAACTTGTCGAGTGTTTCCTGATGTGGATGACCGTAACTGTTCCCTGTGCCACAAGAAATCACAGCATATGTTGGATTTACCGCATCCAGAAAAGCCTCTGAGGTAGATGTACTTGAGCCATGATGCCCTACTTTCAGAACTGTTGACTGAATGTCTTGTCCCGATGCAAGTATCACGTTTTCCGCTTCCTGTTCCGCATCTCCGGTAAAGAGGAACGAGGTGTCTCCATAGACAATACGCAAAACAATCGAAGTATTGTTCGTGTCATCGGGAACAGAATTAACACCAACTATCGTGAATTCCGCTTCCCCCAGAGTGTAGGTTTCACCCACATCCGGTATCGTGATGCCTCCGCCTTTTTGCTCCGCGTAGCTTGCAAAGTCCCGAAATGCTTTGCTGTCGTATTCTGTCACAGGGCATAGAGTCATGTTCGCAGTGACGGCCTCAAAAGCACCGGACAAGCCGCCGATGTGGTCTTCGTGCGCGTGAGTCCCAACGACATAATCCAGGTGCCCATCGGTTTCACGCTGCATAACAGAATATAAGAGGTTAGAATCATCGACATTGCCGCCATCAATGAGCATTGAGTGGCCGTCGCAGGTAACAAGAGCGGAATCCGCCTGCCCTACGTCTATAAAATGAATGGTAAAGCTGCCGTCCACCGAACCGCCAGCCGTCTGGTCACTGCTCACAGTGCTTTCTGAGACGACCCCGATACTGGATGGACTTTCCGATATTATCGGATTCTGACCGCAGCCGGTGAAGCTGAGTGCAAAGAGCGCAGCGATGATTGCCGCTGTACTCCGTAAAAGCTTGTTTTTGATTTTCATGAATTCTTCTCCTTTCAACAAAAAAAGCGGACCTACCCCGTGATGGGATAAGTCCGCTTAAAATACAGATTGTGAATCCTACTGATTGCTTAGTATCTGTTCACACTTTACATTGTACGGCGTTCGTATATTTTGGCAAGCGCTATTTTTCCCCAAACTTGATGTCGATATATACAATCTCAAAGCACAACGCAGCGCTCAAGACAAATCCAAGAACAACATATGACGGATGAGTCAAGGACCAGCCAGGATTCGCTAGATACCCATGCCAATATCTAATGTTAAGTACAAAAATAAACACCGGCAGAATTAGATACCAGATGCTTTCCAGCACAATTTTGATATTTTTTCGCATCTCACTCGCCTCGAAATTCGAGCGGAATCATGGTCCGGCGCTTTTGGCTTTCTGAATACCAGATAACGCCAAATCCGACCAGGATAGCGAAAATGATGATTTTCAAAAGCTTCTTCATTTATTTCTCCTTTTATGCTGCGGATGCAAAGATGTCACCGCAAGGGCAGTTATAAAACATTTTATACCGACTTGTCACGGCCAATATATCCCAATTCTTAATATCTCTCTCCTTTTTTAGAAAATTTTTATCGCTGCGAATATCTTTATGGCATCGTGATATTCGCAGAATAATTGTTTATGCTTTGCTCATTTTTGTCAGTCGCTTAGCAACTGACATGATGAGCCATTTCTGGGTTTTCTCCGAGAGTTGGCGGGGCTTGCATTCGATTTTCTTGCGAATCCCGCAGGTACTTTCGCCGTTGTAATATAGCAGAACTCCTATACCATCAGGAATCTCATCTTTGACTTTCTTGTATAGTGCTAACGGCATCGCATAGTAGTTACAGTGCCCCACAAAGTTGTGGCCATGGTCAGAGTGAAAGTCACTCACGGAAACCTTAATTTCCACGCAGGTGATGACGGTGTCGATGGTGTATGTATGTTTCGTCTTATATAGCCTGCAGAACCGTTCCGTACACGGTTCATTACGAAAACTCCAGTTGGCGATATCTTTAGGGCATGATACTTCCTGCGTCCACTGCCGGACGGACGGCATAACTAAGTCTCTGTCCTCATCCCTGTACATTGAGAGTTTGCAGGTCCCACATTTTGTTTCTGATGTGAAGCACTCTTGGACCCGAACGAAGTCAACAAGACCGGATTTTATCGAGCCACACTCGACAGGTACTTCCAGAGCTTCGAAGCCTTGACGGAACGAATCAACCCGGTATCCACCATAGCTGGTAGGATGCCAAACCTTTAGCGCTGATTTGATTTTTTGAGTCAGAAGAGTTTTTGCCATGGCTACTCCAATCCTCATCGAATGATTTCGTGCGCAATAACGTCGGATTCCGTACAAAAGATATCGCTGTAATCGGCCTCATCATTGCCCGCACAGACCTCATGCTGATATGGTGCCGTGCCCTTGCGTTCAATTTCAATGCGCCAGATACCGTTCGTATAGCGCACTACCAAAATCGTGTCATCATCCAAGAACAGCCGGACTCCCTTGACATCGAAGCAACCAATTTCATCGACCCCATAGTTGGAATTATCCAGGCAGACAAGGTCGTCACTGGACCCATAAATTTTGACCACGTTGCACCTCACACCGTTTTCTGTTCGCTGGTGACAATGCGCGGGATGAATAGAAATTCAGTTTTTCTTGTTTCAGCGTTGGTTCTCCGAATGGCCGTGCCATCCCGAACGATTTTCACGCCATCCTTATTGATGACAGGCTTTTCTTTGCCGACGAAGTTCATCAGTTCCAGCTCTTCAACAGTGTAGTTATCCCGGTGCAGCCATTCCGTGAGCTCACCGTCATCGTCGAAAACCGGGACAGCCTCGCTCCCCAGCGTGCTCCTTGCTTCAAACTTATTCATAGTTTTTGTCTCCTTGCAACAATTTTTTATGCGATTTATCGGAATTTTTGGGGCTATATCTTAGTTTTGCAACATCCATACAGCTGCAAAGACTCAAGTTGATGGCATTACCCAGCTTTCTTGGTTTTCTTGGTTTCGGGCTTTACGATACCGCCGTTGGCATCGTAGACATTGTATGGGAAGTCACCGTTATTGACGCGCTGCCCGGTGGCAGTCTTATAATACTGGTTCAGTCGGTTTGCAGTACGGAAAAAGGCAAACCTTGCATACTGTGTGCCGCGCTTGACACGATTTTCGCGCAGCAGTTCGTCCCGCAGCGTGATAGCATAATGTTCGGCTTCATTGTTGGTGAACCCCGAATAGAACACGTCCATGAACTTCTCGATATAAATAGCGGGAACATCGTTCATGGCAGCCACAATGATGGCCGCTGTCGTGCCTGCGGAATTGAGCCCCGGCAGTGTAGCCTTCTTGATGCATTTGGTGGCGGATTCGATTTGCGTGCGGTATTTCATCAGCCATTCGCTCAAAGCTTCCTCGTGACTGAGGTTCGAGCCTGCGAACACGCGGCCGATGAGGTTTGCTGCGGAGAGAATCGTATTGTTCGTCCAGCTCATATCGTACTCGGACATCTGCACACGGTTCGCCATGGAGCGGATGTTTCCGGAATCGATGTGCTGAGACTTGGCGGCATTAAAGGTCACGTTCATACGCACGGTCACACCGGACTCGACGATAGCGAGCAGCCGATGCTGTCCGTCAACCAGCGTGCCATCGGAGGCGATGGCAATACCCTGATGCGTAGTATCCCCATGTCCTTCTCTCATGTCCTTTGCCATCTTTTTGACTTTGGCGACGTTCACGTTCCGATTGTTATCGTTCCTCTCAAGCCATTTTGCCGCCTGTTCGGGCGAGATTTCGTAGCCGTCCCGAGTCCTTTGATTAAAATTATAGCGTCCCATCTGTAATCCCTTTCTGCCTATGTGGGCATATGTCTGATATTTGTTATTGATATTCAGAAAAATTCCCTGATTTGTGATTATATTCGTGTTGGTCGAGTTGGCGTGGCTGCATCGAAACAATGCGCAACGTTCTGAGCCCGTGCATAACACCTTCTCTCACCAGCGGCGATAAGGTATCCCTGCCGCTGAGGTTATGAGTCCTAGCTCTGTCGTCTGAATCAGCCGAAGCTAAGCTGTTCCGAATCAGTCGAGAAGAAAGTTGCCTTTTTCTTAGCCCGCTCTTTTGCGCTCTTGCTCATAGGCTTCTTTGCCCCATCCAGATGATGCTTGCTCTTGTACGAATAGCCTTTCCAGGCAGCCTGATAGGAAAGGTAGCCATATCCGTTAGCATTGTCCAGGACCTTATCAGTAGCCGTCTCGACCACAACATAGCGCGGCTGATTGGGCTTTGAAAGTTCAGGACTCTTCACGACACGGTAACTCTTCTTTTCATCTGCACCGTACTTGGAAAACGGCAATGTGGATTCCTTTTGGGGTTTGGCTTTTGCCTTGGTATTTTCGGTATTTCCCTCGACGGAATCCACCAGTTCAGAGTCAAAGAACGCCTCATCAAGAGGTACGTTGGGGCTGTTCTGCTTCTTTGCTTCTTCGATTTTCTGATACATGGCATCTTCGGCGCGGCGCATCTTCCAAACCTTGATGAGGGCTTTTTCCGGGAACGTGATGGTCAGTCCCTTTTCCGCCAGCATCTTTCGGACAGCAGGCGTAGCGAAAGACTTGTATTTTGCATACGGTCCTTCTTTGTGCTGCTCGATTTCATGGCTTACCTGAGTCATGTATTCCTCAAACGCCTTGTTCTGGTCGAGCCAGAACTCGACTTCGGAATAAGGAGAATCATGGTCCACGGTTTTTTGAAGTTCGCAACTCTTCGCATAAGCAAGACAAGCGTCTTTCACATCGGCAAAACCAAGCCCAAAATTATCGTTCAGAGTGTTTCGGCGTGCTCCATCCATCACGAAATAACGGCTTCCTTGCTTGATGATGGCGATACCATCTCCGGAAGTGATGGCGGTGGGTTCTTCCGCATATCCGTCGTCAGTCCAGCGGTCGATAATCGATGCCGTATCCTGTACAAAGCCTTTTCGGCAAGTGTAATAATCTGCGCCGTTGTAAGCTCGTTTCGTGATGCACTTGAGGATTGCGTCAATCAGAGCGTCCTTATCCTTGATTTTTACGCTGTACATCAGGTTACTTTTCACGTTCCAGACAACGCCATATGGCAGCCCCAATGCCATCATGGAACACGCACACTGCAGAAAATGCTTGTGTGCCAGACTGCTGATGAACTTGATGCAGTAGACGGTGCTGTTCTTTACGACATCCGCAAGGCCCGAGGCATAAATCACTTTATGGTCATTAGTATGGATGTCGATATCTCCGCGTGCCTGAACATACTCATCGGGAGTGAACACGGTGCCAAGCCGCATACTGAGCGACATTTTGGCTTTTGCGCTCACAAAAGGAGGCTTGACCTGTTTTACATACCGGCACTGATTCGTTTCGAGTGCTGTGAGCAGTAGAACCTTATCCTCGACCGTTGCGCCTTTCTTGATTTTCAAATACTGCATGTCCTTGTGTAGGTCCATGTAATAAGCGAGTGCGTCATCGATATCATAGGAATTAAAGAAGCCTGCCTGCATGTAGATACTGATACAGGGGGATAAATCAATCATTGCATCTGCCGTCTGGATATCAATGGTCGTGGTATCATTACGTTCAATCGGTGTGACTTCCAACAGCTTATAGCAGGCATCTACATCCTCGATGAATTTATGGTCAAACATTTCAGAGAATGCGAACGGATGCGGAAATCCGCGAAGAGTTTCAGTTGGGGTCATCAGAGATTTATCGCTCAACGGATGGTCTGAGTTTACGAAAATGATTCGCTGCTTTCCTCGGCTTGCTGCGACACAAAACAGATTCCGAAGAATCTCATATCGTGCCATCGGTTTGTTTGTGCGAGACGACCAGTATTCTTCCGTGAAATCAAACACAACGCAGATAGGCCGCTCCATACCTTTGCTGCCGTCAAAAGTCGTGAAGATACCAACATCCGAGGAGGGTGCTACTGCTTTATTCCCGTCATTGTCTGCGATACTTGCATAGACATGATGCTTGTCATAGAGGTTCCCCGGTCGATTCTCCAAGTCGTTGAGCACCTTCGTCATGGCTCCAATTCGAGCACCCAGGCAAAGGACATTTTTGGGGTTCTGCTTATTCAGGAACTCTGTTACTTCATCGACCGACATCTGTTCCACGATACAGGAGCTATTTACGCCATTGATGGTCTTGCCCCAGATGTTGCCGAGTCGTTCTGCCAAGTCATGAGAAATACGGAAGCATTTCGTGAAAACCACCTGTTCATGGCGGCCGAGAAAAACCTGCATGAACTCCCAGACATCCAGCGCTGTATCATCGTAGATTTTCTGCTTCATATCGCCCACTGCGACGATTTGAAGGCCCGGATTCTTAGAGTGGATATATTTGAGCAGTTCTGCAATCTCGTCATTGATATCCTGATACTCGTCAATGATAAGAGTATCAATCGGCGGAATCGGAATTTTCTTTTCCAATACCATGGCAAGCTGTTCGCCCTGTCCGCAATTCCGGATTCCCTTTTTGTTCAGCAGCAGGCTTGCAAATCCATGATAGTTCTGAACCAGCACATTGCCATTCTTGATTTTGTCTTTGGCATCAAGTTTGAGTAATCGGTTGTAGGTCAAGTACAAAATACGCCGTTCTGGTGGATATGCATCGCAGAGTACGTTGATAGTCGATGTTTTTCCGCTGCCGATGCAGGCGTCACACAATACGTTTTTGCCCGACAATGCCAAATGTACGAATTCCTGCTGTTCGCTTGACAAGTCGTTCAGTGTCATAGCCAAATTCTCCTTAACAAACAAAAATGCCCCGGCAGCATCCAATTCAGATGCCGTCAGGGCACAATTTTTATCTTATTAGGGTTATTATATCTGATTCGCACAGATGTGCAAGCTTTATTTTACAGTCCCCGCGCCGGGAAAGCCCACTCCGTAAGGGGTAGGAGTGCGTCAAATAACGCGTCGCAGATACGACTTATTGATTTCTACCAACAGTTCTTCAATCTTCCCACAGTCTGGCTTTGCAGGAAGCGCAGTCTTCTTCACATCATACTGAAATCTCTTTTCGAGTGCATCAACAAGCTCAAAGAATTCGGGTGCGTACGACCCGTCTTCACGCAGGTACTTGCCGTTGCGAATCGCCAACAGTTCCTCGCGTTCCTTGTCTCGGTGAGTGATAATCTCGCCTTTTTCCAGAATATCGAACGCCGTGTAGTACAACCGCACAATGTGCATCGCGTGTTTGTTGATGTGGGCAGCATCTTTTTGTGCTTTCGGATGCTGCGGCTGCTCATACTGGTCGATGGTCGTAGTCAGACTCTTTAGCAGCGACTTTAGAGAGGTGACTGGATAATCGTTCAAGCTGCCAGAAATCAGGAGCGGATGTTTGCCTTCTTCATCCGCATCTTCACTGATGGTGATTTCAAAGATATTATCCTTTCCCCATCCAGCAATCGCCCGTTCCAGACTCCTCTTCTCGAATTTGTTTTTGAGCGCCTCCGGCGAGACTCTGTTGCGAAGCAAACCCATCTGCAAACGTCTGAGCTGGTCGTTTGCAAAGCCGCCATAGCTGTAGGCAATGCGCCGAGTCAAGAACAGTTCCCTATTGTCAAGCAGCATTTGGCCTTCCGGCGTCATGTTCACATATAGCTCCGGGTCATTGCCAAGAAGTTCGATAATGCTGGGATTACCCTGCGCAAGCAAGCCGACAAACTTGTTCACAGCGTAGATGACTGTATCTGTCCGGTTGTCAATGGCCTGCTCGAAGCGGTTAAACCCTAAGATTTCGGGTGAGCCTGCCACGCCACGTATATCGATATCGGAGCCTTCGACGTTGGTTCCGTAGGCATGACTGCCGCTAAGCGTTAGGAATAAAATGTTGCTCCCCAAGTGTTTGTTGGTGTGCAGGAAATCGTATTCCTCGCGCTGGACGATTGCTTTTAGTTCTGCGTTTGTCATAGGCTTTTTCACTTACTTTACTGATGATGTTGTTGTTTCTTTACTAATATTATCCCACTATCGTGCTTTTTCTGCAACGGCAGGTGCCATTTGTTTGCAATCTGTACATATTTGCATCCCTACAAAAAAGAAAGACCCTTACCGAATTTCGGTAAAGGTCTTATTGCTATTATTTCTGGAGTTCCCAAATCTCAACATTCAGATTCCAGGCTTTTGCTGCATCGCTGATGATGTCCAGAACCGTATTCCAGTCACCTCCGGCAAGTCCGCAGCCTAAACCATATGGCAACCGGATAGTTACGTCCTGATACTTTTGAGCGCAGTCTCTAAAAAACGAGAACAGCGCAGCCGCCAGTGCAGCATAATTCGTCTGCCTTTCACCTCGGCTATAACCATTCTGCCCGAACAGATTCACGACATACAGCTTCGGTTCTACCAGAACCTCCTGGTAAGTACCGAGCTTGTTGCCGTCGTTTCCATAGCAAAACTCCAGATAGCGCTGATATACCACCGGCCATTGGATGCAAATTTGCATGGCAAGTCCAGCTCCCATTACACCTTTACAATTCACTTGTTGGCAGATATATGTCGTCTTGTTCGTTGACAGTCGTGAAAAAATATTGCCATCGACAAAATTTACGCTCATCTCACTTACCACCTTTTCCAAATTTCGAAGCATTCCCTGGATAGATGGTGTAGTCCGTGCCATAATCAACGTTATTGTCTCGGTATACGAGCTCTACATTCGACATGCTGGTATAAAAAACCTTGTCTCGATAACGACTATCGTTGATTTCAAATTTGATGTTTTGCCCGTCGTCCACGATTTCGTAGCTTACGAGAGCGGATACGGTCCAAATATTGTCGTAGCGAAAATGAATGTAATTGTATTCCGGTTTCATCTCAGCACTTTCCGGTGTGGCCAATATCTGGTTCGGGATATCTTCGAGTTCAGACATTGTGTTACAAGTCACGGTGCTGATGGCTTCTTTGCAGCCAGCTAAAGGCAAGGCCAAGCTGCACAACACTAAAACAATTCCAATAATTTTTTTCATGGTTGTTTCCTCCGCTTGATTTTTATTGTACGCAACTCGCACAAAAGAAAAAGCAGCCCAACAGCCATAAGGCCACTGAGCAGCTCAATATAAACCCTATTTTGTGTTTGATATCTGTCGTACAAATCTGATTGTACGAGCCTCGCACATCAGGTCAAGCCATGTCGGCAGCTACGCATCCTGGCACCTACGGTTTCTGCGGACAAAAGGATGCAGCTACGCAAACAAAAAAGTCCTACCCGCATTTTACTGCAGGCTTGGTTTGCTTTTTGCTCTGTGGTGTTTAGCCCTCAATAACAAAGGTGTAGCTGTCTTCTTTCATCGCGACAAGGCCCTTGAACGTCTGGTACTCAGCTTCGTCCAGGAATGCCTTGATGGTCAGGCTAGTATCCTCATTATCCAGCCATTCGGGACGCATTCGGACAACGAGGTCGTGTAGCTCTCCGACAACATAGGCCATCAGGTCATGGTCGCCCAGAGCCTCGCCAATTACTTCATCATCGCATTCAACGGGAAAGCTGATGGATGCGGCAAGGCCGTCAAGTTCATCATCGTCTTTGGGACGGATTACAGTGGCTTCGAGTTTCAAAATACTGGTGTTCATAGTGAAATTTCCTTTTTTTGTGTGTTGTGCTTTATCTTTCGACATCTTTAATTGTATTTAATTCGCACGGATGCACAAGGCAAAACTGTGGTAAAGACAAGGCGCATAGAGCTTGTTCCGTCACCAAGCCGGAAAGCTCAAGAATCAATTGCTTTGCTCAAATATGTCATCTTGTGTGTTTTATTGTCATTTATTGTAAATTCATGTTTGCTTTTTGGTGCGAGATGTGCTATTATAATTACAGAAGATGACATTATTATACAGCAAATGACACATCTGAAAGGAGTACACCATGATTTCTGTTAACCTCGCCACGCCCGTGATTTTCTATAAGCAGCTGCCCGGCATCGCTAAGAAGCTGGATGTGGATGCTGATTTTTTGAAAGGCTTTCTCACCAACGCCAGGTGTTATGTCGAGGATGCCGGAAAAGGTGAAGTGCTTGAGCTGGACAACTCGGCCGACACGATAACGAAAGTTGTCGCAACCCATGCGAAGCGTTTTTATGGCGCGGAAGCCATTGTGGAATTCGCCAAGAGCAAAGGCGTGGATATTCCTGCACTGAACCATTTTGAACTTGGTGCAGATATCTCTGCCCATGCAACGGAAGACCAAGTTGCCAACATCACTGCATTGACCGCACGAGTCGAGCGCCTCAATAATCGGTACAAGAGTCTTGCCCGGCTTGAAGCCCCGGACGTCATCCTGATGAACGAAGCAAGGATGGTGCGTGACGCAGTAGAGCAACTGGAAGATAACAGCGGTACATACTCCCCGGCTCTTGACCAGAACGGGGTTGCCTATCAATCCCTGAAGGATATTGGGTATTCTCTTGTCACTGGTTGGGACAAGTCGGTACTTGAAAAGAACAGCAATAAGGATACGGAGGCCACCTTTCCCAAAGAGCCCGACTTTCAAAGGCTGGCATCGCTGGTCAAAAAAGCCATCGGAACCCGCACACAGGGTAAGTTTGCGCTTCAAGCGGGGCTGACTCGTGGATATATCAGTAACCTTGCGAACGGCAACGCGAAAGCTCAGCCGACCGAGAATACCATCAAGAAAATTGCAAGCGCAACGGATGCTGTCACGGAGAACGAGCTTCGTATCGCCTGTGGGTATGAGCCCTTGTCTGACGACGGGAAAGACAAGCTCTCTATGCAGCGTGCAAGCATGTCTGATGACGCATGGCAGAAAGACAACGTGGATGCATTCCTCTCTTTTCTGAATGAAACGATTCCAATGTCCACTCCTCTTTCGTCCACTGAAATTCTTCAAGCTCTTTTCAAGGAAAAATACGGTGACAAGAACGACCAGATTCTGCTGGAAAAGGTCTCTGCCCCCGGCACCTATCGTGCGGAAGGTACGGCTGCTAATGTCATTCTACCCATTCGTCTTTGTTGGTTCAGCTTCAAGCGGATGCTGATGCAGACCCTCTATGTGGGACTTATCGGGCATTACAGCAAAAACGATGAGCTGTACATTACCGGATACATTTCTTCTGTGAAAGAGCTGCATGACGCGGTTCCGGCGCTGCGAGGCGGCATTGATGCGGCCTATGACGCGAGTCTGTCGGAGGGAATCGACATCATGAAGTTCCCGGTATTTTACACGGCTTCCAATGTTCAGGAAGCATACAAGCGGGTCCAGCAGAAAATCGTCTCCAAAATTGACGATTACTTTGCCAGCGAAGTGAAGGTTCGCGTTTCCGGCATCGGCTTTTATACCGATACCCTCTCGGATGAAAAGTTTGTGGAATTCATGCGCCTTCATAAAGCAGCGCTGACCGCTCCTTCTGCTCCTATCGAACTCCGGGACATCTATGAAAACGTTGTTGAACGTCACGGCCGCCCTGAGGATTTCCTTGTGGAAGACAGCGACTTTGACTGTAAGGCTTCCGTTATCGCCTATGCGATGAACAATGAGACGATTCTCTGTGCAGGGCTGGACATCTTTGACGGGATGCTGGGCAGCAAAGAAACCGATGCAGAAAATTGCTCTTGCGTTTCTGTCTCTGACAAAGAGTTTGCCCGTCTGCATTCCAAGTTTGGCCTCAAGAAAGAGGACGTTCTGGAAGCTATCAAGGCATACGCGCAGGAGCTCGGTCTTGAGTACGGCCCCGTCAACTACTTCATGATGTGTGACCCGAAATATGCAAACGACCTTGGCGAGATTGTGCAGTGAATCTTTCTGAACGCGGTAAGGTGATTTGCTGCCATATTGGCTGACACAATCAAAAAAAGAAGGCTGCTACCCGTGATGGGCGGCAGCCTTTTGTCTTAAAAAAGAAAACGAGAACGCCGTCGGCAACGGAGTCTTCGCAAAAGATGGTTCTTTTTGATTGCGGTTTTAATTATATGGAACCCGCAATGCATTGCAAGTATTATTTGCCAGCTTGCTTTTTCAATTTATCCCTCGTTTCCATCAGAATAGTTCCAAGCCGGTTTTGACCTGGGATGTTCTGGCATTTCGGGCAGTGGCAGTTGCCCCAGTAATTGTCATGCCAGCTGGTCGTGTCTTCCTCAATAGGCTGCGTACCCGTTTCGAGGAGACGCTGCTTGAGGTCTTCATTCTGTTCGAATTTAGCCATCACCACGCGGCGCATCACGTCGTCCCGAGCCTCATCCCAGTTTGCGGGGATAGCTACATTGCGGCCAAAGCGCTTGGCAGAAGCCGGTGGCATGTCCGCAAACTGTCTGCGCTCTTCCAGTGGGACCTTGTGACTCTGGAATGCTGCCTCGGCGTTCTTGTAACGAATTCCATTCATCACAAATTCGCAAGGATAATAGTTGCTCATGAACCAACTACGGTGGTTCTCTTTCTTAACTCGAATCATGCAAATTCTCCTAATTTCTAACTCAGGCGGCACTTTTATCGCTGCCGTTCTTTTTCTCTGCCGCTGCACTCAACAGGCTATCAAACAACTCAACTGCCGTAGACACAAACATCTGGCTCTGCATCGAGATTTTTCTCCGCTCCGGAGTCTGCCCTTTCATGTGTGCAGCGGCACTATAAATTGCTGCCAAAACCTTGTGCTTCATCAAAGCAGATTCTTTGATATCCGCGTTATCAGCAGCAAGGTAGTTGGCAAGGTTATAGGCCCGTCCAAGCATCAGCTCATCGTACAGCGGAGCATTGTGCTGGACCATGGTAGTGTAAACAGCAGGTTGTTCTCCGAAAGTGCTGAATCGGATGCCTCGGAATCCAGAATTCAGCTCATACAAAAGCGCGAGGCGTTCGGTCAGAAATACTGCAGTTTCGGAGAGTTTTTTTGCCATTTCGTCAGGCAATGAAGCAGTATTGTCCTGCCGTACCGCGTGCAGAATTTTTTTGGCTAAAAGCCGTTTCGCATATTCCTGCACATCGTGGTCAAGCTCGTAGCAAATGTGGCTTGCTGTTTTGTCTGTACGCATATGATTACCTCCTGGTTCTTGCCGCCTTCTGTTGTTCGACCCACGCTTCGGCTTCCTCTACTGTGGCATACACTGCCGTCTCACCGCGCCGGGTAATCTGCTTTCGGGCATTCTGAGCTGCCTGCTCACTCTTGTAAGTTTCATAATTATGGAGCAGGACACCCCATCTATAGCCGTAAGGCTTAGGTGGGGTGGAATGCGCTTCTTAGAAAAGACTAAGATACAGCATTTCCTGCTTACTCAAATGCATAACGGAGTTCGCAGCAACCGAAGTTACTGTTCACCGAGGCTAATCAACCGGGCTTACGGGTTGCCCCGCAAGCCCCGCCTATAACCGGCGAACCGGTTTAGGCGGGGTTGTTGACTGCCCGCTGCATCACAAATATGATGCCGGTTGCCAAAACCATAACGCCAATGTCTCTGACAACGGTTCCGACCCGTTTATCATTGGTAATGTCCTGATTCCATTCAAATCCCCAACCAATCATAGCGACACCAACCACAATCAAAATAACACCAACAATCGTTAAGCTTTCTTCTGATAAACCGTACATAGTGCATTTCCTTTCTGCAAACAAAAAGTCCCGCACAAACAACTCATGCGGGACAACGATAAGATATATTTTTGGTTTATATTTTTCATTGTACGCAATTCGCACAGATTGACAATAGAAAATTACAAAAAAATTCCCGCATGAGCGTCGCTGCTCACACGGGAAAAATTTCTTAATATTCAGTGCAGAGAACCGTCAAAAGGCTGGAGAAGTAGTACATTGCGATGGTCGTGATTTTCACAGCATCGCTTCCCTGCCCGTTTGCAAGGCGCGTAAAGGTGCCGCCATTCTTGAGTCGGGTCATGGTCAGGTACATGAGCATATAGGCGTTCACATAGACGTCTGTATATCGCTGACCGTCATCCTCATAGCGCTGCGGGATACATTCCTGACTCAACATTTCAATGAGCTGATACCAGGATTTCAGATACAGAGGGCTCTTCGGTTCATTCAGAGCATTCTGAGCCTGCTTCTGGTATTCTTTCAGAGTTTCATCAGTCAGGGGCATGAACTCGACGTTTGCAAATTTGTCACGGTTGTAGTAGAGCCACAGCGTGGCATTGGACAGGTCCATGCAGATACCGGCAAGCTTCTCTGCCTTATCGTCTTCCAGCTGAGTTACCGGAACACTAGGGTCATTGATTTCGGCATCTTCAGAAGTCATGTCCACAATCCTGTAGCTGTTCTCTTCTGCCCGAATTTCAGAACTGACGAAGCGCTTGAAATCTTCAACGAGCTTCCGATAAGCTTCGAGCTGAGCATTTTCTTTCTGTTCACTCATAATGTGTATCTCCCTTTTGGATTTCTTATTATATGGATATTGCACTTTTTTGCAAGGGCTTTTAACCCAAGCACCTTTTTTGGCTGTTTGTCAATACCCGCAGAATATCAAAGTGTTGTTAAAGTTCAGGTGAAAAAACGTTCTGGAACCAACAAACCCGGGACTCCCGCCTCTTGCATTTGTTTACCGCCTTTTTCAGCCTGCGTTCTGGCTGTTCTTCTTGACATCGGCTGCAACCTTCAAGCGGCGTATGTACTCTTCCAGTTCCTCCAGTGTATAGGTCTCTTCCGTCTCAATCGGCTCTTTGGCATCTTTGGGCAGATAGCTTTTCGTACAGACAAACTCAGGGTTCGTTACAGGGCAGTCCAGGACAGTTTCATCGTACAACTCTTTCTCGATGTTGTGGTAGAGAAAGAACGGGATATGCCGCCCGCAATCGTCATCCGATTCTGTCCAATCCGGGAGTTCCTGGATTTCGCGGCCGTATGTTTCATACAATACCGTGTTTGCCCGAGCATTGCCAAGCAGGGTATTGTACAGCTTGAAGTTTTCCCTCACTTCACGGCGAAAGAACTTCGGGAGCGAGAACTCCTCGTATTCCAGCTTCGTATCAGAACGTAGATAGTAGCGGTACTGCGCCTCGACCGGCATGAATTCAGTCGTGTTGTTCAGCTCTTTCAAAGCGTTGAGTCGTTCACTCGTTTTTTTGACATTATGTCTTGCAAAGCCCAGATACGCTGAAACCAGAATCATCAGAAGAAGAGCTGCAAGGATAATGACAATGAGCCATTCCTCGCCTTCCATATGCGGCAGGTGTTTCAGAATACTATCCTGGATAGCATAAGGAAGGTCATCGAACCATTCATAGAACCCAATCGGGTCCTGATAAGTATGGGGAGCCATGATTCACCCTCACCGCCATCAGTAAATAAACTTGCATTCCCGGCGTTCCCGGCCATTGCCGCACCAGTAATGCCGCCAGCGGGGAGTTTTGCCTTCCCCATTCTTTTTGTATTCTTTGGCCGCATTCTCACCAACGGTATACGGTTTAATGTTGATGCGTTGTGCTTTTCCCTGGAATACAAAAACCGGGCGGTCACGCTTCTTGGAAGTTTCCAAGCGGACATCAGGGTTCTTACTGGCAAGATAGTAGGCACACAGGATTGCCAGGCGAACATAAGGTGTGCCGCCGTCAAAGACCGAAGGAACTGCTTCCATCACAGCCGGTACGCTGATACCATTTACCTGCCGCTGCCCGGCTGCCTTTTCCAGGTATTCTTTCGTGCTCCGAGTTGCTTCCGTCAAACTCTGGTTTTCTTTGGCCCAGGCAGGCAGAGTCAGGAACGTGAAATCATCATGGCTGCCTTTGGCCGGGCCGACAAGAACGATGCCGAAAGCAGTGGTCTTCTCTTTCTCTTCGAATTCCACATGCACGAACATACCGTTGTAGTCGTAGCTGTCATACACCGGGATAAAGAAATCACGAATCGGAAGCCGCTGCAGGATATCCTGATGAATCGCCATGTCATCCGTATCCATAAGAATTTTCTGGAACTCGTAGTCAAAATCATAGACCGTCTTCGTCTGGTTCCAGCAGCCGATGGTGAAGCAGGGGAAAATCTGTGCAGCAAGGACACGCTCGAAACCCGGCGTGTTCATTTTCTGCGCTGCCGTCACACAGCAAAGCGTTGAAGATTTGTTGTACTCTTGCAGAGTCTTCCCACACGGGTCACTGAACCCAAAATGGTTACGGGTCTGTTTGGTAACGGCATTCGCCGTCAATGCGATTCTCAGCTGTTCCTTGGTCATTTGCTATCCTCCAAAAGTTTATTTTTTGTCATATGCAAACAGCGCTGAACCATGCCGATGGTGAATTTTCGAGTCGTTAGCACTGTCATGAGCTTTCCTTCATTGCCCTTGATGGTTCGTTCCAGAATGTTCCAGGATTCGCTTTCGGGCTTGACATTGGTATATAAGTCCAGCGGAACATACAACCACGCGATTTCACTGTCCCGCATCACGGCATAGGATTGCAGGATTTTATCAATTGCCTCTACGCCGACCTTCCAGCTGGTGATTATGGTCCGGCTGATATCGTATACAATCAGGTGCGGTGCTTCATTTGCTTCCGTATCAACTTCAATGACATGAGCAATATACGGTTTCCCGTCCACCAGCTTATACCGATAAATAATGGACGGAATTTTCTCTCGAATCAATCTGTCATGTTCAAGCGCCAAGTCCGCGTACTCGCCCGTTGCATCAATGATGATGACTCGTCCCTGACAGGTCCTCAGTGTCGCTCTAATTTGCTTGCGGCACCAGGCGAAGCAGCTCTCTTTGTATTCTGTTGAGACAAGAAAAAAGTTATTACCAGGTGTTATGATAGGTTCGTAGCTCATTGTGTAACCTCAGCTTTTGTACTTCATCTGTTCTTAATTGTCTGCGATTCGCACAGTTTCGCAACATGATATTGTCTGTGAATGCCAGGCGTTGGAATTACAACCCCTTGATGAAGTTCGGGTCATAGTGAGACAGGACATCCTCATTCAGGCAGTACTCGCACTTAATAGTTGTCGCGTCATTCGTATACACGCCGCGGTTTGCGTAGTATATCCCATCGATATAAATGGCGAACACGACGGACGGCATCAGTGCCTTTTCATTCACTGCGTAAATCAGGTATTCATCCAGATTATCCTTGACCACCGCGCTCTTATTGATTTGGGCGATTTGCTGTCCGCAAAGGAATACAGGGCAGCATACTCCTTCTTTTCCAAAACCAATTTTGTAGCTCTGGTATTCCTCGCCATACAGCTGCATGGTGATAGAATTGTATCCTTGGAGGAATCCGGTTTTTGTATGGATGACGGAAATCTCGCCTACCGTGCGGTTGTTCTCACAGATAGCAAAAGGGTGTCTCAGAATATCTTTCGTGTTGATGCCGCGCATGTACGCCCTTGCGTCACCAGCTGGCATGTATTGCAGCAGGAACTTGGAATCATTCAGCCGGATGCCATAACCTTGCCGCAGCACTTTCGGAATATAGTGTGCCTGCCCGATAACGGCCTTGCCTTTCACGATATCGAAGGTGAACTCATATCCTTTCGATTTGGTTTGCTTAACAATCCATTGCAAAACTCCATCGCCTCCTTTTGCCTTCTCACTCGCTGGATAACCTTGTAAATACCAGGAACCGAGAGCTGATACTTTTCGGATAGTTTCTGCACCGGCACGCCACTCTCGTATTCTCGAAAGATATTCTCGTTGCGCGGTCTTTGTCTAATTTTGATGCGCTCGTTTCTGCGGTTTTCAGTCAGGCCCGCATCGTTGGCAACCATGCCGCAATATCCTTCTGTCACGTTGAATTTCGCAATCATTTCCTTGAGAGGGACACTGTTCTTGTATGCCGCAAGGATTTCAGCTTTTCTGGCATCCTCAACCTGTGCCAGCTGAATTCTGGCCTCCTGTTTCGCGTCGTCTAACGCTCGATAGCATGTACGGACGCTCAACCTGTATTTTGCGGCAAGCTCCTCAATGGAATAGCCGTTGCCGTAGTCTTTCATGATATTGCAATTTCGCTCAATCAACTTTTTGCTTGCAAATTTTGAGATGGTACTCAGCTCCTTTGCTTTACGCTTTATTTCTGATTGTCTGCAATTCGCACAAATGGGCAACTATTTTTGCGAAATAAGAAGGCAGGCTCCGAAAAGAACCTGCCATGCATATTAGAGGTTAAAGATGCCCAGCCAGCGCCGAAACTTGATGCCGAACAATTTCTGTGCCTGCTCGTAGTTCATGATAAGCTGGTTGCCGCCAGAAATCTCTGCTTCGAGGGAGTTCGGCAGCTCATCTGCAATGTATTTCAGTTCGTACCACGGTCCATCCGGCGGATAGGAGTAAATGAGCCTGTTCTGCTTCTTATCGACCCGGAACTTGCTCGGGTCAGCCTGCCATGCCAGTTCGATTTTTTCAATTGCAGCACGACCAATGCTCTCATCACCCATATAGTCGTTATAGTACAGGATACGCACATAGTCCGGCAAATCGATTCCGCATGCCTCGAAGATATCTGCAATGACACTAGACGAAGCGTGGAAGATATCCGGGAAGTATTCCTTGCCATTCGCATTTTCACGCATTTCCGTCGTCATCTCATCGATGCAAACAAGCATTCGGCGGACATATTCGCCATAGAACGCGGTTGTCAGCTCCGACATACTCTCATTCACACGCTTCGAGTTCTTGGCACCGCGCTCGTTGTCGATTTTAGCACCAATTCGACAGATGATAGCACGTTTCGAGAGGTCTTTTGTCAGCGAGGTAATTTTATTCGATGTGATAGATACAGCAGGATAGTTCACGAGCCTGTCCGAGATACCCCATTCATCGTTCTTGATTACCCGTTCTGAATGGTTCTGAAACTGGGTCTTGGCGAGGTCGTCGATGTTCAGCGGCAGTCCCTCACAAACTCGTTTGAGGCCGTCGATTCTTGTGGCTGTGAAATCCTCCGTCGTGTTCATCTTAACGGTCTCACCGCACATGAGTTTGACAAGAAATTTTATAAAGGTCGTCTTGCCGCCGTTTGAGTCGCCGTATATAACGCCGTACATCGGGAACAGCTTCGTATCGTAGTTGTTCCTCGATGCGAAATACCGCAGATACGCCATGAACGGAGTAGCCAGATACCAAGGTCATGTACTTGAAGTAGTCCTTCTTGGCCTGTTCGACATCGCCGTAAAAGTAGTCCATGCCTGAGAAGAACTTCTGGATGCTCTTGATGTTCTTTGCCACCTCGCTGAGATTCGGATTGAGGTCGATATTCTCGTCGTTGAAGGTCATGGTCCCGGCATCATAGTCGATATGTAATTTCGGGAGCTGCTTAACTGCCTCAGCTGCCACACGCCGCACCTCGGTATATCGTTTCCCGAAAACGCGCATCGGTTCCGCTGCCACTACAATACGATTCGCCTGTACCGGCATCTTAGGCATGATTGGCTTGACGAGTTCCTGCATTTTCTTGACATCGGCAACTATCTCGTATTCGACCTCATCCTCAGGCTGTGCCTGTTCCAGAAAGACAAGCTTCTGCTTTTCAATAGACTGAAAGACGGGCACTTCTTTGATGTTCTCTTTCAGATAATCTTCCTGGTTCATGGTGTTCACGACTGCCTTATAGGAGACATTGTCGGAGCAGGTTTCCTTGAAGGTCTCGAACAGAACCTTGTAATGCGAAAATGCCGCCTCGTCATCGAAGCAGACGATATTCTCTCGCTGAATGCCGCAAAACGCCGATGCCGACATATTCGCACTGCCGGTGATGACTCGGACACGCTTATGGTCAGTGCTCTCCAAGATATAGATTTTCTCGTGCGATTTCGTGTCCCGCGATACATACAGCTGCAAGGACCCGTCATCGAGGCGGTTCGCAAGGTTCCCTGCCGACTTAGACTTAGCGAGCCGCTGCACGCTGTCGATTTGCACCGACATGATGGCAGCAATGTCGTTGGCGATGATTTTCTCGCATCCGAACACGACTTCCGCATACGAGAACTTGTTGATGACCTTATTCACGAACTCGATACCGGACGAAAAAGTGATAGCATAGAGTCTGTCGAACCCGTCAAACAACTCTTCCCAATTCGTTTCGACCGTATCAGCATATACCGCCTTCACAACATTCAGCGCCTGCGTGGAGATGCTCACCTTTGCCTTCGTGGTCTTGTTCGCCACGAGTTTGAAGGGCTTATCCGTCTGCCCTTCACTGTCCCCCATGTCCTCGCCGGGGTCCAAGAGTTCTTCCGGGCCTTCTTCGGTATATTCGGGGCTTTCCGATGCCATCATGTCCATGAGCGACATCTGATTTTCCAAGTCGTTTGTTTTCCTTCTTGCCATTTTGTATCTATCCTTCCTAAACAGATTTGGGTCATTTGTTGGTTTGGGTATAAAAGCGAGCGGTTACTTTTTAGCAACCAATTATTCATTCATGGTTTTTGTTTTTTCGGTTAAATCTGATTTTAGGTATTCCTAGTTTCATTTTACCACTTTAGCTGTCCCATTGTCCGGACTTTAAACTACTCGGCACAAGTATTATCCGCCTCAGCCGGATTTCATTCATCTTTTCTTGTATTCTCTTCGCGTTTCGTTTAATTTCGTGTTGTTTCGCGAATACCAAAAACAGCCGCTATATTTATTACAAATACATCCTTGCATCGCTTTTTTTGTTCTCCAATTCCCATTGTATGCAATTTGCACGGCTGTGCAACTGCCCACAGAGTATCAAACTGCTGGTAAAATCGGCTCGCTTCGCCACTGAATCGCTGGATTCACAAAACAAAAAGCCGTCCACCCAAAAAGATGAACGGCATATATTTTTGCAGGATGGTTATGCTTGCGCTGCTTCTGTTTTTTCTGCCATTGTACAAGGCGGCGACCATATCGACCGCCTCATCCATCGAGTGGCACTGGTAGCTGACGGCCGTGCCGCTTCCGACCAGCATGTTCCCGCTGCTCGCCGCGTGGAGGCTGTCTTTTGGAGCAGCTGCGCGGACAAAACCGCGCTTTTGAGTTACATCTCTGCGTTAAACAGGTTGCGGAGCTTGTAGGTGATATCCTCGCTGTTGCCGACGATAGCTGCCGCTTCGTTGATGGAAGCGAGCTCCGAAAGACTATCCGCTGCGTAGTTGTAGCTGATGGTGTAAATGGGGATATCCATACCGGCAATGATGTTTTTCGTATCGGAGAAGCCATATCCGGTATTGTTGTCACCATCCGTGAGCACAAAGATGATGGGCGTGCAATTCCCACCCAGTTCCTGAGATTTCTGGTAGATGCGGTCCATAGCAACGCAAAGACCGTTGTACATTGCGGTGCTGCCGTTCGCATCGAGGGAGTTCACGGCACCCTTATACAGAGTTTTCTGGGTCAGAGAGAACTGGTCAATGGGCAGGTATTCCCTGACATCTGAATCAAAGCCAATGATGCCGATATAGTTGTCGTCATTGATATACTGGATGGTGTTTATCATCGCGGTTTTCAGGGCATTCAGGGGTTCGCCGCGCATCGAGCCGGAAGTATCGACAACGAACTCTGCCACAATAGGAATGCCGGAATCCTTCTCTTCTTTCCAGACACTCTGAGCCTGTGCGATGGTGTTGCCGTCGTATGCCTTGCCTGTATAAGCATAGTCATCGAGACCATTGAACCCGTCCTTCGTCGCCTCTGCCTGGTTCTGAGCGCAGAAGGAAACGAAGGCAGCAATAACTTCCTTCTTCTCCGCAGAGACATTCCCGATGGAATACAGAGGATTATCGTGCCGTACACCGAACGGGATGAATTCGTAGTTGCGCTGCAAGGTTGGGTCATTCTGATAAGACTGGTACTCCATCACGACACCGTCCACGATACCCTTGTCAGCCGACTGGACCATCTGCTGGGTCGTGAAGGATACGAGAGGGACGTTCGCTTGAAATTTCTGGAAATTCTCAACAGCAGCCGTATCGACAATCGTATCGCTGCCGCTGCTTGCCAATGCAGCAAGCAGGAAGTTAAGACCAGTTGCGCTGGTATATGGGTTGGAATACCCCATCATGAGTTTGCCATCGATGGTTGCGTTCAGAACGGAAGAAACAGACGCTTCACCGTATTCAGAGCGAAGCATATCCCCTGTCTTCTTTGATACGAGAATACCCGCCACATTGCCGACCAGACGGTCAGCCTCAACGGTCAATTCTACGCCCTCGTTCTTCACCAGCTCGCCAAAGAGCGTATTTGAGGGGGTATAGCACTCGGGCTGATACTTTCCCGTCGAGATGTACTCAGCCGCCGTACCGGACGGAATGGAGCGCAGGGAGACACTCATAGTCTTGTCTCCGGAAGTCTTGTTGTGCTGGGCGTTGAACTTTTTTGCCATGCTTGTCAGGAAAGAATCGGAGCCGGATTCTGCTGCTTTCTCGCCAGAGGAAAAGATTTCGATGTTCACATCTCCGTTTCCTACGACCACGAATGGGTAGGAGGATTCAATGTCGGGCAGTTCATCCTTTGCATCAAGGAATTCAGAGACATCCAGCTGCTGAGGATTGACCTTGACCTCCTGCACGCCGATGCGCTTCATCTTGCTGCTCAAGTTGGCATATGCCTGCTCGGACGTCATTGTACTAATGCTGACGTTTGAGTCCCTCATCACCGTCATCGAAAATACTCCGAGAACAACGCCTACCACAGCAATGGTTGCAACTACAGGGAAAATGTTCTTTTTTGTCACGTTAAATTTCTCCTTTCAAGTTGTTATATCGTTTCATAGCCTCACGACTGATATCTTCATCCTGTTCAATATCCTGCGTCGTCTTGTTAATGACAGCATCGAGCTTTGACATTGCGAGGACAACCTCTGTATCCCACGGATTCTGGGCAGAACGTTGGTTCAGAGCGTATGCTAAAGAATCTAATCGGAGGATTAAGCGTTCATTGTCATGAACTACTTTATCCACGGTACTTACGATACCATTGTAGATTTCTTTCTTTTTCTGCGCTTCTTCTTTGTTTCCAAACGAGATAGAGCCTTGACAGAAAGCCTTGTATTCCGTTTCATCAAACATTGAAGCCGAGCGAATCGCGTCATCCAGTCGGTCATAGAAGATACGTTCTGCGGATTCCAATAACGTTAGGCACTTGGCTTGTTCCCCGGATGTCTTGCTATCCTGGGTCATGCTGTAGGCAACGGCCATTTTTTGCCCGAAGCGCCGTACCTGATACAGCATTTGGTCAGCCTGCTCTGAGAAGACGCTTTTTGTCTTTACTGCCGTTTGAATTTTGTTGGTATACAGCTCTTCTTTGCTTGTAGGCCGTTCAGATGCAGCAGAAGCCGCAGCTTTCTGCTTTTTGAGGAATTTGCGATATGCAATGTAGGCGCAGAGCAGCAGGAACAGGACTGGCGTGCCATATTTCGCAAGGAGGATAAGGAACAGCGATGTTCCGTGCATGTATTCGATAGTGTAATAGGTGCTGATATAGGTTTCGACCATGTAGACTATAGCCGCTGCTATGATAATCAAACTCACGCCGAGCATTAACTTCACCTCTTCGGTTTCAATCGATTTGATACAAAGCATCTTTTGTTTTTAATTATCTTCAATTCGCACAATTCAGCAACAAAGCCTTAACATGCAAAAAAGACAGTCACCCAAATTGGATGGCTACCATGAACTTTTCGTTTGCGTCACAACAGAAAAAAAGGATGGCTCTTTCGAGTCACCCTCTTTTCATGTTGTCTTTAATCTTTGGCCTTTTTGTCTTTCATGATAGCCTTCTCTTCTTCGGTCACATCCGGTCGAAAATGAGTGACTTCCTCACCGTTGAGATTCTTCTCATGAATCAGATAGCCGCCTTCTACGCGTTCCATTGCCTTGGCACCTCCTTTCTCTTTGTTATTCTCAGGCTGTTCACATTGAGTCATAATGTTGATGTTGCGGTCTGTCTTTGCCTGGATGCTGTTGGCACGGACAATTTCGCCCATGTCAATGCCGGTCGCTTCTTTCACCGTCTGCATGGTTTGAGCCATCAGGATAGGAACGTTCCCGGAAACGCCGGATACGCCGGAGGCATCACCGCCAATGATAGAAACCTTATCAATGCTGGACAAAGGCTGAGCCACGCTCTTGGCAATGTCAGGAAGAACCTTGATGAGCATTTCAGCCACAGCCGCATCGTTATACTGCTTATATGCCTCTGCTTTCTGTTTCATGGCTTCCGCTTCAGCCAAGCCTTTCTGACGAATCGCTTCAGCTTCTGCCTTACCGACAAGCTCAATGCCTTCTGCTTCCTGCTGCTTAGAGAACTTCTGTGCCTCAGCTGCACGTTCCGCCTCATATTTCTTGGCTTCTGCCTCTTTCTGGCGGCGGTACAGGTCAGCATCTGCCTGTTTGCGGACTTCCGCATCCAGTTTGCGTTGCTGGACCTCGGCTTCCTGTGCGGCAAGGTCTACCATTTTCTTCTGCTTGGCGATTTCAGCATCCGCTTCCGCTTCTTTGATTTCTTTGGCGCGGAGATTCATCTGAATCTGACCGGCAGCATCTGCGTCAGCCGCAGCTTTATCAGCTTCAGCTTTCAGCTTTGCCTTGGCGAGCTGCAATTCATTGTTGCGTTTTGCAATCGCAGTCTGCGCTTCAACTTCCTTGGCATTTGCAGCCATCTCAGCATCGGCCTTCGCGCAGGCTACATCACGGGCAGCCTGAGCACGGGCAATTTCAGCCTGTTTCTTTACGAGCTCTTCCTGTTCGATGCCGATAGCTTCGATAACGCCGTGATTGTGGCCCTGAACATCCACTGCATCCCTGATGTCCTGGACATTAAAAGTCACGACCTCAAGTCCCATCTTAGCAAGGTCGGGGCGAGCATTCTCGATAACGCTCACAGCCATCTGCTTGCGGTTCGTCAGAATTTGGTCAACGGTCATATCGGAGACAATCTCTCGCAAATTGCCCTGCAGAACGTCATTGACTTTGTCATTGATGCCCTGCTCGTTCATGCCGAGAAAGTTCGAGATGGCTGCCTGCTGGCGGGACATGATGTACGCCTTGGCGTCTTTCAGACCGGATGCCTTCACTTCTTCATCCAGAACGGTAGAGTTTTCGCTGTAGACTTGAATCGTGACAACAGAGTCAATCCAGAGACTTACGCCGTTCTTCGTCTTAACACCTGTTTCAGGAGTCTTGACATCGATTTTCAAAAGGCGCATATTTAGTCGGTCAGCCCGTTGAAGAACGGGCAGAACAAATGTACCCTTTCCGCAAACCACTTTAGGCTTAGACAGGCCAAAGCCAGTTACAACGATAGCCTCCGTGGGCGGAGCTTTCTTGTAGCAGAGAAATCCAAAGAGAATAATCAGGGCTGCTACAATTCCAATCACGTATACCATAATTTTTATTTCTCCACATTCAATTTTTTAGCTGCTAAGATTCTCATCCCTACTGCATCGGTATCGCCCCATCTCACAATCGCTCTGTCTTTAATTGTCTGCAATTCGCACGATTCCGCAATAAACAAAACCCACAGGTGAGAGAATGACCTGTGGGCTTCGAAAAGAGGTAATTATGCGCAAGCAGACACGGCATCGATTCGTGGCGACCAACTACAATCGCGATGAACGTCACTTGCCGTTTCTCTTGTACAATTTCTATTTTATGAGGTTCGCACAGCGGCGCAAGGGTAAACTTGCCAAGACTAAGATATTTTTGAGTTTGACTTCTGGTGTTTGTTTTTTTGTACTCATTTTCGAAAACTACCATACAATACCCCTGGCACAAAATGAGATACACCTCCAGCTACAACTCAAGAGCCCCATCCAAGATGACGGGGCTCTAGTTTTATATATTAGGGCAACAATAAATCTCGTGCATAAAGGTTAAGTATTCATGAACAAAGTTGCGATTTTGGCCCGTCCATCTGTAAAATATGATATAATTATGTTAGAAAGAATTGTGGGAGGAGAAAAACAATGACGGTCGGGGATATTCTTGTAAGCATCAACCAAGCAAGTCTTGATACGATGCTTCCCCTTACTGCAGTGCAGACGAGCGCGGATATTGAACGGTACTACAAAGAAGGCTACAGCATCGGTATAACGGCCACTGAATTCGCTAAGAAGTATCCGAGACTGCCCATCACCAGGATTTATGCCGCTCGCAATATGTTGGCCCCACTCTATTACTGCGAACTCGATAATCCGGCCATTCCCATCGTTCTTTCTCTAAACATTTATGGCGACAAGCGTCTGGCTGTGAACGGCGAATCGGACGAGAAATTCCAGCAGAGAGTTCTGGATATGGCCGAGAAAATCTCATCGGGAAACGCCCCCTTTATTCGCAGCTACCTCTTTTCCCTGGAAGACAGCCTGCGTGTATCGGTTCTTTCTAAATACATTGAGTTGTCCAGTCCGGGTGAGAATCTATACGCACTTTTTTTGGACTTCTATCGTACCAGTGATTTTGGGTTCTCGGCTCTCAAAGAGGATAACCTTCAGAAAGTCTTTTCTGGAAAGTCTCAGAAACAAAAGCAGAACACTGAAAAGAAGCTATCCAGCCTGCCAGATATTGTGACCATCTATCGTGGGGAAGGAAGCAAATCAACTCCATACGAGAAATCTTTCTCCTGGACCACAAGCTACAAGGTAGCCTGTTTCTTTGCCTGCCGCATCCCGAGTCTCGAGAACAGCAGAATCATCACTGCCCATGTCAGCAAATGTGACATCATCGAGTATTTTCCGAATGATGAAGAAAAAGAGGTTCTTGTCCCACCGGCTGCCGTAAAAGATAGAAAGGTCGATACACTATACGGCATTAACGCTCTGACAGATGAAATTCAGGCGTTCTTCCCTCTCTACCAGCGCTACCGGAGCCGCATTTCCACTCTGTATGATGCTTATGGCCGGGCTAATGATGAGGAGCACGACGCCGAGCATACGCTGCGAGTTCTCTTTGATGCGCTGCTTTTGGTTCAGGTTCAGGGCATTGCCTTAACAAAAAAAGAATCCCACCAGCTATGTGATGCGATTCTTTATCATGATATTGGGCGGACAAACGATGATGTCGATGACAGCCACGGAGCAAAGTCCAATGACATTTATTATGATGCTGTTCCCGAATGCAATTCGGCAACTGCTTTCCTCATCGAGTACCATTGCTTGGATGACCGCAAGGCTCTTGCAGACCTCAAAGCATCCAATATTCGAAACAAAGAACGGGTGTGGCTGCTATATACGATTCTCAAGGATGCAGATGCCCTGGACCGTGTGCGGTTCGGAATGCGGGCCGTGGACCCCAAGTATTTTCGAAACGAGATGGCCCACAAGCTACTGCCCACCGCGCAGAGTTGTGTGGGGCAGCTGAAACTATGAGGAGGATACCGTGCAGAACGAAAATGGTGTTTTGGCAGAGCAGGAAGAAATTCACAATGCGTTAGTCGATAAATACGTTCCCATATGGGATAAGAAATACCGGAGCAAGGGCGAGTCTATCTGGGTATTTCAGAGAAGAACCCTGTCCAGCGCTTGCCAGGTTGCGACGACATTGCATGACATGGATTTTGGGAAAGCATCTACTTTCCTCTTTCACCTGGTCCGTGAAGCTGAGGAGTGCAAACCCATCATTGAGGCCGTCAGCTCTCAGGTAGAGCTTGCCATGGCAAACCCCGACAAGTTCATTAAAGGCTATCATCAGTTTTTGCAGGGGCTCACAAAGCCCATCAAGAAGAATAAGGACTATGCTCTGTATTTCAAGGCTATTGCTTATGCGCAGGAATGTGTTCATTCAGGATTATCCATTGACGGAAATGTGGAACGTAATGATTCTGTCCTGTACGCGGTAATCGATATGCTGATGCAGGGGAGCGAATACCTCAAGCCTCAGGAATTCGATATTGTGAACAACATTGTCGGTATCTCAACTGAGAACGAGCCAATCATCATCCGGGACCCCTATCCCCTCGCCGATGTTCCTGTCTATTATAGTGATGCTCTTTTCAATAATCGGCCATACGATAAATGCGATTTTCAGATTTCTGAAGATAGACGCCTGGATATGGTCTTTTCGTACTACAAGCGTTATGGCTATGAGAATGTAGCAGATTTCGATAGCATCAACGACCTCGCTTTGCTCTCGCATTTGTATACAAACACGGTTCTTTCGATGGCCACCTATGTGAACGAGTATACCGTGGATATGCTGCCGGACAAGCCGCTGATTGAGAATACTCCGAACATGTGGTCCTGGTGGCCAAAGCCCATCTCACCCAAATATACGACAGAGTTTCTGAAAGATACGCTGCACCATCGCCGCAGAACTCTTCCCGCCAACGGTGCATTGTTTCAGTTTGATGTCTGCCAGCTGATACAGGAAATTAAGCTGAAAGAGACTTGCCGCGACAACGAGATTGTGTGTCTGTATAAAATCGTAACCAAGTTCGGTGACCTGGCCGGATACTATAACACAAGCACCGAGTGGTTTTATATTTTGACTGACCGAGCTCAATTTCCAGAGCTGGTTGACAGCGTCACGAATCTGATTCTCTGGCTGTACACTTCTCTCGCCTGTGATTTGCCGGATGTCCTGCCCACTGATGCGTCGTTCCGGTCTTCGTTTGTGACACACGCGGATGCTCCATTCGGGATTCGTTGTCTGATGATTGGCGGAAAGCCCCGCGATTATCGCAAGAAAGGCAATGGTGACGACGAGCCGCTGCGGGTGTTCGACAAGTCCAAATATGATGCTTCGTCCAAAAACATCAATGGTTTCATTCGCCACCTGCCTGCCGGACAGAAAGCAAGCGAACGTGCCATCCTGATAGCTGAAAGCTATGGCTATGAGCTGAAGAGTGATGAAACTTATGTCACGCCGTTTGTGAGAAGACAATGGCTGAAAAAGAAAACTGAAGAGTCAATAATCCACGACTAAAGTCGCGGGTCTCCTTGCCCTGATTTATGAATAAAAGCGCCCACCGAAAAATGGTGAGCGCTTTTATTTTTTCATTCCAAAAAGCCGGAGAGTTTTCCCATTCCAGAAAACTTTTTCCAAAAATGCCAAAAGTTTTCTGAACTCAGAAAAGTTTTGCTGCTATTCCAGAAGTTTTTTGGTTTCGGAAAATCATGCGACTATCATTGGGGGTTCACTATCGGCGTTGCAGTTCTTGCCTGCGGGTCAATAGAATAAGTGGCATCAATGTATACCGTATTGTTCCCTGTGTCTTTTCTCACAAAAACTGGCATTACAATTTCTGTGATGGATGTTGGGTCGTTGCCATTCTCTGCATAAGTTTCAGCATATTCTTGCCAACGAATGTCAACATAGGCGTTGGAATGTGGTTCCAGTAGTGCCGCTCCTTCCGGGGTACATTCAAAGCCGTTGATAGAGCCTTTGTCCAAAATGATATCGATACGGTCATCCGTCTTGTTCTGACAGTAGGCTTTCGCCGTATAGCCCATGAAACTATCAGAATAAAATCCGCAAACGACCATGCTGCAGGCATTATTGTCGAACAGCACAATATCCGTGGGCTGAATCTCGTGTTTTGGTTTTGTCGCTTTCTCTTCACCTTTCGGATAAATCACAAAGTCATCATCGATAGGGTCATCACGATTCGACACATCCCATTCTGCTTCATCATAGACATCGATGTGAAGTTTGACGGTATCGATGTCTTGCGGTTTCACTCCATAGATTTCCAGTCCTGCTTTATCCCACGAAACGACCTCGGTGGTTTTCACTCCTGGTCCAATTTCCGGGAACCAACTGGTATCTGCCGGGATTCCATTCAAGGACGAGCTGCTTGTGATAGCGCAAAGAGTTTTGTCATCCGTTTTATTTTGGAAATCAACGGTCCAGTAGTATCCGTAGTCATCATCATAGCCAACGCTCTGCAAGATGATGGTACAGGTATCGTTGTCGGCAATCGTCTGTGGCTGGAAACTCTCATCGAACTGGATGTCAGGTTCAGCCGTTGTACTATCGGCAGCACTACTTGCAGTACTCGTTGAAGAGTCGCTGGTGCTTTCCTCGGAGGATGCAGCATCAGATGTAGCTGCACTGCTGGCAGCAGTACTGGTAGTGTTAGAGCTGCTACAGGCGGCCAGGGAAAGTACAAGCAAAGCCGAAAGTGCTAATGATACAACCTTTTTCATGATTTTCTCCTTTTTTCTTTGTATAAGGCTATTATACATCAAAAGCGCTTCGGCATTTTACTTTTCCAGAACGAAACCTTTACTTACAAAGTTGCAAACGAAGCCCGGGAAAGTTAATAATTTTAATCGCAGGAGGGCGTCAAATTATTTCGATGTTGTCACGGAATTTGTCTGAGGGTTAATAGTGAAAGTCTCATCTACATAGATGTCCCGAGTATTGAAATTGTTTATAACGATTGGCATCACCATTTCGGTGATAGAGGTGGGGTCTTTACCGTTGGCCTCATAAGTATCCAAATAATCGCGATAGTAGATGTCTACATAGGCATTAGTGTGCGCATCAATTCCCATTGTATCTGTTTCAGGGAAGCACTCAAAGCCATTTATGGAACCTCCACTTCTAAAGGCAAGCATGATTTCTTTATCTGTTTTGTTTTCGATGTAAGCTTTAGCCGTGTAACCGTCCAGGCCATCGGGGTCAAATCCACAAATCATCAGAGTGCAAGCGTCATTGTCGGCCAGTACGAGGTCTGTGGGTTGGGTTTCATGCTTTGGCTCGGTTGCGTTTTCTTCCCCTTTTGGATAGACCACGAAATCGTCATCAACAAAGTCATGCCGTGGGATAACATCATAATCTAATTCGTTATAGACATCGAGATAAAAACTTACCGTATTGATATCCTGCGGATTGATGTTATAAATTTTAAGCCCGGAACTTTCCCAATGATGAATCTCCGTTTCCTCTTGACCAGGTTCAACACTCGTAAGCCAAAGGCTCGCACCCACGCCATTCAATGTGCAGTCGCCAAACGAGTAACCGAGTTTTTTATCTGATGTCTTATTCTTGAAGTAAAGCTTCCAATAATAGCCGTAATCATCATCGTAGCCTACGCTCTGCAAGATAATGATGCATTCTTCATTATCAACAAGTGTTTGTGCCTGGAAATCATTATCGTATGTAATTTTGGGTTCGGGGGACGGCGTAGGTAAACCGCTGCCTGTGCCGTTCCACACCCTTTCATATGTTTTGCCGTCTTCTGTAGTATATGTCTCTCCTACTTTAATCCCGTCAGGGCTGTAATCTTGCGTGCTATTGGAAGTGCTATTTGACGAAGCACTTGACGACGAAGCACTTGACTTGGATTCACTTGAGGCTGCAGCAGAACTGTCTGCCTTGCCACAGGCAGCCAACGAGAGGACGAGCAAAGTCGAAAGTGCTAATGATACAACCTTTTTCATAGTGTTCTCCTTTTTTCTGTTTGTCAGAGCCATTATACACCAAAAGCACTTTGACTTATTTATTTTGGGAATATTTATCGCCAATTTGAGCGGATTGCACAAATAGCAAGAAGAAAATCAGTGCATATATGCTTCGACATTTTCCTTTCCCCTCTGCATTTTCCAGAACGAAACTTTTAATGCAGGCTTTCCCAAACGAAACTTTTGGGAGTTGTGATTTGAACTTGACAGCATTTGCGGCAGCTGAGATTTTGCTATTCGCCTGTTCCGATTGTCTCACCACAGATACGAAGCAGCGCATTTCGCTTTTGTGAGATACATCTCATATTCGGAAAGGCTGCGACAAAATTCTGAGGTTTCAGCGGCTCGCTTGCGACATTTTTCCAACTTTTTGGGCAGCAAAAAAGCCTTACCAGAATGGTAGAGTCTTTGCATGTTTTCTTTCGGTCATACGAGTAGGAAGCGTCATTTATCCGATATTCTTTCGCGCAAAAAAATGAACTTGCTTCGAGGTGAAGCGTAGCAAGTGCTTAGCAAGTTTTTAGCAAGTTCGTAGCAAGTATGCAACAAGCTCATGACAAGTACAATGTCTACTTTTCCGTAGCAAAAAGAAAAGCCACCAAACGATTTCACTCGCTTGGCGGCTTAGCTATATTCCTATACTGTTTTATCAAAACAACTCATCCAACTTCTCGCTCAGCGTCCCATCCCTTGCATAGGGTAGCGCATTACAGATACGGAAGTTATACTGCTTTCCGTTATGCTCCTCAGAGAAACCCAGAATATAGTTGGCTGCAATGCGATAGATGATTTCGGACGGGGCCAGAGGTCCAGAACGACAATTTCACAAGTCTCGGCATCAACGCCTGTGCTCATCAGACGGCTTGTAACAGCGATAACAGGGTACTTCTGAGAAGGGTCGATAAAGTTATCGAGCTGAGCCACGCCAAATAATGCTGAATCGGAATTCAGTGAAATTGAATTCAACGTTTTTGAGAATACAAGAAGAGCCCCCGCCAAAGAGCGGAGGCTTGTTTTTGTGCAGCAAAGCTCAAAGTCCTAGGGGTATTTCTCCAAACGCCAGGAAATCTCCCTCATATTTTGTGCGAAGACACTACCTGTTCGTTCTTCCCAAGCGGCTGAGCCTGAAGCAAGGCGCTCACATCGAAACTGGAAGCGTTATACACCGTTACGCCATGTTCCAGAGCGTATTTTACCGTATATGCTGTGCCTCCAGTATTTCTAGTACAATAGGAGATGCAATAGGCAGAACAATCCACTAAATGCCGGTCTCTTAAAAGATATACTCCCCTGCTTGGCTCTTTCGCCGCATAGACAATCTTATCCACCTGTTTGTCTATCTTCTCTGCGTGCCGCTGCTGTTCCAAGCTCCATTTAGAACGGTATCCCTCAAATGGCAAAACCTCAATAATCCGAATCCGTGGATGCGCAGCTTTCAGGGAAACCAGCATATCTGCCATGAGGGTATCGAAGCCTAAGGAACCGCCGATGCCAAAATAGGTGACCCCCTGCTGAATGAGTGGAATGAGCCGATGCTCTACCCTGACTAATATTTTAAGCTGTTCTCCTGGCGGAATATCTTTGTGCCCGACAAAGCAGCAAGTTTGCTCTCGGTATTTATTATTCACATTGTCCCTCCTTTGCTTCGACGAACCATTTATCTACTTCGTAGTATAGGTATGTCTTTGCTCTTCCTATCTGGCAGCTATAGCGTACCCCAACACCACCAGTCTTTGAGTATTTGCGTGGCAGAACCTCCGAGATACAGGTGATGTCAAATTTCTGGCCCGTGTCCCAGATGACCGCCTGAGGGGTCAGAATACCTTCAGGGGAGAAGTCGGCAATGACTTCCACATATTTTTTAATTCTTTGTTCTGGCATGGATTAGATACTCTCCTGCAAATACCCATGTGGGTGAATCATATGGTCTCCCTTTGCATCACAATGAGAGAGAAAGCGGTCCTTGTACATGACAGCCCTTTGTACAGAATAGTATCCGAATCGATTGCGAACGCTGTCGATAGCCGATTCGAGCTTCTCTATCTCTTCCTGCTTTTCAGCGCTATACTCAAATGATATCTGGTTTGGTTCCGTATCTGGCCGAAGGTCGATGGCTCTTACGCCGACCGAGCGGAGATGCTCACTCCATCGGTAGTTCTTCTTATATAGCTGGTATGCTGCCTCCGCAATATCCTTTTCCTGCATCGTTGGCTGAGATAACTTAACTTGCCGTTCAAAGCTGAAAAGGCTGGAATCTCGGAGGCTCACTTCTACCCCTCGACATCGGAAATGATTCTCTCTGAGCCTTGCTGCCACGCTTTCTGAAAGCAGGTAGAGAACTATCCAGACATCTTCATCCGTGAACAAGTCTCTTGGTGTAGTCCAACTGTTGCCAATGCTTTTGATAGGTGCCTGAGCTTCTCTGCCTTCATATTTCGCTACTGCTCCCGTATCATGGCCATTTGCGAATCCCCATAGCATGGAGCCAACTTTTCCAAGCTTTTCTTTCAGAAAATTCGGATTGGCAGTCGCCAAGTCGCCGATTGTATGGACACAGTAGTTTGCCAGCTTTTTCCCCGTTCTGGACCCGACATACAAAAGGTCCGTGGCAGGCAGCGGGAACACGATATCTTTCCA